AGCACCATATAATGTTGTTGATGGTGGTTATGGGACAACACCAATGCTTGTAACATTAACAAGAGACTCGTCAACACAATATACAATAACAATAACATCAAGAAGTGGTGGTCCAACATATTCAGCACCAATAAATTCTTCATTAGCAATTAATGAATTAAGTTTTTATTGTGGAGCACAAAGTGATGGATCAGGACAAAGAAATTTATATTTTAATAAATTACAAATAACACAAAATGTAAGTTTAAATAAAGTTTCTGTTGATGAATTAAAAATCGCATTAAACGTTGGTGATATATTATATTCGGCAGGAACTGGAACCGACTCAACTGTAAGAGTAGACAATGGAAATTTTGCAAATGGTAACTGCTCAATTGTTGCTGGAGGAAGTGGAAATATTAGTGATAGTCAATATTCAACAATCGGTGGTGGATGTAATAACACAATAAATAATTTTACAACAAATTCTAACTATTATTCGGTAGTTGGGAATTTAATTGGTGGGGGTAATCGTAATACAATTGATTCTAATACGTTAAATGATGCCGATGTTGGTGGATCAGTAATTGGTGGTGGTTATGTAAATCAATTGATTTCACCTTTTTATGGTTTCAACACGGTTAATGGTGGGGTTTTAAATAGAACATTTTTTGATTATAGTACAATTGGTGGTGGAGCAATCAATGTTAACTTAGATTCGTTTACAACAATCGGTGGTGGAGCATTTAATACAAACTCAAGTTATACATCAACAATCGGTGGTGGTAATAATAATACAATTGGAACTTTATCTTCTTATTATAATGATCCTATTATTGGTCAAACTATAGGTGGTGGATCTTGTAATACAATGTCATCTTATAGTGCTCAGTATTATAATGGTGGTAGTACAATTAGTGGTGGATATTGTAACACAACAGTTTCTTCATATTATGGAGGGCAAACTATATCAGGAGGGTTTAATAATATAACATCAAGTGATTATGCAACAGTTGGTGGAGGGGTTAGAAACACATCAAGTGGTTATTATTCAACTGTAAGTGGTGGGATTAACAATACATCAAGTTGTGGTGGTTCATTTATTGGTGGTGGTTGTAACAACACATCAAGTTGTAATTATTCTACCGTAAGTGGAGGTTATAGAAATACATCAAGTTGTTGTAATTCAACAATAGGTGGTGGTAGAAGTAACACAGTAAGTTCTTGTTATTCAACTGTTAGTGGGGGTCGTAACAACGTATCCGGAATTAGCGGAACTATATCAGGAATTTATGATCAAACATATAATGGAGGAACATTTAGTGGTTATTATGGGTCATATTCACCAACCTCAACATCTTCAGGGTTTGGTAATGGAGGAACATTCTCATTTAATTTTAATACGGGAACATTGTCTAACGTTTATGTTAACACAATTGGTCAAAGTTATGTTCAAGGAGATACGTTATTATTTGACGGTACTTTATTTGGTGGATCAAGTGGTACTGATGATGTGACAATTAAAATTAATGTGACATCAAGTGGTAATAATTCTACCGTAAGTGGAGGTTATTGTAATACATCAATTGGTAGTAGTTCAACAGTAAGTGGTGGTAAAAGAAACACATCAAGTGGTAGTTATTCAACAATTGGAGGTGGTAATGTTAACACATCAAGTTGTTATTACTCAACCGTTGGTGGTGGTAGAAATAACACGTCAAGCGATTATTGTTCAACCATTGGTGGTGGTTTTAATAATAAAATTAATCCAGCATCATCCGATAGTGGTACTATATACGCATCAACAATAGGAGGAGGATCTTGTAATACAATCGGAACATTATCGGCATATTATGATGTATATGGTGCAACAATAGGTGGGGGAACTTGTAATACAGTTGGGACATTATCCTCTTATTGTGGTGTGTATAGCTCAACAATTGGTGGAGGTTCCTTTAATATAATATCATCCTACAGTGGATACTATGAAATGTATGGTAATACAATAGCTGGTGGTACTTTTAATACAACGGTATCTTCAGAATACAACGGACAAACAATTGGTGGAGGTCGTGGTAATGTAACAAGGTATAATTATTCAACTGTAAGTGGGGGTAGAACTAACACATCAAGTGGTTATTATTCAACAATTGGTGGTGGTATAAATAACACATTAATAAATGGTTGTTCGGCAATACTTGGAGGAATATGTAATACGTCACAACACGATTGTTCATTTATTGTTGGTAGTGGTATATGTAGTACTGCCGCAAACACAACACACGTAAATTGTCTACATTTCAGTAACATACCTACATCGTCAGCAGGACTTGCACCAGGTACTGTATATAGTGATTCGTGTGTATTAAAAATAGTATAAAAAATAATATCAAAAAACATTTCTTAAGAGGAATAAATAAATAAAAAACAAATAAAAATGGAAAACAGAGAAATTAAATTATTGTTTAAATATGAGACACCAGTTACTATTGGTGAACATAAAGTAATTGCAATTAGACAAACACCAAAAGGTATTAGATTTAGAACTGAAAATGGTCCTATTTTAAAGGAGGTTGAACGTAAAGAAACATGGACTGAACAAGAATTGCATGATTTATTGTTGAGTTAATATTTTAAAAAAAATACATATACTTTTACAAACATATTATTAAAATTGTAATATGTTTGTAACTGTATGTAATAAAGAATATCTTATTGGTTTTGAGGTAATGTTAAAATCTCTTGTGGAGAATAACCCAAGAGTTATTGAGGAAGATATCCCATTCACAATTATTAGTAATGATTTAACATCAGATGATTTAATAGTTGCGAGAAAAATTCATAATAATATTTCATTAAAAACCTATGATTCATCAAAATATTATGAAATTGATGAGTTAAAAAAACAACAGATGTCGTTTGGTGATTACGCCAAATATGAAATATTTTCTATTGAGGATGTTGATAAAATCATATTTCTTGATTCCGATACTTTAATATTAGGGAACATTGATAGATTAATTGACTCTGATTATAATTTTGGTGCTGTTAGAGAATTGTATATTGACCAATACAATACCGGAGTAATAGTCATTTCAAAGAAATATTTAAACCCTAAAATCACAAATGATTTAATCAATTTAACAAAAGTTTATGGAATAACTGAACATTCCGATCAGGATATTATAAATCATTACTTTGAAGACGTTATTAAAGATTTCCCAATTGAATATAATTTTTTAAAAACATACAATAAAAAAGTATTCCAAAACACAGGGTTACCTAAGTACATCAAAATATTACACTACATAGTTAAAAAACCTTGGCAACAAAAAGAATTAGTGTCTTTAGAAGAAGGGACTTTATGGACTGAAAGATATTGGTTTGATTATTATTCAAAAATACTTAAACTAAAAAATGATTAAAAGACATTACGATAAAAGTGAGTTATTAAACTACGTTGAGTTAGATAAGGATACAACAACATTAGAGAATAAAGTAATATTATTACATTTAGATTCTTTTTGTTTGGGGGATACTATTTGTTTTGCGTCATTTATTGATTCATTTATAGATTACCACAACCCAAAAAAAGTTATTGTATCCACATTTTTTCCTCATTTATTAATATCAAATAATGAAAAATGTGAAATTATTAACGCCAATCAACAAAAAAAATTAACAATAGATAAATTAATTGATGTTGGTTATGATAAAAATAATATGTCACATACTTTGGGTGGTATGTTGTATGCAACCAAAGATACAATGATGATACCACAATCAACCGAACCAAAAAAACCAACATTAATACCAAAATTTAAAAACGTTAAATCAAATAAAATAACTATTGCTCCCGAATCATTAAAATCAATTGCTCAATGGGATAGAGATGGTTGGCAGTTAGTTGTTGATTCTTTGGTTAATTCTGGTTTTGAGGTTTTTAATGTCTCTTACGAAGATACATTAAAATTAAATAATGTTAAAGGATATCACGGATTTGATGATATCAACGTCTCGTTAAATCACATATTAGAATCAAGATTGTTTATTGGGCTATCTTCGGGATTATCTTGGTTGGCATGGGCGTATGATGTTCCAGTTGTTATGATTTCAGGTTTTACAAAAGAACACAATGAATTTGATTGTTTTAGAGTTATTAATAAAAACGTTTGTAATGGGTGTTTTAATTTATTTCCAAATATTAGCACTAAATGTCCGATATTTTTAAATACAGAAAGAGAAAACGAATGTCATAAAAAAATAACACCAAAAATGGTTATAGAACAAATAAACAAGGCAATTATGTTTACAAACAATAAATAAAATATTATTATAAATTTATGGAAAAAAAATATTCAATATTTCATATAGAAGGTGGGTTAGGAAAACATATATGTGCAACTGCGGTTGCAAAATGTATTAAGAATAATTTCCCTGAAAGAGAGTTGATTGTGGTATGTGCTTACCCTGAAATATTTTTAAATTTAGAATTTATTGATAGAGTGTATAGAATTGGTAACACACCATATTTCTACGATGACTTCATTAATGATAAAGATTCAAAAATATTTAAACATGAACCTTATTTCACTGATGAACACATACATAAAAAATTACCTCTAATTGAGAATTGGTGCAAACTGTTTAATTTGAATTATTTAGGAGAGAAACCTGAATTAGTATTTAATCTTAGGCAAAAACAAACAGGTATTAACAAATGGAAAAGAGATAAACCTGTGATGGTAATCCAAACAAACGGAGGACCCTTAAATGATCAACCTTATCCATATTCTTGGACTAGAGATATTCCGTATGATGTTGCTCAACATTTAGTTAATTATTTTTCACCACAATATCACATAATTCAAATATGTAGAAATGAAAAAAATGCAATTGCAGGATGTGAAGTTATTACAGAACAAATGTCTAACATGGAATTGTTTTCACTATTGTTTATGTCTGAAAAAAGAATTTTAATTGATTCTTGTTTGCAACACGCATCTGCGGCAATGGGAATACCATCAACTGTTTTATGGATAGGTACATCGCCAGTTATGTTTGGTTATAACACACACAAAAATATTATTGCAAAATTACCTAACACGGTGAAATTACCTGATAGTTATTTGTTTGATTATAATTTTAATGGGTTAACACATGAATGTCCTTTAATAGATACCGATATTTTTGATATCGACGAAATAATATATAATATAAATAATTTTTAATATGGTAGAAAAGATATTTTTTCAAAGCTCATTACCAAGAGCTGGTTCAACATTATTACAAAACATAATGGGGCAAAATCCTGATTTTTATGTTACACCAACTTCAGGTGTTTTAGAACTTGTATATGCCGCAAGAAACAATTACACTAACTCGCCTGAATTTAAGGCTCAAGATTCTAAATTAATGAAAGATGGGTTCATATCATTTTGTAAAAATGGTATGGAGGGATTTTTTAATGGTGTAACAGATAAACCTTATGTTTTAGATAAAAGTAGAGGGTGGGGAGTTCACTATGGTTTTTTAAATTCTTTTTATCCTGAACCTAAAATAATTTGTATGGTTAGAGATCCAAGATCAATTTTTGCGTCAATGGAGAAAAATTTTAGGAAAAGTCAACATTTAGATTCAGGATTGGTTAATCATGCTCAAATGGCAGGAACAACGACTGAAAAGAGAATTGATATATGGGCTCAATCACAACCTGTTGGTTTGGCTTTAGAAAGATTACAACAAATTTTTAGAGAAGGGGTAAACGACAAAATATTGTTTGTTAGATTTGAGGATTTAACCTCAAGTCCTAAAACAGAAATAGAAAGAATTTATACCTATTTAGGATTACCGTATTATGAAGGTCATGACTTTAATAACGTAACTCAAATTACAAAAGAAGATGATTCAATTTATGGTATTTACGGTGATCATGTCATTAAACAACGAATAGAACCTACCAAAAAAGATTATCGGGATATCTTAGGTGATGATGCTTCTAATTGGATAAAAAACAGATACAAATGGGTATTTAATCAATTTGGTTATTTTTAATTATTATGGAGAATAAAATTTATTGGTTTACCGGTCAGCCAGGTGCGGGAAAGACAGTTTTGTCTTTAATGTTAAAAACGGTTTTAGAACTTGACAATAGTAATAAAGTATTTCATATTGATGGAGATGAATTAAGAAGTCTTTTTAATAATCAAAAATACGGTAGAGAAGGTCGTGAAGAGAATATAAAACGAGCACAAGATATTGCTAAATTTATATTAGCTCAAGGACATAGTGTTGTTGTTAGTTTGGTTGCACCATACAAAGAACTTAGAGAAAGTCTTAAACAAGAGTTGGGTAATTTGCTTGTTGAGTTTTATGTTCACACTACAGATATTAGAGGTAGAGAACATTTTCACACCGACGAATATGAAAAACCAACAGAAAATTATTTAGATATTAATACAACTAATGTTGACCCACAAATATCACTAAACCAAATAATAGAACACATTTCAAAATGAATTGGGAAGTAAAAAATCACGGAGGAGAACCTACAACAAACGAAAGTAAAAAATATGCAATATTTGTTGGTAGATACCAACCATACCATTATGGACATATTGAGTTAATACAACAAAAATTAAATCAAGGAATTCCTGCTCTTATTATGGTTAGGGATATTGAACCTGACGAAAAAAATCCATTTACCACTGAACAAACGGTAAAGATGATTGAGGAATATCATAACTCAAAAGGTGATGATGTTAAAGTTGTTATTATTCCTGATATTGAATCTGTTAATTACGGTAGAGGTGTTGGGTATGAAATAAATGAATTCACACCACCAGATAATATTGGATTCATATCTGCAACAGGAATAAGAAACTCAATTGCTAAAGGTGACGACAAATGGAAAGATATGGTGGACGAATCAATACAAGATTATATAATTAATTTTTTAACATATGCAAATACAAAGTAAAACTTATCAAATCAGATTTAACACAGATTCAAAAACTGATGATGAAAGATGGAGATTAATTGAAAACGGTAACGAGACATTAGTTTCAGACATCATTATTGATGGACACACTCAAACAACTAAAGATTGGTTACCGGAAATTAATGATTATAAATGGCATGTTAGTTGTGTTGGTTATTGTAGTATTGAGAATAATGTTGCATATATAAAAACCATAAAAGAAGAATCTGTATTAATTAGACATATTTTAAAAACAGTTAGTTATAGATTTTTAGGAACCTTAACTACAGTTGTTGTTGCATATTCGTTAGGGGCAACAATTGAGGTTTCGGCATTGCTTGGTGTTGGTGAACTTATTATGAAACCATTTATATATTTTGGTCACGAAAGATTGTGGTATAAATATATAAGAATTAAAAAATAACTTTCTTTCATTGTATTTATAAGATACAATGGAGCAATCAATTACTATACAAAGTATTAATTATGACGGTGAACTTGCTAATATCTTATTTAAACCAGATATTAGCGAAACCGTATATAATTTAGGTGATCAGTTTTTACCTTTTGTGTTTAATTCAAACACAATTAACCCTAATTTAGAAGTATTTGGGACATATACTATATTAATTTTATTTAATAAATGCCCATATTTTTTAAATGTCCCAAGACTTACTCCTACACCGACACCTACAAATACGCCAACTAGAACACCAACACCTACACCAACACCTACGATTACACCTACACCTACGTTCGATCCTTGTAAGGTACCAACACCAACACCAACGGTTACTACAACGCCTACGATTACACCTACAAATACACCAACTCCAAGTGTGACTTGTACAAATCCTTGTGGTTGTCCTGAACCAAGTAAAACACCAAAACCAAGTAAAACACCAAAACCGACACCTACTTGTACAAGTCCTTGTGGTTGCCCATAAACAATTTAATTTTTGATTAAATGTTTTATTGTATTTATATAATGTAATTTAAAATGATACATCAAATTTCAATAACAGGAGTAACAGGAACTCCACCATATTCAATATCGGTATGTGATTCAACATACACATATTGTTATTTGGTTACAGGTTCAACAACAATACCACCAACATTTACTTTTGATGTTCCATCACCTTTAGATGGAGTTAATAATTTAATTGTAAAAATAACTGATTCTACAGGATGCGAATACTTTGAACCTTATAGTTGTCCTCCTACACCGACACCAACACCTACTCTAACACCGACACCAACACCTACCCCAACCGATTTGTGTTATTGTTTAATGGCAGTTAATTCATCCATGATGGATGGTTCGTTTGATTATATAGATTGTGATGGATTATCACAATTAAATATTCATGTCCCAAGTGGAATAACATATTATACTTGTGGATCTAACCCGACAAACATAATTAATTTATCAATCGGAATAGGTGATTTATGTTCTTTATCCAGTTGTAATCCACCTTTACCTTCATTATCGGCAACACCAACTCCTACTCCCACACCTTCGTCATTACCTTTTGCGTTTATTTCAGTTTGGTCGGCATCAACTACAATTGAACTTCCGTATTCACCAACTGGAACTTATTCAGGAATAATAGATTGGGGTGATGGTAATACATCTGTTAACTCATATGCAAATAGAACTCATACATATTCGATAACAGGTGATTATACTGTAACAATTACAGGTACAATTGAGGGTTGGGATTTTAATAATTATGCGACATCTTATAAAAACAATATAAAAGAAATATTAAGGTGGGGTCCACTAAAAGGAGAATCAGGTTCAAACAATGGCATGTTCTATGGTTGTCAAAATTTAATTATAACAGGTGTAACAGATACTATTAATTTAATTGGAATAACAAATTTGAGTAGTATGTTTTTTGGTTGTACTAGTTTAACTACCGTAAATAATATGGATAGTTGGGATGTATCATCTGTTAATAATATGTCGGGTATGTTTACATTGACATCTAATTTCAATCAACCAATAGGAAGTTGGGATGTTTCAAATGTTACAAATATGGCATCTATGTTCTCGTTATCCACAAACTTTAACCAAAACATCGGAAGTTGGGATGTTTCAAACGTTACCAATATGTTGGCTATGTTTTTAGCCGCGGCAAATTTCAATCAACCAATAGGAGGATGGGATGTTTCAAATGTTATCAATATGTCAGCTATGTTCGCAGGTTCTCAAAATTTCAATCAACCAGTAGGAAGTTGGGATGTTTCAAATGTTACCAATATGTCGTCTATGTTTGGTAATGCAACAAACTTCAATCAGACAATTGGGGGTTGGGATGTGTCAAATGTTACCAATATGGGTAATATGTTTGGTAATGCAACAAACTTTAACCAAAACATCGGAAGTTGGGATGTTTCAAATGTTACCGATATGAATGGTATGTTTTTATCGGCAATAAACTTTAACCAAAACATCGGAAGTTGGGATGTTTCAAATGTTACCGTTATGAATGGTATGTTTAATAATGCTACAAGTTTTAACAATGGAGGTTCTCCAAGTATAAATTTATGGAATGTTTCAGGTGTGACAAATATGTCATTTACTTTTTATACCGCAACAAATTTCAATCAACCAATAGGAGGATGGGACGTATCTAATGTAACAAATATGGAAAATATGTTATCATTGGCAACAGTTTTTGATCAACCAATCGGAGGATGGGATGTTTCATCAGTAACTAATATGAGTTTTATGTTAAATGGTACGTCATTATCAACACCTAATTATGATTTACTACTCAATGGATGGGCATCATTAGGAGGTTCATTACAACCCTCAGTTAATTTTAATGCCGGTACTTCTGTATATACGATTGCAACGGCTGGTGTGAGTAGAAATTATTTGACAGGAACCAAGTTATGGAATATAACTGACGGGGGAGGAATTTAAAAACATTTATTGAGTTTTATTTTTATTTTTTTATTATTAAAATAAAAATGAAAATTTTCATCCAAATCGCTTCTTATAGAGATCCCCAACTTATACCAACAATTAAAGATTGTATTGATAAATCAAAAAAACCTGAAAATTTAAGATTTGGTATTTGTAGACAATTTCATCCTGAAGATGGTTTTGATAATTTAACAGAATATGAGAATGATGATAGATTCAGAATTTTAAATATTCCATATCAAGAATCAACAGGCGTGTGTTGGGCAAGAAACCAAGTACAACAATTATATAAAGGAGAAAAATACACTCTACAGTTAGATTCTCATATGAGATTTGAACAAGATTGGGATGATACTTTAATTAAAATGATTAAAGGATTACAAAAGAATGGCTATAAAAAACCATTATTAACTGGTTATGTCTCATCATTTGATCCTGAAAATGATCCTCAAGGTAGGGTTACCGATCCGTGGAGAATGACATTTGATAGATTTACACCTGAAGGTGTTGTATTCTTTTTACCTGAAGTAATTCCTAATTGGAGGGAATTTAGTGAACCAATACCTTCAAGATTTTACTCCGCACATTTTGCATTTACATTAGGGGAGTTTTCTAAAGAAGTTCAACATGATCCTGAATACTATTTTCACGGTGAAGAAATTTCAATTGCAGTAAGAGCATACACTCATGGATATGATTTATTTCATCCACATAGAGTTGTTATTTGGCACGAATACACAAGGAAGGGTAGAACTAAACAATGGGACGATGATAAAGAGTGGTATAAAAAAAACGAATCTTGTCATAAAAAGAATAGACAAATACTTGGTATTGATGGAGAATCTTATGAAGGGGATTTAGGTAAATATGGTTTTGGTACCGAAAGGACAATTAGAGATTATGAAAAATATTCAGGTATCCTATTTTCTAAAAGAGCAATACAACAATATACAATAGATAAAAATTATCCTCCTAATTCATACGATTATGAAACTGAAGAACAATGGTTAGATAGTTTTACAACAATATTCAAACATTGTATTGATATATCATTTGATGGAGTTCCTGAAAATGATTACGATTTTTGGGTTGTTGCATTTCATAATGAAAAAGATGAAACTTTATTTAGACAAGATGCCGACTCAAACGAAATAAATAGAATGATGCAAGATCCTGACAGATACTGTAAAATATGGAGAGAATTCCACACAAAAGAAAAACCTAAGTATTGGGTTGTGTGGCCGTATAGTAAATCAAAAGGATGGTGTCCAAGATTAACAGGTAATTTATAATTTATATGGTAACATTTAATGATGTAAAAATAGCTGATGTTGGGTATTATATAAATTTGGATAGTAGGGTTGACAGAAAAGATAACCTTGAGTCACAGTTTAATAAATTTAACATAAAGGGGGTTAATAGATTTTCGGCATTTTCAAGTTACCCAAGTAATCCCTCAAATTGTAAAAAAAGTCATTATCAATTATTTGAATTGTTTTTACAATCAAATTACAATACTATGTTAGTATTAGAAGATGATTGTAAGTTTTTAGATTTTTTAAAGGATGAGTCAACCGAAATTTTTGATAAAATTTTAAATACTGATTGGGATTTATTTTGGTTAGGATGTAGAAATAGAAAACCACCAAAAAATTATATTAATAATTGTTATTTTACCTCATCAACTTCCGGAGCTCAATCTTACATTATAACAAAAAGATTTGTTGAGTATCTATTATCTACTTTCCCTATTGAACCTAACGATAATTTAAGGAACACATCAATTGATGAACTACTGTGTTTATCAATATATGATATTGATGTGGTTAATAACCCAAATAAATATAATTTTTATAATTTAGATCAACCTTTAGATAATCTACAAACTAAATTTAAATCATTGTGTTATGAAAAGGCACTTACAACACAATATCTTTCATATAGTGATTTATGGGGTACTACTACCGATTTAGAATATTATATGATATCATCACACCCAAAACAATAATAATATGAACGGACACTTTATTTACAAAAATTTAATTATTAGTCAACATCCAAATGTTGGGGAAAAGTTTAAAACACTTATTGACGAATACAAACCATCAAGAGTTTTAGAAATAGGAACTGCGGATGGCGGATTAACATTATTAATAAGAGATTTATTAGATAGTGTGGGATTAACTAATACAATAGTACGAACTTATGATGTTAATGAACAAAAAAATTTAAAGTTAAAAGAAAGAAATATTGAGATAATCACAAAAGATGTTTTTAATTATCCATATTCAGATTTAGAATATCCTGATGAAATCAGAGACTTTATACAAAGTAATGGTAAAACTTTAGTTCTTTGCGATGGAGGGAGTAAAAAAAATGAATTTAGATTATTATCTCAATTTTTAAAATATGGTGATATTATTATGGCTCACGATTATGCACCAAATGAAAATTATTTTAATGAAAATATAAAAGATAAAATATGGAATTGGTTAGAAATACAAGATTTTGATATTAATGAAAGTTGTTTAACTTATAATCTTAAACCATATATGGAAGATGAATTTCGTTCTGTTGTATGGGTATGTAAAATAAAAGAACAATGATTACATTAGTAACTGGTTTATGGGATATTGGTAGAGGTGATTTACAGGAAGGTTGGTCACGATCATATCAACACTATTTAGGTAAGTTTGAAGAACTACTAAAAGTAGATAGTAACCTTATTATTTTTGGTGATAAAGAGTTACAAGATTTTGTATCTCAAAGAAGACAGGTTGAAAACACTCAATTTATTTTGAGGGATTTGAATTGGTTTAAAAATAACGAATATTTCCAATTAATACAAACTATACGAACAAATCCTGATTGGTTTAACCAAGTTGGGTGGTTAAAGGACTCAACTCAATCTAAATTAGAAATGTATAACCCTTTGGTTATGTCTAAAATGTTTTTACTTAATGATGCAAAAATTTTAGATAAATTTAATTCAGATAAACTATTTTGGGTTGATGCCGGTTTAAGTAATACCGTACATATGGGTTATTTTACGCATGATAAAGTTATGGATAAAATAGATAAATTATCTGACAAATTTTTATTTATTTGTTTTCCATATAACGCAGAAACTGAAGTTCATGGATTCAAGTATGAAGAAATGAAACGATTAACAAACTCAACACCTGATATTGTTGCTCGCGGAGGATTCTTTGGTGGGGATAAGGATTTAATATCACAAATGAATAGTTTGTATTATGGGATATTAATTGACACCCTTAAACGAGGTTTTATGGGTACTGAAGAAAGTTTATTTACAATATTAACATACCAATACCCTAACATAATTGATTACTGTGAAATAGAATCTAATGGATTAGTTTATAAATTTTTTGAGGATGTTAAAAACAATTTAGTTGTAATAAAAAACTTTGACTCAAAACCAACAATCGTTAAAACTAATTTAGAAATTAACTCAAATGGGATTGGTTTATATATTATAACATTTAATTCACCAAATCAATTTGAGACATTAATCCAATCAATGTTGAACTATGATACTGATTTTATCACAAGAACCAAAAAGTTTTTACTTGATAATTCAACAGATACATCAACAACCCCAAGGTATTTGGAACTTTGTGAACAATATGGTTTTACTCACATAAAAAAAGATAATATTGGTATAACTGGTGGAAGACAATTTATTGCGGAACATTTTAATGAACAAGAAGATTTAGGTTATTATTTCTTCTTTGAGGACGATATGTTATTTCACTCAGGTAAAACCGATGTGTGTAAAAATGGTTTTGGTAGGTATGTTAAAAAACTATTTACCAAATCTTTAAACATACTAAAAAGAGAATCTTTTGATTTCTTAAAATTAAATTTTACAGAATTTTATGGTTCTAATGATAAACAATGGTCTTGGTATAATGTTCCCCAAGATTTTAGACAATCCCATTGGCAGAACAATCCAAGGTTACCACAACAAGGGTTGGATCCAAATTCACCAAACACAGAATTCAAATATATTAAATCATTACAGGGGTTACCATATGCGAGTGGAGAAATCTATTTGTGTAACTGGCCGATTCTAATGTCAAAAGAAGGTAATTATAAGTGTTATTTAAAAACAAAATTTGATCATCCATTTGAACAAACTTTAATGTCCCAATGTTTCCAAGAAACCATTAAGGGTAATATCAATCCGGGTTTATTATTAATAACCCCAACTGAACACAATCGTTTCGATCATTATGAATCCTCATTAAGAAAAGAATGTTAAAATAGATTATTGATATATTTATAGTAAAAACTATAGATGGAATTCTACATTAAAAAAAATGCAACTCTTCCTGTTTTAAAGATACAAGTTGTAAAAGACGGAAGAAGTGATTATAATAATTTTATGGAGATGATTGAGGAATCTGCCATATTTTTTTCTATGGTAAATGTAGAAACTGGTATCCCTAAAATAACAACAAGACCCGCAGGATTTGTGGAAAAAATTCAAATAGAACCAAACGCAACTCCCGAATATTATATCTACTATAGATTTACCTCAAAAGACACAAGTAAAGTTGGTAGATATGAAGCACAATTCTTATTGAGAAATAATGACGGAACTTTAATTTTACCAATAAGAGAAAGATTATTTATAAATGTCCAAGAGAGTTATATTGCGGATGATTTATTATATCAAAATCCTTATATAGTAGATTTCCCTTGTTGTGGGTAATTGACATTAATGTAATAATAAGATATATTTAAGAGTGTAAGGTAAATGTCGTTACATACGGCAGTTAATAAACCAAACTTAAATATATACAAATGATATCAGAAGAAGAAATTAAATCCTTCTTAGAAGGTGCCGACCCAGAACAATTCATAGTGTCGGTAGAGTATGATTACGCTGCTAATTGCGTTTATAAAATCAAAGAAACACCAGGAAAAGGAAAATCAATACATAAAGAATCTTTTAGTTCTTTTGGTTGGGTAGGTGACTTGCGTGGTATGAATTTTTACCAAGGTTCTAAAGAATTACAAAAAGAGGCAATGACTAAATACGGTATTATCATTGAGAAACTAAGGACTGATGGTAATGAAAGATTAGAAAATGGACTAACATTCTTAGTTAAATCAATCAAAGGATATAGAGAACTAATTCAATTTTTTAGAGACGGTGGTATAGATCCTTGGGGTGAAAAAACCAAAGATAAAATAATGATTCTACCTCCTGTAGAACAATACCTCATCTCAAAAGAAAAACGACTATTTAAAGGATTTGAAGAATACAATGATATTACAAGACTTGTATTTGACTTGGAGACGACTGCTTTAGAACCTAAAGACGGTCGTATTTTTATGATTGGAATTAAGACAAATAAGGGACACTTAAAAGTAATTGAGTGTAAAGATGCTGACGAAGAAAGACGAGGTATCGTTGAATTTTTCAGAATCATAGATGAGATAAAACCTTCAATCATTGGGGGTTACAACTCAGCAAACTTTGACTGGCATTGGATTTTTGAGAGATGTAAAGCTCTTAACATTGACTTAAAGAAAATCCCAACCTCATTAAACCACTCAAAACCTATTGCACAAAAAGAGTCAATGTTAAAATTGGCAAATGAAGTTGAGCGATATAACCAAGTACAAATGTGGGGATACAATGTTATTGATATCATCCATTCAGTTCGTAGAGCTCAAGCAATCAACTCAAGTATTAAAGAGGCGGGACTTAAATATATTACCAAATATATTGATGCCGAAGCGAAAGATCGTATTTACATCGATCACACAAAAATTGGTCCGATGTATGCAAACAAGGACGAATATTGGTTAAATACCGAAAACGGTAAATACAAGAAGGTTGGTGTTGATCAAAAAATTGATGAGGTATGTTTTAGACGAGGTGACATTTATCTTAAAACCACAGGTGATAACATTGTTGAGAGATATCTTGACGATGACTTGGAGGAAACCTTAATTGTTGACGATGAATTCAATCAAGGATCATTCCTACTTGCATCACTACTCCCAACAACATATGAACGAGTATCAACAATGGGTACCGCAACATTATGGAAAATGTTAATGTTAGCTTGGTCATATAAACATAAATTGGCGATACCTCAAAAACAAGAAAAAGGAAACTTTGTTGGTGGTTTATCAAGACTATTAAAAGTTGGGTATTCAAAAGATGTACTGAAACTTGACTACTCATCACTATACCCATCAATTCAGTTGGTTCACGATGTGTTTCCTGAATGTGATATAACAGGAGCAATGAAAGGATTATTAACTTACTTTAGAAATACTCGTATCAAGTATAAAAATTTGGCATCAGAATTTAAAAGTAAGGATAAAAAACTTTCCTTATCTTACGATAGAAAACAATTACCAATTAAAATCTTTATCAACTCATTGTTTGGTGGTTTAAGTGCCCCACAAGTATTCCATTGGGGTGATATGAACAAGGGGGAACAGATTACCTGTACGGGTAGACAATATCTTAGACAGATGTTAAAATTCTTTAGTAAAAGAGGATATAGTCCTTTGGTGTGTGATACTGATGGTATGAACTTCTCATTGCCTGAAGGTGGTGTAGAAGATAGAGTATACATTGGTAAAGGATTAAATTGGTTGGTTAAGGAAGGTAAAGAATATCGTGGTTATGATGCGGATGTTGCCGAGTTTAATGATTTATTTATGAGAGGTGCGATGGGTCTTGATTGTGACGGTACTTGGGATTCTTGTATTAACTTAGCTCGTAAAAATTACGCAACTATGGAACAAAACGGTAAGATTAAACTTACAGGTAATAGTATCAAGTCCAAAAAGATGCCAAAGTATATTGAGAAGTTCTTGGATAAAGGGATTAAACAATTACTTAAAGGTGAGGGTAAAGAATTTATTGAGTGGTATTACGAATACATTCAAAAGATATTTGATCAAAAGATTCCTTTGGCGGAAATTGCGTCTAAAGCAAAAGTTAAATTGAGTGTTGATGATTACATTAAACGCAGTAAACAAACTACCAAGGCAGGTTCGTTGATGTCAAGACAGGCACATATGGAACTTATTATAAGAGATGGGATTCAGTCAAATCTTGGTGATATGATTTTCTATGTGAATAACGGAACAAAGGCTTCACACGGAGATGTTCAGAAAGTTAATAAACCAAAGAAAGGGTGGACAGAAGAACAAATAAGTTTGTTCTTTTCGGATAGTTCAAAAAATAATTTAGATTATAAACAGAAAGAAAAATTTTTAATTAACAACGGTTGGGAAACTTCTTGGTCTGATGATAATTGGGTAAGAAGTGATTCACCGTACAAAGAAGCAAATACTGGTATACCGACAGATGTTGCATATAAAGTCGCTAGTTCAGATTCTGTTATACAACTTAATTGTTATCGTATTGAACCTTCGGATTTGGAAAACAATCCTGAGATGTTAGGTGAGTACAATATCCAAAGAGCGATTGCAACATTCAATAAACGAGTGGAACCTTTATTAATTGTTTTTGACGATGAGGTAAGAGATTCACTATTGGTTAAAAATCCTGAAGATAGAAATTTCTATACAACAGAACAATGTAAATTGATTAATGGAAAACCATTCAGTCCTGAAGATCAAGATGATGTATATGAAAATCTATTAAAGATGGAACAAGGTGAGGTTGAATTTTGGAACCGTGTTGGTATCAACCCTGATTATATTTATGAGTTAGCAGATGAGGGATGGGAGGAGTTAATTTAACTTCAACCCATCACTGCTGATAATGTACCAATTTCCCTCAACAAAACTTAAATGAACACAAGCACCTTTTTCAAGTAAAAGTTCATCCCATTCTTCATCAATTAAACCAATATCAGGTTTAATTAAAACGGTAGTCAAAGATTTTATGGTTACCGTTTTATTTTTTTCTGAACTTAAAGTAACTTCTGAACTTTCAATATCTTTAACAATAACTAAAATTTCTTCATCAACTTGATGTGTCTCTGTTGTTACAATTTTGTCCTCAACAATTTTAGCTGGTGTAGGCGGAATGTGTGTTCTGTATCTAACCACATTTTTTCTCGGTGAAATATTTTCAATTTTAAAACTCATATAACATAAATTTGTCTAGGCATTGCCCTGAACTTTAAAGATTTGTTAAGATTCTCCGCAAGTAAAGCCTCTCGTTCTAAAACTTTATCAGGTCTTAATCTTGTTAACTTACCTTCAGCCCCTGTTAATTCTTCTATTAGTTTAGTTTTTTCGTCTTTACCTTCAGTTGCTAATGACTGATAATCCATTGTAAGTTCTGAATCCGGTGTTTTGATATTACCACTAAATTTACCTCTAACTTTTGATAGAGTTTCTTTACAACTTGCGATAAACCAATTTCTAACCCAAACTTGTGCGGGATGATTTAAATCAACCCAAGAAAGTTTATCAATCGGAACATCAGATGGTAATTTAATAATATCAGGATTATCTTTTAAACATTTGTCTCTACCTCCTTCAGTAGTATCATAGTACCAATACCATACTTTTCCTTTAGTCATTGTTCCATTACCAAAATCAAACTTACCACCAGGAGTGTTCATTAAATGTATAGCTTTTTTACCACCTGGTAATGCGGTAATTCTATATGTTAAATCACCAGCAATAATTCTTCTTTGAATGTTTATTTCTTGCATTCTCAATAACATATCAAAAGCCGGCATCATAAAATATGAACCTGCCATATTACCACCCATTTGTGCGAGACCTCCACCTCCACCAAGACCTCCACCATATCCTAATGAACCAAATGACCATGGATCAAACATTGTGTTGTTTAGTGTTGCAGGAGTAAACCATAGTAGTTCATTAATTTCTCTTCCTTCAGGTATTTCGTATATTTGTTGGTTTTTGACTAATTGGATGTAATCCTTTTTAAGTTCCCACTCTCCACCCGCTTGTAACCCAACGATTTTAGAATATGCGTATGTGTATCTTGTTTCGTAATCTAAACTTTTTGTTACAAAGGCTCTTGATAACGATTGAGTTTCAAGATTCAAATTCCATAAACTTGTCCATTGAGATTCAATCAACCAATCATTAACTTTTTGAGAATACTCATCTATTGAGAATTCAAGAAGGGTATCCATTTGTTCGTCCTCTAATTCAACACTCCTTAACGGTGCTCCGAGTATGTGTCTAATTTTAGTGTATAATTCACTTCTTTGTGGTTCTGGTATAATTCCCATAGTAATAGTTTTATTATAAATATTTATTTCTTCATTCTTAATTCGTATAACTCATTGACGAATTCCCAATTAACACAATTCCAAAAGTTTTTAATGTACTGATCCCTCTTGTTTCTGTATCTCAAATAATAAGCATGTTCCCAAACATCAAGTCCAAGAAGTGGATAACCACCACCCTCAACAACATTCATTAATGGATTGTCTTGATTTGGGGTTGACATAATTTTTAATCTACCTGTTTTAGTTAATACTAACCAAGCCCACCCTGAACCAAATCTATCTAATGCGGTTTTATTAAATTCTTCTTTAAATTTGTTAAATGAACCGTATTGTTTTTTTATTTTCTCAAAAACAATACCTTTAGGTGTTTGTTTTGTTGGGGATAACATTTTCCAAAATAATGCATGGTTGAAAGCTCCTCCAGCATTGTTTCTAACTTTAGTATCAAATTTACTAATGGATTTAACAATGTCCTCAAGTTCCATATCACCTTTTCTACTTGATAAAGCGTCGTTTAATTTTTTTACATATCCTTTGTAGTGTTTGTTATAATGAATATCCATTGTCTCAGGATCTACAAATTTTTTAATTGCTGAATATGAATAAGGTAATTTCTCAATACCTATTTTTTTCATTTCAGTTAAAAACTGTTTTTGGATGTTTTCTTTTTCTTTAAGGACTATCTGTTCTGATATGATATCTAATTTATTGGATATTGATTTAAACCCCTCAAATATTGTTTTTTCATAATTTGGATAGTCTTTCTCAAACATTTTAACAATTTGACCCGCAAACGCATTTGCTTCATCTTCATTTTTCCCACCAATGTCCGGACCTTTATCTCTATCTAAAACTCCGTGTTGATATTCGTGAACCCATTCGTGAGCAAGAGTTCTCATAATATCTCTATTTAATCTATTTTTTGCGAGTATCTTTAATATATGTTTGTTAGTCCTACTACCAGTACTCATTTTACCATATCTTTCACCCGTAAAAACTATTTCTATATCATCAACCAACGGCAATTTTTTACTTAAGAATTTTATAAAATCCTCAAATAATTTGTAATCTTTTTTTGGGATATCCGATTTAAGATATTTTATTGAAACTTTCATTAACAATAAATATCTTCAAATGAAAGTTTTATCTTCTCTTGTTAATTGAATTGAGTATTTCCTCTACAACATCTCCACCATTTTCAAGTAAGTCATCACCCATCACGGTATTTATGATTTGTTTTTTTCTAGTAAGAATATCATATATTGCGCCCTCAATTGAGTTATCAAATAATGGGTAATAAACAAGAACATTATTTTTTTGTCCGTAACGATACGCTCTATCCTCAGCCTGTGCGTGTTCCGCAGGGACAAATGATAAGTCATTCATTATTACCACTTCTGCCGATGTTAATGTTAAACCAACACCTGCCGCTTTAAGGTTACCTACAAATACTTTAATTTTTTCATTATCTTGAAACTGATCTACGGCATATTGTCTTTGAGGTTTAGTACAACTACCATCCAAGTAAACAGACTGTTTCCCAAAATGATTATGTATCATTTGTAATGTATCCGTAAAATTTGTGAATATGATAACCTTTTTACCTTGTTCAATTATGTTCTCAACAAATTCAATTGTGTGTTTGATTTTTTCGTTTGCAATAATTTTTCTAACTTTCATCAATTTACTAAACTGAATAGTCAAAGATGATGATTCGTCAGATTTGTTTTCATACCAATCATAATATTCTCCCATCATTTCTTCGTAGTCTTTAGAAACTAATCTTAGATATATTGGTGAAATAATTTTATCTGGTAAATCAAGGACATCTTCTTTCAATCGTCTTAACATCTGTTTTGAAGTCCTGTCTCTTAATTCCTCAAGATTTGATGCTCCTTGTACATTCCATACTTTTCTTTTCCCTGCCATGAATTGATATCCCTGACAGTATCGGATAGCATAAGCCATCCAATTCTGTGCTACGGGACTTTCGATGATACTCAAAAGATTATAGTAATTCATGGGACGAGATGTCATTGGTGTTCCTGTCAACAACCACACTCGTTTAATATCTTTAACGAATGAATTAATAATTTTAGTTCGTTGAGCTTGTGGATTTGATATCATATGTGCCTCATCCAAAATAACCAAGTCAAAATTTGAATTATGTATGATTGAATTGTCTTTATTTTTTGTATCGTAGAAATTTTTAAGAATGTCGTAATTAACAATCGTAAAGTCTTCTTCTGTAGAGAATTTTTTACCTTCACTAATATAAACACTACGATCAGTATAATTTTCAATCTCTCGTTGCCAATTTATTTTTAATGATGCGGGACATACAATTAAAATTCTTTTTGCACCTGTTTCTAAAGCGGCAATTATTGTGGAAGTTGTTTTACCAAGTCCCATATCATCCGCAAGAATAAATCTTTTAGAACCAACTAATTTCTCAATCGCTTCTTTTTGGTGGGTAAGTGGTGGTCTATGTTCGTATTTAGAATAATCAATATCAACTTTCTCTATTGTGTGGGTTTTAATTAATGCGGATTTAGGAACCCAAAATTCAGTTAAATCATCCTTCTCAAAAAATTTACCCCAAATATGATATGACTTTTCTTTTTCCACTAAAAGTTTCTCAACATAAACAGTTTCAGGAACTTCTAATAGATATTTTTCTTCAGCAAATTTCTTTGCGAAGTATGAATCCAAGTCAACCCATTTACGAGCAACTTTTGGTTTTACATCATGATAAGTATTTATATAATCTGATTGTGATCTAGTAGGAAAGAATTTTTTACTCTTTTCTTTTTTAGTTTTTAAAGATAAAATATAGTTATTCGCACCTGAATATACCTCAAGTACTTCTAATGCTTTTTGCTCTATCGTTTTCGTTAGAATATCCAAACTAATTAGTTTTTTATAATAATAATCAATATTTAGATATTTATCAATAAAACTGTTTTTATGTCAAATAAAGTACCTATTACAAGACTGGGTAAGTTTTTCGGAGAAAATGATTTTAACCTTGATATCTCAATGGGAGAAGAATGGTTAGTCGGGGATATGAACTTTACTTGTGTTCTTTATCGTATTGATAGATATAAAACAAAAACTGATGATGTTTATGGTGAGACTGTTGAGGACGGAATTAAATTCTTACCTCCTGTTGAGTTCAATGCGTTTGTACAAGTATCGGCACCTGAAAATAAAATGATGGGAACTACAAGAATTGATCAGATGGAACCTGGTAATATTAGAGTGTCTGTTTATCAAAAAACATTAGATGATTTGGAAATTGATATAAATTTTGGTGATTATATAGGTTACTATGAAAGTGAAACTTTGGTTAGATATTATACGGTTAATAACGATGGTCGTGTAGTTTCTGATAATAAACATACATACGGTGGGTATAAACCTTTTTATCGTACAATATCGGCATCTCCTGTTGGACCTAATGAATTTAGAGGATTATGAGAAAAATGAAAATAATGTTGTCTGAGTCACAATATTTTAAAGTGATGAGGTTAGTGAATGAAGAAGAAGAAATTGATATCATTGATGAACCAACAAAATATACTTATTTGAGTGTGAATCCTTGGCAGAAAGGAACTACCAAAAAATATTTTTTTAATAAGGTAAGATCAGTACCTGATAAATCACCAATACCAGGAAAAATTAAATTGGTTGGTAACCGTGGGGAGTTTATTTTCAATAAAAGTGATTTAAGATTTAATGTTGAAAAAGAAACCATAAGTGTTGATCAATGGTTATTAGATAAAGATTTTAATTTGGGGGAAGGCGCTAATGAACCTCAAAATATGGGAATTACTCCGAATAATATTAGAAAGGCATTGAGTTTGGCGTTTCCTAATAATTGGATGTCTGAGGATGATATATATAGTGCGGGTTTAAGAGGTGTTTACACTATTGGTGATAAAATTAATGATCAAACAGAAGATTGGTCTATTATGAATTATTTTGATACCAAGCCCGAAATTCATGATTTGATATTTTTAAGATATAAAGAACAAGACAGTAATGAAGATATTATTGATTGGATGATAAATTTATTTAAAAATGATGATGCATTCACACAACTTTTAGTTGATAGACAATGGCAGTCAATTGAAAATGGGTTAAAATTAGAGAGGGATTCCGTTAAATACCTTTTAACCAAACTTAAAAGTGCTTCTATTACTTTTTATCCTCACGGTTCTAAAATGGATAGATGGTACGGTATTGATGTAACAATTAACGGGATTAATTGTCAAGTTAAACCATTAACATCATATTTTGAAAAAGATGGAGTTTATACCGTTTATACTTACGGTATGAGAGATTATTCATCTAAAAAAATGGTAAATAAAATAATTTTTGCAAATAATAAAGAAATACTAATATTTGATAATAAAAATTATTCTGTTAACTCAAGATCAAAAGCAACTTTTAATGAACAACCAAAAATAGTAAAATAAAATGCCGATACCTAAAAAAATAAAAAAAACATTACCACTTACTCAATCTAAAACTTTATATCCAAGAAGAGAGGAACTTAAAGAAATGATTGAAAGGGATGGTACTTACCTACCAAAGTCGTTACTCCATGCGGATTTGGATAGAGGTTTTTTAGATTTTGTACGAGATGAATTAAAATGTGTCGTTGAGGGTAAAACGGTACCAATGGTTGATATACTAATCTCAACTCAAAATTGGAGTCAGTTTGTTGAAACATGGGATTTCCAAAACATTGATAAAAATGCGGAACCCCCATTTATTACAGTAATTAGAACACCTGAAGTTAAATACGGATCAAATCCTGCATTAAGATGGAACATTCCAAATAGAAGACAATATTATTATGCTCAAGTACCAACATGGGATGGACAACGACACGGAATGGACATTTATAAAATTCCACAACCAGTACCTGTTGATATAAAATATACGGTTGCGATCATTTGTAACAGAATGAGAGAACTAAATAAGTTTAATCAGATTATACTTGAGAAGTTTTCATCAAGACAAGCGTATCAAAATATTAAAGGACATTATATTCCAATTGTTAATGATGATATTACTGATGAATCAGTTTTAGATCTTGAGAAAAGAAAAGTTTATATTCAGAAGTATTCATTCACTATGTTAGGATTTCTTATTGATGAAGAGGAATTTGAAGTACAACCTGCGGTTACAAGGATATTCCAAATGTTTGAAGTGGACACTCAAACAAGAAAACGAAAACCAAGAAGAGAAGAACCGGCACCACCTTCATTATATACAACAACATATCCTGACGGAGTCACTGAAACGATACAAACTTTTGAGTACACTGCAAACCTATATTTAACCGATACTTATAATGTTGATAATTTTAGTGTGTATATAAATGGTGATTATTATGGTGATACTTTGGAGGAATTTCAAATAAATACTAATGACATTTTAACCTTATTAGTGAATAAAATTAATCCATTGGAAGAGAGTAGAATATCATATACTCAAACATTATTATAACTACTCCCCGTATATATCCTTTTTTTCTTTACACTTTTCTGTAATTAGATTTTCTAAAAATCTATACATTTTAATTCCGCGCTTATCACAATACTTTTTTAGTATATCGTGAACCTCAACAGAAATCTTAAGATTCTTTATTTTTTTAGGTGTTTCTTTCATAGGTAGAATAAAGGCAGAATAAAATCTCACCAAAGTATAAATACTTTATCAGAAGTAAAGTTTTTGCCTAATTCACCAATATTTATATATAAAAAATAAATCTATAAACAAAAAAAAACAAAATGGCAACTAACAGTAAAGTATTTGTATCACCAGGTGTCTATACTTCAGAAGTTGATTTGAGTTTCGTTGCTCAAAGTGTGGGTGTTACCACATTGGGTATTGCGGGAGAGACTTTAAAAGGACCTGCATTCGAACCGATATTCATTAGAAACTTCGATGAATTCACGACATACTTCGGTGGTACTTCTCCTGAAAAATTTGTAAATACTCAAATTCCTAAATATGAAGCAGCATACATCGCAAAGGCGTATTTACAACAATCAAATCAATTATTTGTAACAAGAATCCTTGGATTATCGGGTTATGATGCGGGACCATCTTGGTCAGTAGTTACAGTTGCAAATGTTGATCCAACGACTGTTGGGTTTGATTGTGCAAGTGGTGTAACCGTTGATTGTGTTTTTGAATGTACTTCAGCTAATACTATTGATTTTACGGTACCTTTTAGTGGATGTAACAGTACTGACGGGACAGTTAACTTTTTAAGTGATTTTCCTACAGTAATACAAAGTATGTTAACAGAATCATACCAACAATTTGACGGAGGAACCTCATCAATAGATGCTGATATTACAAGTACAATTTTTAGTATTATCTCTTTAGATGATCCAACTACAGGACAGACAGTAATTGATTATTTTGGTTCTATTGATCCTGATGATTATTCAGGATTTACTAATCCTACTTTTTCTGCGGGAACTCAAAACAATAGATTTGATGTACCTTCAGTTGATTTAGCTCAAACTGATTTAACATCACCATTAAATGATTCTTGGTATTACGCTTTATTTGATAATACAGGTAATGGTAATTACACAGGATTCTCATTTTACTCATATGTAACAGGAGTTACTGCAACTACAACAACAAGTAATTGTGCATCATTCTACGACTATTCAATTAGTGGAACATCCGCAAGTATAAACTATAATACTAATGTTATTAGTGTTTGTTTACCATCAGGGTTTACAGGTAATTTATCGGCATTAACTCCGACATTCAGTGCGTGTACAACAGGGGTTAGTGTTAATAGTGTTACACAGGTAAGTAATTCCACAGTGGTAAACTTCTCAGCAGGTACTGTGGAATATGTGTTAACATCGGGAGATGGATCAGTTACAACAACTTGGACTGTAAATGTTTATGAATACGATCCTTGTTTAACTTGTCCTGGTTCTAACGGTGGATCACAAAATGTTGGTGAATTTACAACTTGTTATTCAGGTAATGTCGTTGGTAAAATTTATCTTTACACAGGTAATTCATTCACTGATTACGATGATTTAGTCGTAACAACATTAAGATCAAGAGGTGTATCTAATTATACTGATGGAAATAACCCAACTTGGGAAGTGACAGGAATTACTGACGTAACTCTTGATATGACAGGACCTTATTCAGGGGTTTCTAAAAATCCTTATTTACCATTTGTGGTTAATGTTACCAACTACCAAGGAGATTCATTCTCGTTTGAAACATCAATGAGTATATCAGACGCTAAATATGTAACTAAAGTATTTGGTACTAGTAATTTTGGTAAACCTAGAACAACAGTTCCATTAATGGTTGAGGAAAGATTCCAATCATTATTAAATTACGCATATAGAAAAGGTTATATTAGAGGATTAAATTCTGAGTTAATTTCACTTGATTCCGCTCAAAGTCAAAGTTCTACATCTATTGGGTGGTACTTAGATAGATATCAATCACCAAGTTCCCCTTGGGTTGTATCCGAAGTAAGAGGTAGTAAAGTTTATAACTTATTCAAATTCTATACAATTGCTGACGGTAATGATGCAAACACAAGTGTAAAACTTTCAATTACAGATATTTCATTCGCTAATCAAACATTTACAGTGTTAGTTAGAGATTATTTTGATACAGATTCTGCACCTACAGTTCTTGAGAAATTCACTAACTGTTCAATGGATCCAAGTCAAAATAGTTTTATTGCTAAAAAAATTGGTACATTAGATGGTGAATACGAATTGAACTCTAAATATGTTATGGTTGAAATGAATGAGGATGCTCCTATTGATTCACTACCTTGTGGATTTGAAGGGTTTAACTTCAGAGAGTACTCAGGTGCTAGATCTCCATTCCCAATCTTTAAAACAAAATACGATTTCCCTGGTGAAGTAATTTATAACCCACCATTTGGTTTACCAACAGGAGGAGATAACGCAACTACAACAGGTGGTGATAATGTTAGAAGAACATATTTGGGTATGTCTAATTTCTGGGGTTACGATCCTGACTTCTTTGAGTATGTTGGTAAAAGAAATCCAATTTCTACTTGCGACATTGAGGGAGGACAGTGGTCTTACAGAACAAGAGGATTCCACATGGATAAAAACGCAAGTGGTATTACTATCGGAAGTGCGTTCTCAACAAGTGGAACACCAAGATTCTATGTAGGTGATGCACCGTTTGCTTCAGAACCTATAAATGAAACAAGTCCTTACTACAGATTGTTCTCAAGAAAATTCACTTTGTTTGTACAAGGAGGGTTTGATGGATGGGACATATATAGAGAAAGAAGAACAAATAGTGATAGATATGTTTTAGGTAGAATCGGATTCTTAAATGGTTCTTGTCCTACAGATAGATATCCTGATGCTAAAGGATGGGGAGCGTTTAAACAAATTTCTATCGGTGACGGTACAAGAACTTGGGCAAATACTGACTACTACGCATATTTGTTGGGTATTAGAACATTCTCTAACCCTGAAGCGGTAAACATTAATGTATTCGTAACTCCTGGTATTGATTATGTAAATAATTCAGACTTGGTTGGTGATGCGGTTGAGATGATTGAGTTTGAGAGAGCTGATTCATTGTATATTACAACAACACCTGACTACGATTTATTATTACCGACAACGACAGGAACTGATGGTTTAATCTATCCTACTGAAGCGGTTGATAATTTGGAGACTGCGGGAATTGACTCTAACTATACTTGTACTTACTATCCTTGGGTATTAACTCGTGATACTGTTAATAACACACAAATCTATATCCCAGCAACAGCTGAGGTAACTAGAAACTTGGCGTTGACAGATAATATCGCATTCCCTTGGTTCGCCGCGGCGGGTTACACTCGTGGTATTGTTAACTCAATCAAAGCTCGTAAGAAGTTGACTCAAGAAGATAGAGACACATTATATGTAGGTAGAATCAACCCAATCGCAACCTTCTCTGATGTTGGTACAGTAATTTGGGGTAACAAAACTCTACAAGTTAGAGAGTCAGCACTTGACAGAATCAATGTTAGACGATTGTTACTACAAGCTCGTAAATTGATTTCAGCGGTTTCTGTGAGATTGTTGTTCGATCAAAACGATGAACAAGTTAGACAAGACTTCTTAAATGCGGTTAACCCTATCTTGGATTCAATCAGAAGAGACAGAGGTTTATATGATTTCCGTGTGACAGTTTCAAGTGATACTGCAGACTTAGATAGAAATCAGTTAACAGGTAAGATTTATGTGAAACCTACTCGTTCACTTGAATTTATTGATATCACATTCTACATTACCCCAACAGGAGCGTCGTTTGAGAATATCTAATAAAAGAATAATAAAAGAAAAGGGAGATAAATTCTCCCTTTTTTTATTTATTGAATATTTATTAATATGAATTATAGTGTTTTAACAAGACAAATCATCAAAGAGATGGTTAACGAAGTTGAGGAAAAAAAATACGGTGTGAAATATTATGCATTTGACTGGGATGATAATCTTATGAAAATGCCAACTCAAATTATTTTAATGAGTGAAGGTGGTGATGAGGTTGGTATGTCAACTGAAGATTTTGCGGAATATAGAACTGACATTGGAAAAACTCCTTTTGAATATGACGGGGAGACTATTGTTGGTTTTGCTGAAAACCCGTTCAGATTTTTTGGAACTCAAGGGGATTCAAAGTTTATGAGGGATATTGAAAACGCCCCGTTAGTTAGAGGACCTTGGTCGGATTTTATTGAGGCAATTAATAACGGTTCAGTATTTTCAATCATTACCGCAAGAGGACATCACCCAAATACACTTAAAAAAGGTGTGTTAAAATTAATTTTGATGGGTAGAGGTGGACTTGATAAAGAAAAACTTGTGGAGAGTCTTATTAGATACAGGGAGATTATGGGATTAAAACCAATTAAAGATGAAAATTGGTTAATCAGAGATTATCTTGATAGATGTAAATTTTACCCTGTGAGTTATGGTGCGGGTTCCGCGACTAATCCTGAAGAAGGTAAAGTTAAAGCAATGGAGGAATTTATTAATTATGTTAAAAGAATGTCAATTAGATTACAGAAAAAAGAATATCAATTCATAAATGATGTAAGTAATAACTTTGTTCCTAAAATGCCTATGGTAGGTTTTTCAGATGATGATATAAGAAATGTAGAAGTAATGAAAAAACATTTTGAAAAGAAACCAGATAATATATTAAGAACTTATCATACAAAAGATGATGAAAAAACTATGATGGAGCAACTAGTTAAAAGAACAATATTGAAAATTAAATCAAAGTAAATAGAAAAAATTTTACAACGATATATTTATAAATAAAAATAAACAAAAATTTAAAAGAAAAAATTATGGCTGATTTGTTAATGAAAATGCCAGTTCCTTACGAACCGAAAAGACAGAACCGATTTATATTAAGATTCCCATCTTCATTGGGTATAAATGAGTGGTTTGTAGAGAGTGCGTCTAGACCATCTATCAAAATCGGTTCAACTGAGATACAGTTCTTAAATACTTCAACATTCGTTGCAGGTAGATTCAACTGGGATCCAATTACAGTTAAATTCCGTGACCCTATCGGACCATCTGCATCACAAGCATTAATGGAGTGGGTTCGTTTATGTGCGGAGTCTGTAACAGGTCGTATGGGTTATGCTGCTGGTTACAAAAAGAATGTTGACATTGAGATGTTAGATCCAACAGGTGTTGTTGTTGAGAAGTGGATTTTGGAAGGTACATTTATGACTGATGTAAACTTTGGTTCATTGTCTTATTCACAAGATGCGTTGGCAGATATTTCGGCAACACTTCGTATGGATCGTTGTATCCTTGTGTACTAAAAATATATTTTATATGAAATACATCCCATATGGTTTATTCCGTATGGGATTTTTATTTACAAAAAATATAAGTAAAGTATCTTTATAATAAAAAAGATTATGGAAAACAATGTTGCACAATATGGACAAATGGATTTTAACTTACCACACGATGTGGTTAAATTACCATCAGGAGGAATTTTTTATAAATCTAAAAAGAAGAGTGTTAAAGTTGGTTATTTAACTGCGTCTGACGAAAACATTTTGTCAAATATTAATCCTAATAAATCAATTAGGGAAAGTATTATTCTACCTTTATTAAGAAATAAAATTTACGAACCTGATTTAAGACCTGATGAATTATTAGATGGTGATATTGAAGCGTTAATGATATTTTTAAGGAACACTTCATTTGGACCTGAATATAACATATCAATAAAGGATCCTGCAACAAACAAAGGATTTGAAACAACTATTTTATTAGATGAATTAAACATTAAAAAAACAGATGTTGATCCTGATGAAAATGGGTATGTTACAACAACATTACCAAGAAGCGGTAATTCCGTTAAACTTAAATTTTTAAATGTTAGAGATTTAATTGAAATTGAAGAAATTATTGATCAATACCCTGCAGGTAGAATACCACCGTCACAAACAATTAGATTGAATAAAATGATTGTTTCCATTGACGGAAATGAAGATAGAAGTCACATTTCTAAGTTTATTGAGTCAATGCCAATTATGGATTCAAAACATATTAAAAAGTTTGTTTTAGATAATGAACCAAGATTAGACTTAACAAAACAAGTAATAGCCCCGTCAGGAGAAAAGGTAATGGTTAACATTGCGTTTGGGGTTGAATTTTTTCGGCCTTTTTTCTGATTACACAAAAATTTTACTTGACGAATATTATATCCTTGCAAAAATTCTGAGAACATCATATTCAGACTTTCTATCTATGCCAACATATATCCGAAGATATTTAATTAATAAAATTATTGAGGAACATAAAAGTGAATAATTAATATTTATATAGAAATACAATTTAAATGTTAGCAACAAACGATTCTGGTGATGTAGATAAAGAAGAAACAGGTGCGGGTAGTTACGGGTTTACAGGTATTGATGTTGCCACACAATTATCTACTGCCGCCAAAGATTTATCAGGAATACCTGCTCAAATAGGTTCGTTAATTAGTACTAATTTAGGTTTAACTGCAATGTTTAGAGCAGCAACTGACTTAGATAAAAAGAGTGCGGATATCGTAAAAACATTAGGGACTGGATTCGAAAGAAGTATAGAACTTCAAAGAACTCTCACACTTGCAATCCCACAATTTGTTGGGATGGGTTTGAAGGCGGATGATGCATCTGCTCTTTATGAAAACCTAATTAAAAAATTCAATATTAATTTAAAACTAAGTGACAAACAATTAGTTGAGTTGGCGGCGACAAGTAAAGTTACTGGTGTTGCGGCTGATGAATTAGCACTTAATTTTAAAGATGTTGGTTTTAGTATTGAATCTGTTGGTGACAATATGTTGGAGGTTGCAAAAATTGCTAATCAAGCGGGGGTTACCGTCGCTAGTGTTGCGGGTGCGGTAAGTAAAAACCTTGAAAAACTTAATTTGTTTAATTTTGATAATGGTGTTAAAGGACTTGCTAAAATGGCGGCGCAAGCATCAAGATTAGGTGTTGATATGGAAAAAATATTTGCCAAATCTGAAGACCTATTAAGTCCCGAAAAAGCAATTGATTTCGCAGCATCATTACAAAGATTAGGAGTCACCTCAAGTGAGTTATTAGATCCGTTAAGAGCAATGGATTTGGCTCAAAATGATCCTGTTGAGTTACAAAATCAAATTGTTAATTTAAGTAAAGATTTTGTTAGATTTAATGAACAAAATAATCAATTTGAAATTTTACCTGGTGCAAAAAGGAGAATGAGGGAAGTTGCGACTGAATTAGGTATGTCTGCGGCTGAATTCTCAAAAATGGCAATCAACGCCGCATCATTTGATGAAAAATTAAAAAAGATTAAATTTAGTCCTGAAGTAAATGAAGACGATAGAGAATTGGTGGCGACAATGGCTCAGTTTAGTAAAAGTGGCGTTGCTCAGGTTAAAGTTAAAACATTTGATGAAACAACAGGTAAATTAACAGGTGACGAAGAATTAGTTGATGTTAGTAAATTAACTGCGGAACAAATAGAATCACTTAAGGCGGAACAAGCATTACAAGGTAAAACCATGGAAGAAATTGCGGTTGATCAATTAAGTGAAATGTCAAAAACAAATGCAATACTTAATGAGAGATTGGCAGCGTATCAATATGGTATGGCACAAGGAGCTGCTCAACCTATTTATAGCGGTGCATTATCTAAAACAAGAGATCTTGTAAAAGAACTCCCAACCGACCCTATGGTTTATATTAAAACCATAGAAGATGTTGAAAAAAAAGTGGGAGAAATATTAAAAGATTTAGGTGTTGATTTTGGAGTTGTAATTGAAGAATTTGGGAAGGCTAAAGATGTTGTATATAATTGGTTTAGTGATGCTGCAACAACTATTAAAGATATTTATAATTCTGTTATTGGTACAACAACTTCCTCCGCAACATCAACTGCAACACCATCGGCATCAAATGTGGTATCATCAACTGCAACAACAACAGTAGGTGGAGGAGGTACTGAAACCGCCTCAACCAATACACAACCAACAAATATGAACATAACCCACACATTTAATTTTTCAAATATGCCAAGTTATGTAACATCAACTGAGGTTGAACGAATATTAAAAGAATATACTCAAAATTCTCAAAATGCTCTTGCAATGGTAATGGCGGCAGGAAAAATAAATGCCGGATTAACAACAACATAAAAACATATTTTATGTATTTATAGGAAAAGATAAAATATGTCAGAGAGTGTATTATCATTTGCATCGTCATCTACATTTAGAAATACTTTAATTGCTAGAAATTTAGCACCTTATCAAGTACAAGGTGTGTACACACCTCCTGCAGGTAATGTAACATATGAAGTATCACCACTTAGTAACAGTAATGTAATTGATTCACCTGATACATTAATATCTACAAATCAAGGTGCTAATCAACTTTATTCATTAAATGAATACGGACCTGAAGGTGGTTTCATTGGTAAATATACTATACCTGGAGCTCCATATCCCGTTGAATCAAATAAAGGACCTTATGACCCAGGAGACACAATTTTAGATTTGGTTAATGAATTCTATATTGATGCGGCATATATACAAAATAAATACGGACCTGAGAGTGGGTTTAAAGATTTATATGTTATTACAGATGTAATCACATCAAATAAGATGTACCAACCTTATTGGGATCCATCAATATTTGTACCATCATTTTATAGTCCGTATGAGATATTAACAAGTACCAACCCAACAGGATCTGATGGTTCTTTATCACAAGATTCGTATTTAGCTAAGATTGGTGCGGCACAACTTAAAGGATATTTTGAAGATAGAATTGCATCAGAGTTAGAACAGTTAACAATAGGTTCTATTAACCTTGATACATTATCTGATCCATTTAGTGCGAGTTTATTAGCATCAGGACAACAACCATTCTTTATTAAGAATTGGAAAATTACTGTACCTGAAAATCCTTTATTAGCTGCGGTATCGTTTGCAAATAGATTATCAGGAACTTATTTTCCTGTATCATTTATTCCTGGTGATTATTTTGATGAAAACAATCCTGAAGGTAATGTATCGGGAGCATTAAATACCGCAAACAATTTAACGGCAGGTGCATTAGGTGGAATTTTAAATAAATTTAGAAATCCTTCTGAATTATTTTTGGCAAATACAGGTAATGGACAACAATCAGTTTTATTTGGTAACTTAAATTATAACTTATATAGACCTGTATATCAAAAAAATCTAATACAAGGAGCGTCACAAGCAATTAATAACCTATTCAACGGGGATAACGGTGGAGGAGGTTATTATATCGGTAGTGAAAATGCGGAACCTGGATTAATAACAAACCCATCTAATGAGGTTGCAACCGATAGATTTGGTAAACAACAAGGAACACTTGTTTATGGACCTGACGAGTTAGGTAAATTGTATGAAGGTAATGATGGTAAACTTAATTTTGGATTAGGTGGTAAATCACATCACGATGGTGATGGTATAGATGGTAGATTCGTTTGGACATCACCAAAGTATAGACCAAATGCGGGATTCAAAGTAGGTAGAGGTGGAGAAACCTTCCAACAGGACGCTGAATTTAATATTGTTGAGGCTCAATACAGTCAAGATCAATCAATTGATGTTGAATTTAAGGGGGGTTCTATATTAGATAATACGCAAAGAATTATTAATGCTGCCGATAATGTTCAAGGGGCAAAACGACTTAAACACGTCGGTAACGCAATAAATCAAGTGTCAAAAGTTTTTAATGATGGTTATAAAGAATTAACAAAAGGTTCTCAAGTAATTGCATATTACGACTCAAGTACAGGTAGTAATGTAATTGGTGAAAGTGGATTTGAAGTTGGTAGAGAATATTGTAGAATCTTCCAAAAAGATACTCCATATTACACTTACGCTGATTTACAAAAAACTGATGGTATAACTACTTCAGGTAGAAGATTTAATAATTCAGTATTTGATAATACTTACAATTTAAATATTGCACCTTTAAGAAACCCTGGATCAACTAACATTGTTGATAATAAAGTGAAAAAATATATGTTCTCACTTGAAAATTTAGCTTGGAGAACATCAAGTGAACCTGGGTTTAGATATGATGATTTACCTGTTTGTGAGAAAGGACCGAATGGTGGTAGAATTATGTGGTTTCCACCATATAATATAACATTCAGTGAAGACAGTAAGGCAGGTTGGAACCCTACATCATTTTTAGGTAGACCTGAACCAATATATACATATAAAGATAGTACAAGAACGGGTTCATTAAGTTGGACAATAATTGTGGATCATCCATCAGTTATGAATACAATTATTAGAGAACAACTTAAAACTAGAACACCACAAGAAATTAATTCAATAATGGATTCATTTTTTGCGGGTTGTGTTAAATATGACATATATGATTTGGCAATAAAGTTTAATAACATACCAACATCTGATTTATATACATACCAACAACTTTTAAATGAACCAAGAAAAACTCAAGAAGAACTTCAAAATATATTAACAAAAATCCCAGTCGACAATTCAATACCTGGGGGTAATAGTACAGGTACTCAAGGAGATGCTGAGGTTAGTCAAACAACTAACACCACAAATGATGTTAAACCCGGACCTACAGTTGAAGAGGTTGTTACTTCTTCAGAACTTAATGATAATTTTTCAGAATATGCGTTTTATTTTGAAAACGATTCACCATATTTTAATAATCCAATAAAAAATCCTTCAGATCCTGCGGAATGGAAAGTTGCGGGTGCGGCATCAAGAGATTTCCCTAATTTAGGTAATAATGCAAATTGGGATTATGATAATTATTACGATTTTTATATAGGTTTAAGAAATCAAAAATATGTAACTAATGCACCTGCAAAATGTTTTGCTCAAGGACAAACTGATCCTTTCTTAAAGGAAGGAGTACAAAACTTTTTTGATAATGTTGTTGTGGACAATTTTAGTGTAATTAAAAATGAGTTATTACCAAAAATTAAAGAATTTATTGTTGACAAAAAAGGACAAATAACAATTGAATTAGTTGGTTCAGCATCACCAATACAAGCTAGTTTACAATATAATGAATATCTTTCTGATAGAAGAATTGATTCTGTTGTAAAATGGTTTAAAAAACAAAATGTTGCTGGAGAAAATTTCCAAAAGTTTTTTGATGAAGGAAAATTAATTGTTAAATCAGCATCTTTAGGTGAAGTTGCTCAAGTTTCACCAAAAAGTAAAGATGGTACAAATTTCTCAATAAACTGTAATGTAAACATACTTGATGGAGCTACTTTAGCAACTGCTAAGACTAATGATTATGGTGGTGAATGGTATTCAGTACCCGCAATGGCTTGTAGAAAAGTTAGAATTGCGTCAATAATTGCAACATATGTACAAGAAGTTAAACCTGAAGATCCAATTCAAGAACCAATAATAGATGTTGTTGTGATACCTAATCAGTCAGGAACAACAGGAACAACAACTATTGAAATACCTCCACTTAAAATTATAGAACAACCAGATCCGATTCAAAAGGTTAAAGACGGTATTTCCAAAAAAATATTAAGACATCTATTTTCTGAATGTGATTATTTTGATGTGTTAAAAGAAAGTGATCCTATGGTATTTGAAAGTATTAAAGATAGGATAAAATACTTTACACCGGCATTTCACTCAATAACACCTGAAGGATTAAATGCAAGACTTACATTCTTACAACAATGTATGAGACCGGGACAAACAATTCCTGTTATTGGACCTGATGGTAAACCAAAATATAATGATGCTCAAAATACTGCGTTTGGAGCACCACCTGTATTGGTATTAAGAATTGGTGATTTTTATCACACAAAAATAATTCCTAATACATTAGGTATACAATATGATCCTTTGGTTTTTGATATAAATCCTGAAGGAATTGGGGTACAACCAATGTTAGCCAAAATTTCATTAGGATTTGACTTTATTGGTGGACATGGATTAGCTGGACCAGTTAAACAATTACAGAACGCATTATCATTCAATTACTATGCGAATACTGAAATATATGATGAAAGATCAGTTGCAACAGAAAGTACAGAAGAAAGAGATAAACAAATGGTTGCTAAAATAGTTAAAGGTGCGGGAACATCAACACCTACGGTTGGATCTAATACGGTTGCTAACCAACAATCACAAAAAGGTGGAGGAACTATTGGAACTATATTGTCAACAAACTACGAAAATAATAATGAAGTTGAAGTTGGTGACATGGACTATTCAGGATTAATTAAAGAATTATCTGAAGGGACTAAAAATTATTTTACAACAATAACAAATCAACTTAAAACAATGACAAGTACAACTAATATGGGTATTGTCGGATTAGCAAGTAGTGAAAGAAAATTTAATAATGGTGAGTTAAATGAATATGATGTACCATTACCTGATGTTCCATTGTATGGTAGATCATTAGAAATTGAAAAAAATGTAAGTAAATTAATTAAAGAAACATTATCAGATGTTAAAAATGATAAGGATCCAATTTCATATTATGTTAATAAGGATTCTAACCAATATAGTGCGGTAAATTCTGAGTTAAGAGAATTAAGAGCAAAATTAGAAGAAGAGGTAACCAAAATGGAAACTGAAATAAATAATATTGTTATTGAACCTGCTAACACAATGACTTCATATCAAGAAAACTATAATTATACTTTAAGAAAAATGGATATGATTTGTGGTAAAATTGATGGTATCAAATTAGGTACCGGAGATTACAAAGTTTACACATTAAGTGGTGACAACATTGATAATATTATTAAAGTATATACCACTAATACAAATCCTGTTTCCGTAGGATTTAAATTAACGGATTATAATAATAAAATATTAGATGTTGATTCTAATAGTATCTTAAAAAAGATTAACTATCAGGATAATAATTTTGATCCAATAACTAAAGTTTTCTCTGGTTTTGGTGATGATACGGCAACTAGAAGGTTCTATATGACTATGTCCCCAATATTTTTGGATGATAATAAATTTAACGCTTTTGTCACTAATTTAACTTCTGGGCCTAAAATATCTAAAAATCAAAAATTAATTGATGGTATTAAAAAAATATCAAATGAATTTAAAGGGAAATGTAAAGAAGAATATGATGCCGAATTAAAATTCTTTGATACTTTAATGAATGGTAGTGATTATCAAACATATGAAAAATATGAGATAACTGAATTTGATTCCAAAGTACAATACACAACGGATAATGTTGGTAACAACCTACAAAAGAAGAATAGATTAAAAGATTTGTATTTAGATGTAAATGTAAAAACAAGTAATAAAACTTATAATGGAAAAGTAACTTTCACTTAATTATGGCATTACAATACTATAACAGATATAATCAGTTTTTACAAAATGGACAACAAACAGTTGTTCCTTATGTAGAATTACCCGTAAAAACTTCTGATAAAACATATATCTATAAAGTTGGTACATCAAGATTGGATAAAGTATCACAACAATTTTATGGTTCACCACTGTTTGGGTGGTTAATAATGTTGGCGAATCCACAGTTTACTGGGTTTGAATTCAACATACCTGATGCTGCTATATTGACTATACCGTATCCTTTACTAACTTCATTACAAGACTATAAATCAACATTAGAAACACATTTCTTCTACTATGGTAGATAACGGAGAAAACATATTGGTAGAATTTGACTACCAAAACATATCGGTAATTGATCCAAACAAAGTGATTGATGAAAATGGTATGGCTAGAGAACGACTTGTCAATCAAGAAGACTTGGTGTTCTATGCAAATTTAGAATGTTCGGTTTTACCGAGAACAAAATTGGCGATAGGTGTTCCATTGGAAGATTCTGTTAGAACAATATCTGTGGGTAAAATTAATTTTTTGAATCCTGGAGATAGTAAATTTTTAGAAGAAATTTATGTTGATGAAATAACAGGTAAAGATTCATTACAGGGTAAAGGTATTAATCAACAAAAAATAGATAAAATTACTAATCCTAATCAGAGTGATGACTATTTTTATAGACAAACAACATTAACTAATGGTAATCCTGGTTCAACAGATACAGGAATGTTAGGTATAACTCAAATTAATATCTCTTATGGTACGGACTTCTTACCTGTTATTGATATTACAATGGAAGATGTTAAGGGTAGAGCATTATTTGAAGCAGGTAGTAATTCACCATATGCCGCATTCTTCCAATTACCGTATCCATTATTTTATCTAACAATAAAAGGATACTTAGGTAAAGCGGTTAGATTACCATTGATGTTAAGAACCTTTAATGCAAGTTTTGATCCTAGCAGTGGGAATTTTAGGGTTCAACTACAAATGTACACATATAAGTACACGATATTATCTTCAGTGAATTGGCAGGCGATGATGTCAACTCCATTGATGTTCCAGTCAGCAATAGAGACAGTACCACAAACAACAACAGGAAACGGAAACAAAAATGACAAAGTTGAAAGTGGTTGGTCAAGTAAAGGATATTCTAAAATAAAAGAATTGTATGCTGAGTATAAATCAAAAGGGTTGATATCAGATAATTTTCCTGAAATAACCATTCAGGAACTACAGATAAATTTAAATACTTTTTTAAAAAATATCATTGATAATTACCCTAAAACTAATTTAGACACTCTTAATAGTTTATCTGACTACTCAAAAGTATTAGATAGATATGAACAAGAAGTTTATTTGTATTCGGGTGTGGATTCTTGGTATGGAAAATATTTGGACACCAAAAACCCATTTGTTACATTCCCACCTACGGGACAAAAAGACGGGTATGTGTTATACCAATTTAAAGAAGAATATAAATCATCTCAAAAACAACAAGAAGCATTAACCGAATTATCGGGTATTGTTAAAAGAAATAACGAATCATTGAGAGGTAATACTGTTTTAGGTGATGGTAAACCAAACAGTATACCTGTAGATATTTTTGTAGATTTACAAAAAAATACTAGTACATTTTTTTATAATACTGATGTAAATAATATTGATATAAATAAAACTTATGCTCAGAGAAACGGTAAAGAAATATCATTTACCGCAACCACTTCAGTTCAGAACCAAATAAGAACACAGTTTGATTCCTCACCAAAATTCTTTTTTAAGGGTACGGCATCTTTTATTGATAAAACAACTACAATAAGAGAAAATTATCAAACAAAAAAACAGGCAATAGAAGAACAATTATCTAAAGATTTAATCTTAAATATAAGTAAAAGTGCTAGTGAAGGTGGAATTGGATTTTCACCAACAATAAGAAATGTATTAGCGGTATTTTTTGCTCAAGGAGAGGCGTTTTTAAGATTACTTGATGAGGTTCATGCAAAAGCTTGGGACTTAAGAGATGATACAATTAGAAAGGCTGCGGTTTTATCAACCTCATCAGGTGCGAATAGTGTTGATTTAAAAGATTTAACAGTTTTAGAAACACCAATATATCCTTGGCCTCAAGTTATTGTTGAGAACAATCTAAAAGAAGGTGAACGATATGAATTGAAATACCCTGGAGATACGAGTATTGCAACTAAAATTAGGGCTTATCAACCTGAAATATGGCCGGAAGTAGAATTTGTTGAAGATTTTATAAAGGCGACATACGAAAGAAAAGTTCCTGAAAAATTCCCAACCGACACTAACAATCAACAACTTAAACCAAATAGATTAAGTTTTAATGCAATTGAATTTCCAATTAATAATCAAGTATATCAAAATGTTGAAGAAGTTAAATTTTTCTATGAAATATATGAAAGATTATTAATTAATGCTTTCTATAGTAAATTAAGTAGGGATTCTAATAAAACATTTAATATGACTGAATATTATTCTGAGTCAGAAGTGTTAAATATGTTAGAATCATTAGGTGATGATAATCCATTCCTAACTAAGAAGTTAAAAGAATATAATTTAAACTCAGGAATTTACTTATCATTTTTAAGACACATTTCAAATGGGGGAACTGGAGAATCTTGGCAAAATTATATCAGAGGAGAATTTAACACATCATATATTAAAAATGATGTTAGTACATCATTCAAGTTGTACAATCAAGATATTCTAACTAATGAAAAATCACAACCATTATTATCCATTAAAGATAATTCATATGCTAAAGAATATTTTGGTAATGCAAACATTGTAGAGAATTTTGATTTTACTGACACATATCCAATAACTAATTTGAGTTGGATAAAAAATTATTTAGCGGACGGAAAGGACATTCAAAAGAAAGAAGATGTTTTTAAAACTAATCAAGTTTTAGAATATAATACAATTATAAAAAGTATAACAAATTATGATGATACTGTAGATGCTAAAGACAAACAACCTGTAACAAGTTTTAATTATAAATCAAACAATAGTGGGACATTTAATCAACCAATTATTTTGGCGGATTTAAAAACTTTTTATAATACGAGAACAATAAAAAATCAATACACTACTGAAGGTAACATTTCATATTTTGATTATGACAATAAATTGGTGTCAGAACAAACGACATCAATTCTAAATACACCTTATTTTATTAATGCAATTCAAAAAGGGGTGTATGATTTTAGATATACAGATAACCTATATCCGTTTAAATCCGCATCATATCTATTCTTGAATAGTTTACCATTGGCAACTTTAAGAGAAAAATATAAAGAAGATAATGATGGTAGTTTTTCAGATTTAAATTACATTATATCCACATTTAAAAAATATGGTGGAATCCATAAAATACCATATGCGTGGGTACTTAAATATGGATCTATCTGGCATAGATATAAAACTTGGACAGAAGATGGGGTTGATATTCTTGATGATGCGTGGACTAATTTTAATTATTCAGATAATTATGATCCCCAAAATAGTGCGGTTACTAAAACATATTCATTAGTTATTGATGGAATACCACAAGACATCGTTTTACAAGACACTATTATTAATGGGTTAAGTGAACAAACAAGAATTAATACAGGATTTTATCCTAAGTTAATTGATGACTTTAATGTATTTTACCAAGGTAAAAGAGTATTTGAAACTCAAGTACAAATTTCAGGTACTGCAACAATATTGGGTAATGTATTAACTGTTAGTACGGTTAGTGGTAATGATTTATTTGATGGTGCTATTCTATCAGGTAATGGTATTACTTTAGGCACCACAATTACGGGACAAACTAGCGGTACTTTGGGTGGTGTTGGTGTTTACGGTATTAATATACCACAAACCGCAACAACGGCAATTAGTTTTTATGTCACTAACCCACCGGCACAGTCATATTCAAATAGTGAGATACAAAGTGTTTTAGATGATAATATTTTATATTTAAAATCCGCAGCAGGATCAACAATAAATAAATTACCAGGATTTGATTTAAGTAATTTAAATCGTTCTTTAAGTTTGAAATCTTGGAGTTGTTTTGTTACAACATCAGATGGTAACAATATATTCCCAATACCATCATTTGGATCTTCAGTGAATCAAACTAAAGATGAATGTTTTAAAATTAATGGTGATTTAGCAACAGAAGTTGTTGATAACCCCGCAGTTTATAATGGTTCAGTTAGATTATTTTGGAAAGCACCAAATTATGGATATTTTGATAATGATAGATTAATTAAACCATCACCAAACAGTTATTTAAAACATATTAAAAATGACGAATCAATACAACAGGCATTCTCAATTAATGGGGTATCGTCTGAATATACAAAAATAAGTGAGTTATTTACAACATTTGAAAAAGATATTTTAGACATAATGGAGAACGAGTTTTTAAATTTTAGCCGTTCTGTATATGATTATAACTCAAATATAAAATCAACTCTTGGGGTTGATACTGACACTGAAATTACAAACAATAATTTCCAATCTCTAATGAGATCGTTAATGAAAGTTCCAAAACCAAAAGATAACATAAATGGATCGGTTGTTATTAATGAAATACAAGAATCACAAATTAGTAACTTCAAACAAGTGTTAGGAACATTTATGGATTATAAAGTTACCATGAAATACGGTAACCCATCAAATTTTGATAAGAAATTGTTTTACACATATTCAAATCAAATCTTAATTGATACATATAGTTTCCAAGGGTATAATGTCGGTTCACCAAATAGTTTACCAAGTGCTGGCGGGTCAATAACTTTATCACAGTCTAAAGCACAAAATCCTGAAACTTGGAAAACTTTAGAAACTTATGTAGGATTTTCTGAGATACCGGAATTAGTTTATAGTGATAACGGTTCATACATTACCGATTTCTTTTTAGATATGAATATTGAATTTACTGAAAATTCAATTAAGACATTATCACCGTTAATTAAAATATATGCCACTCAAAAATTAGAAGACAACAATTTTAATTCCACAAAGTTTAGGACTTTAATGGATGGTTATATTAATAAAAGTAATACATATATTAATACTTTATTAGATTTAGAAATGACTAGATTGAGGAAAGAACTTCCTGATGTTAATATTAGTCAAACAAACACTAAAGTTAGGGCGGATTATGAAGGTGATCAAACTAGATATGAATTATGGGAATTATTTAAAACCATTAACGACACATGGATTTCAGGTACCGACTTTAAAAGTAAGACTTTATTTGAAGATGTACTTTTAATGGACAGAGCCAGTAGAGATGTAGGACAACAAATATATGTGGACATCTTCAAATTAAAAACATTAATTGATAGTTCTCTTGTTAAAAATAATATGTTGGATATTGTACAAACAATATTGACTGAAAATAATTTTGTTAACTTTGTTATTCCCGCATTTGCGAATTTTTATAATGTTAGAGATGTTAGTAAAAATGCGGTACCAAGACCTGAAGGCACTTTAGAATTTGCCAATACTTTATTTGGTACTTATTTAAATGTTGATTATAGAGAAACAGGTTCAAAGTTTGTTTGTTTATATGCTAATAAACCAAGTGAACATTTAGCACTTAACGATAATGTTGATTACAGATATAGAGATGATGCGTTTGATTTGAGAAGAGCAACTGACAATCCGTTATTAGAAAATCAAGAAAACAAAACAAATTGGGCAACATCAAATAAAGTTGTTGGATTCAATGTTGATATTGGACCACAAAATCAACAAATTTTTAAACAAATTGATGTATCTCAAGATCCTGGATTACCAACTACCGAATCATTGGAAGTTCTAAACCAAATGGCTAATCAGGATAGAAACAGAGGTAGTTATACTCAAAGTGTTTCATTATATAATCTATATAAAAATAGAAGTTATAAATGTTCTATTGATATGATGGGTAATGCGTTGATACAACCTATGATGTACTTTAATTTAAGAAATGTTCCTTTATTTAGTGGACCTTATATGATATTAAAAGTAAGTCATAGAATTTCTCAAAATGGGTTTGACACGACATTTGAAGGGCAAAGACAACCTTTTTATAGTATACCTAAAATAGAAAGTTTCATACAATCAATCAGTACTAAAATACTAAAAGATATTCAAGAAAGGATTAAACAGAATGAAGAAACAAAGACACAACAATCTGTGAATACATTATCTCAAACGGCAACTAAATTGGATAATGTTAGTGAAACTAATACCACTCTTAATGTTAATCAAGCTTGTTCTTCGGCACTTAATGAGTCATATAAAAACTTTACAAATGCTACTGGTGATCCATTAATGATAATGAGTTCTAGTGAAATAAATAAAAAAGATGCGGCAAATAAAATAAACGAATTAATTATTGCGAACGGTTCTTATAATAGTAATGACTCAAAAACTTTGGCATCATTTATATATAGTATTATGACGGTTGCCACAAAACCATCTGAGATTTTTAAGACTTATGGTAATAATTATGGGTTAATACCTTTGAATACTAATTATGGTGGTTCTTTTGTTTTATTTGAAAACAAATACTATTGTAATAGTAAGAACATACCTATGGCGGTATTTTCATCATTTGATCAATTTGTGAATTTTATGATTGCCAAGTATGGACCTCAATTAGGTACCATAAAAAATTATGTATCAACAAATAATAATATTTCCGATCAAATCAAATATGGTAAGGCATTTGCAACATTCTATATGGACAATTACCCAACCAATGAGGGACAATCATTATTTGATACTTTAATTGAAGAAAATAAAAATAAATTAGAAAAACTTTTTGGTAATGCTTATACTGATTATGTTAGTTCACAAAGACAATTTACATCACAATCAAGTACTACCACACCAAAACCTGCTAAACAAGTTGTCCAAGCCAATGGTGATCAGTTAATTCAAATGCAAATAGTAATATCACCTAATTCAGGAAAATGGAATATTGATTCGGCTGAAATTATATTTAATAAAAAACCTGAAGAATGTACTGCAACAATAGGTGTAAAAATTAATGTACCAACATTCATTGCGACGAATAAACAGTCGTTTACAATGACAGCACAAGATTTACTTACTACGATAGGATGTACCCAAAATGGATCATACAACATTCAATTCAATGTTAACTCTATTCCAGTATTAGAAGATGGAATTACTACGGATACGACAAGAGCAATAGTTCCACAATCGTTTTTAATTAAATGTCTTCTTTAATTTTTCATAATGTTATGATATTTATAAATAAAAATAGATATGAGTAATACTAAATTAATTTTGGATAACTACTTGGGTAAAAACACAAGAGTTACGGAGAAAGATAAAGGAAATGGGTATAAAGAAGTTTGTGATTTGGATACTGGAGACTGTTATACTATCAGAATGAAAGACGGACTAATAGAAAGAGTTGATAATACAATGAACACTAATAAAAAAATCCAAGTGGAAACCAAAACAGGTATAAAACAATTATTAAATGGTTAATATGAAAATAGATAAAAAAATATTAGAAGAAATTAACAGATATAAGTCAATTAATAATTATATAATGGAACAAGACGCTCCTGTTGAACCAGACCCTGCGGCGGCTCCACTACCGGCACCTGATGCTGGATTACCACCTGCACCTGGAGCTGAGACACCTGCTCCCGGAGCTTTACCTCCACCACCCGCACCTGAAGCTGAGACACCACAACCAATTGATGTGGCGCAAGACCCTGATGTTGAAGAAGTTGGTAAAGATGAAGAGGATAAAGAAGAACTTGAAATCACTGACTTAGTAAATAGTCAAAAAAATATTGAAACAAAACAAGATGAATATTTTGACAATCTATTTAAACAACTTGAAAATTTAGAAAGTAAATTGGGTGAAATGGATAATTTAATGTCTGCGGTTAATTCATTAGAACAAAAAATTGAAAAATATCGACCTAAAACACCTGAAGAAAAACTTGAATTAAGAAGTTTAGATTCTGGTCCTTTTAATCAAAAACTATCTGATTATTTTGAAGATAAAGAAGATCAGTTTGAAAAACAAGGTAGAGAAGAATATATTCTAACAACTGATGAGGCTGAAGATTTTTCACCAAAACAAATTAAAGATACTTTTGATACATACGATGACGATGATATGATGCCTTAATTAAGGGAGGGACATCCGTGTCCCTCTCAAAATTTTTGAATACATATTGACTGCGACACTTTTTTAATTTATACTTCCTATTGTAAACTTTTAATAACACAAATATATGGCGACAAACAATGTTTTAGATGCAGTTTTGGCTCAGTACGAGAACTCAAAACAAGGTAGTTCATCTTCTACCTCAAAAATGACACAAGATGAGAGAATGAAAAAATATTTTGCTGCAATTCTTAAAGACAGTGAAAAACAAGGTCAGAAACGACTACGAATTCTACCAACAACCGATGGATCATCTCCTTTTAAAGAGGTTTGGTTTCATGAAGTTAAAGTAGATGGAAAATGGGTTAAACTTTACGATCCAGGTAAAAACGACAATGAGCGTTCACCATTAAATGAAGTTCACGATGATTTAATGTCAACAGGTAAAGATTCCGATAAGGAAATTGCCAAACAATATAAAGCTCGTAAATTTTATATCGTTAAAGTTATTGATCGTGACAACGAACAAGACGGTGTTAAATTTTGGAGATTTAAACACAATTACAAACAAGAAGGTATTCTTGACAAAATCATTCCTATTTGGAAAGCAAAAGGTGATGTTACCGATGCTGATAAAGGTAGAGATTTGATTTTGGAGTTGACAAAGGCAAAAACAAATGCGGGAATTAACTATACTGTAATTCAAACTGTTATGTATGATGATCCAGCACCACTTCACGAAGACACGGACACTATGAAAGAATGGGTTAGTGATGAATTGACTTGGGAGGATGTCTACTCTAAAAAACCTGTAGAATATCTTGAAGCAATTTCTCGTGGAGAAACACCAAGATGGGATTCTGATAAAGGTGGGTATGTTTATGCTAATGATGAGGTTGCTGAAACTTCTATCGGAGGTACTAAATCAAAACCAACACCTGTTGTTGATCCTCAACAAAATGAGGAAATTGACGAAGAGTTACCATTCTAAAAAAAAGAACCTATAGTGTAGGTAGTGATTTACAAAGTCACTACCTTTTTTTATCTTTTAACAAAACAAACTATTATGGCAATTAAAAAGAAAGAAGTATCATTTGATAGTATCAAAAGTAAATTTTCTACAAAGACAAAATACAAACCTGAAAGTTTTTATAACTGTGGTGAGGCGTTTATGGAGGCTTGTGGATTACCAGGTCCTGTAATGGGAGGTATTAATATGTTCTTGGGACACTCAAACACATCAAAAACAACGGCAATGATTCTTGCTGCTGCTGATGCTCAAAGAAAAGGACATTTACCTGTTCTTATTATTACTGAAAAGAAATGGTCATGGGAACACGCAATTGAACTTGGATTACAAGTTGAAAAAACTGAAGATGGTGAATATGATGGTATGTTCATTTTTAACGATTCTTTTGATGTGATTGAACAAGCAACTGAGTTCATTAATGATATCCTTGACGCACAAGAAAAAGGTGACATCCCTTATAGTTTATTATTCCTTTGGGATAGTATCGGATCAATCCCTTGTCAAATGACATTTGATGGTAAAGGTGGTGGAATGCACAATGCGAAAGTATTAGCGGACAAAATTGGTATGGGAATCCATTCTCGTATCTCTAAATCAAAAAAAGAAGATTACCCATATTACAACACTTTAGTGGTGTTAAATCAACCTTGGGTACTACTTCCCGATAATCCATTCGGACAACCTGAGATTCAAGCAAAAGGAGGAACTGCAGTATGGTTAGCAAGTAGTTTAGTATTCTTATTTGGTAATCAAAAGAAAGCGGGTATCAGTCATATTGATGCAACTAAAAATGGTAGAAAAGTATCATTTGCAATTAGAACAAAAATCTCTATTTTGAAAAACCATGTTAATGGTATTGGATATAAAGATGGTAAAATAATTGCAGTACCTCATGGATATATAACCGATACAAAAGATTCTTTGGATAAATATAAAAAAGAATATTCGGATTATTGGGTACAAAAAATGGGGGATTCAAACTATACATTAGATGAGTCTGTTGCATATGATGAAGAAGTAGAGTAATATTGTAGAACGAATTAATCGTATTAAAATGACCAAGACACTTATTGTTGATGGTAACAATTTATTAAAAATAGGTTTTCACGGAGTTAAAGATTTCTTTAATGAAGGAGAACACATTGGAGGAACTTGGCATTTTCTTAATACTTTGCGCAAATTCTTAGAAGAATCCAATTTTAACAAAGTAGTTGTTTTTTGGGACGGTGATGAAAATTCGTCCCAAAGAAAATTACTTTATCCGAAATATAAGGGTAATAGAAAATCATCTTATACTGAAGAAAAAACATATTCATTTAATACCCAAAAACAGAGAGTAAAACAATATCTTGAAGAGATGTTTGTTAGACAATTAGAAGTTGATAATTCTGAAGCGGATGATTTAATTGCTTATTATTGTCAAATATCTGAAGATGAGGATAAAACAATATTTTCATCAGATAAGGATCTTACACAACTTATTTCCGAAAAGGTGACAATATATTCACCACAACAAAAAAAATACTATAAAAATGGGGATAAAATAAAAATCAAAGATTATAGTATTCCACATTATAACATAATGACATTTAAGATAGTTGCTGGTGACACCTCAGATAATATTGATGGTATCAGTTTACTTGGTGAGAAAACTTTAGTCAAATTATTTCCTGAGATACTTGATTCGCAAGTATCATTTACCGATATTTTAAACAAAGGTAGGAAGTTGTTAGAGAATCAAAATAAAAGTGTAGTTTTGAATAATCTATCAAGTGGAAAAACCAAAGAAGGGGTACTTGGGGAAAAGTTCTTCAGCGTGAATCAAATATTAGTTGATTTATCCAACCCGTTAATAAATGAAGAAGGGAAAAAGTTAGTTGAATTATATTATTCAGAAACTTTGGATCCTGATGGGAGAGGATACAGAAACTTAATAAAGATGATGATGGAAGATGGATTCTTTAGGTATCTACCAAAGGGTGATGATGCTTGGGTAAATTTCTTAAAACCATTTTTAAAATTAACAAGAAAAGAAAAAACAAATTACAGAAACAAAAAAACAAATTTATGAAAGATTTAGATTTTACAAAAGTGGAATTCCTATTGAAATGTAACGAAAACATTATCGTTCAGAGATTCTTTAATGTTAGGGGATTTAATCCTAAGTCAAGAAATTCGTTTAATGTATATGAATACATTGGAGATTTGTGTGACAAATTGAAAAGCGATTTAAAGATGAGAACGATTGTTTATATGTTAGACAATCAGTATGAAATTCAGGAGAATCCTGATGTTCTTAACACATCAAATACTGATGGTGATGAGAACTTTCACATGATAATTAGAGTTGGAGATATGACAATTTGTCATAGAGTGTTTGAGGCTAAAGTATACCCTCCGAAGGTAAGATATACCGTGGACCTACGCCCACAACTAAAAGGGATATTATCCGACCTAACTGACATTTTTTCAGGTAAAAAATTTAATATTGAGTATGCTGGATTTAGTTTAGTTTGATACTATTTATCTTAACAAACAAATTAAAAAACTATGGCGACACACAAAAACTTTGATTATTTAGGTAACAATTTTCAGATTCAATTGCTGAATCAAATTATTTTAGACAAGGATTTTTCACACTCAATTATTGATGTGATTGAACCAAGTTATTTTGAAAACAAGTATTTCAAAATCATCATTCAAATGGTGAAAGAGTATTATAAAAAATACAATCATACACCATCATTTGATACATTAGAACAAGTTACAAAATCAGAACTACAACAAGAAATGGCATCTAAAGTTGTTTTGGATATGATTACCAAAATTAAGGATGCACCTATCGAGGGAGGGGATTTTGTACAAGAGAAGGCTCTTAAGTTTTGTAAACAACAAGAGGTAGTAAAAGTAATGAGTAAGGCTCAAAAAATCATTGACGGTGGTGAATTTGAAAACTATGACACCATTGAAGAAATGTTTAGAGGAGCGATTCAAGTAGGAGAGAAAGACACAAGTACTTCAAGTGTTTTTAGTAACTTGGATCAAGTCTTGGATGACGACTATAGACATCCAATCCCAATGGGAATTCCTGGTATTGACAGACTGTTAAAAGGAGGTTTAGCAAAAGGCGAAATCGGTGTTGTTTTGGCACCAACTGGTGTTGGTAAATCAACCCTTTTAACTAAGATTGCGAACCATGCATTTAACATGGGAAACAGTGTACTTCAAATATTTTTTGAAGACAACCCAAAGATAATTCAAAGAAAACATTTTACTCTTTGGACTAAAATACATCCTGACGATTTGTCAGAAAAAAGAGATGAGGTAACATCTAGGGTTAGGGAAATTGAAGAGACTATGCCTAACAAACTAATTATGAAAAAATTGCCATCAGATACTGTGACGATGTTGCAAATTAAAAATCAAGTTAGGAAAATGATTGCTGATGGGACAAAAATTGATATGATTTTATTAGATTATATTGATTGTGTTGTACCTGACAAAAATTTAGGTGATGAGTGGAAAAGTGAGGGTTCTGTAATGAGAGGTTTTGAGGCGATGTGTCACGAACTTAACATTGTAGGATGGACTGCTACTCAAGGTAATAGAAATTCCATTTCTTCTGAAGTTGTAACAACTGATCAAATGGGTGGTTCTATTAAAAAGGCACAAGTAGGTCATGTTATTATTTCTGTGGCTAAGACATTACAACAAAAAGAAATGAAATTAGCAACAATCGCCATAACTAAATCAAGAATTGGTGATGACGGTATCGTATTTGAAAACTGTAAATTTGATAACGGTATGTTAGAAATTGATACCGAAAGTTCAATGACTTTCTTAGGAGTTGAGGAACAAAAAGAAGAAAGACAGCGTCAGCGTGTTAAAGAGTTGATGGAGAAAAGAAAACAAAAAGAACAAAATAATTGAAAATTTAAGTAAGTTAGTGATATTAAAAATATATTTACCTGTATTTATATTATAAAATCTATGGATATGGAAAAAATATTTATATATGGGATATATAACCCTGATGAACCTGAAATAATAAGATATGTCGGTAAAACTAAAAAAAATGTTAATAAAAGATTAAAAGAACACATTTATTTAGGTGAAAAAAAAGTTAAAAGACCGTTATATTTGTGGATAAATAAATTATTGAAAAAGAATAAAAAACCTGAAATAATAATAATTGAGGAAACAAATAATAAAGAATGGGCCAATAAAGAGATTTTTTGGATAAAAAAATATAAAAAAACTAATAATTTATTAAATTTAACCGATGGTGGGGAATCAAATCTTAATTACATACCTAATGAAGAGACAAGAAAAAAAATTTCATTAAATAATATTGGCAAACATAGTTATTGGAAAAATAAAAAATTAAGTAAAGAACATAAAGATAATATCGGCAAATCTTTAGTTGGGAAAAAAAGAAGTGATAAAACTAAAAAAAATATAAGTGAGTCGTTAAAAGGAAGAAAACTTTCTGAAGAACATAAATTAAAATTAAGCGTTTTAAGTCCTAATAAGGGTAAACCGGCTAAAAATATTAAATCGGTTAATAAAATATGTTTAGAAACTGGTAATATTATTGAAACATATATGTCTTTAGAAATAGCAGCAAAAGAAAATAATATAAAAAATAAAGGTAACATTGTTATGGTCTGCCAAGGTAAAAGAAATAAATGTGGTGGATTTTTATGGAAATATGTAAATTAAAAAAAAATGGAAGAGAAAATTTTAAAAACTAACCCCTCAAGATTTGTTATATTCCCTATTGAGCACAACGATATTTGGGAATATTACAAACAACATCAAGCGGCATTTTGGACTGCTGAAGAAGTTGATTTAACCAATGATATTCGTGATTGGGAAAAATTAACTGATAATGAAAAATATTTTGTTAAAAATGTATTATCATTCTTTGCAGCATCTGATGGTATTGTTAACGAAAACTTGGCGGAAAATTTCTACCGAGAAGTACAATATCCTGAAGCAAAATTCTTCTACGGATTCCAGTTGGCAATGGAAAATATTCACTCACTAATGTACTCATTGTTGATTGATACCTATATCAGTAACGCTAAAGAAAAAGACGAATGTTTCAATGCAATTGACAGATTACCTGCAGTTCAGAAGAAAGCAAAATGGGCGTTGGATTGGATTGAAAATGCGTCATTCCAAGAACGATTGGTAGCATTCGCAGCGGTTGAAGGAATTTTCTTCTCAGGTTCATTCTGCTCAATCTTTTGGTTGAAATCAAGAGGTATCATGCAAGGATTATGTAATGCGAATTCATTAATCTTTAAAGATGAAAACTTACATTGTGATTTTGCAATTCACTTGTTGAATAACCATTGCGAAAACAAACCGTCTGAAAAACGAATTAAAGAGATTTTATTATCGGCACTTGAAATTGAAAAAGAATTCATCACAGAATCACTACCAGTATCACTTATCGGTATGAACTCTAACTTGATGAAACAATACCTTGAGTTTGTTGTTGATGGATTATTGGTTAAGTTTGGATGTAAGAAACAATTTAATGTTGAACAACCATTCAAGTTTATGGAACAAATTGCGGTTGAAACAAAAGGTAACTTCTTTGAATCAAGAACAATGGAATACCAAAAAGCAAAATTGAACGAAACAATTTCATTTACAGACGATTTCTAAAAAAATAAAAAATTATGTCATTAAAAATTATTAAAAGAGGTGGGGATTCGGTTGCATTTAACCCACAAAAAATTTACAATCGTGTAAAACGAGCATCAAAAGGTTTGAATGTTAATTCGGACGAAATATTCATTAAGGTTATTACCTCGGTACCAACTGAAGGAGAAATAACAACAAAAGAATTAGATAAACTTGTATATGAGATTGCTGCGGCTTATACTGGTAGTCACCACGACTATTCAAGGTTAGCATCTTCAGTTGCAATATCTTCATATCATAAAGAAACTAATGATAGTTTTTCACAAACTATGGAATTGTTGTATGATGATGGAGTGGTTAATGAAAAATTAATTAACACAATTAATGAATATGGTGCTGAGATTATTGATGCGGTAATCAATCACGATAACGACTATAACTTTGATTATTTTGCTTGGAGATCATTACAAGAAATGTATTTGTTGAAACGACCAACAGGTAAGGTAATTGAACGACCACAACATATGTATATGAGAGTTGCGTTGTGGGTAACCAATACAATGGAAGAGGCTTTTGATTATTATAAGTCGTTGTCTGAACAACGTATATCACCCGCAACACCAATTATGATTAATTCAGGAACAAAAATTCCTCAATTGGCGTCTTGTGTGTTACATTACAACAACTCTGACTCAAGAATGGGATTGTTGGAAACATTGAATGATATCTCAACTTATTCTGCGGATGCTGCGGGTATTGGATTGTGTATGTCAAATCAAAGAAGTAAAGAAAGTCGTATTAATAGTTCAGGTGGTTATGCTGGTGGTTTATTGAAATACCTTAAAATTGTTAACGAATCTTTACGATTCTTTAATCAACAAGGTAGAAGACCTGGGTCGGCAGCAATTTATTTAGAACCTTGGCATAAAGATATTATGGATCTTCTTGACATCAAAAAGAATACAGGTGCTGAAGAATTAAGAGCGAGAGATTTGTTTACCGCACTTTGGATTCCTGATAACTTTATGAGAGCCGTTAAAAATAATGGTGATTGGTATTTGTTCTGTCCTAACGACATTAATAAATCTGGACTTAAACCATTACAAGAATGTTATGGTGATGAATATGAAAGTGTTTATCGTGAAGCGGTGGCACTTGGTTTAGGTAAAAAAGTTAAAGCTCAAGATGTTTGGACTAAAATTATTGAATCACAAGTTGAGACTGGTGTTCCTTATTTATGTTCTAAAGATAGTGCTAATAGAAAGACTAACCACCAAAATATCGGTGTGATTAAACAGTCAAACTTGTGTAATGAAATATACCAATATACTGACGAAGAGACTACTGCAATTTGTACATTGTCCTCAATGGTATTGAAGAACTTCATTCAAGGTAATAAGTTTGATTTCCAATTACTTTTTACTGAAGTTAGAAAAGTGGTTAGAGCGTTAAATAAAGTCGTTAACATTAATAGTTACTCAACAGACAAAGGGTTAAAAGGTGGGTTAGAACAACGAGCAATTGCAATTGGAACTCAAGGATTGGCAGATGTATTTTATCTACTTGATTTAATATTCACCGAAGAAGAAGCAAGAATCTTAAATAAACAAATTTTTGAAACCATTTATTACGGTGCTATCTATGAAAGTAATAAACTTTGTAAAAATGGGGAGTATCTACCATATAAATTCTTTGAAGGATCGCCAATGTCACAAGGTATATTCCAATTTGATATGTGGGGATTGAATGAAAGTGATTTATCAGGATACTGGGATTGGAACCAACTTAAAGAAGATGTAAAAGAATTTGGGGTATGTAATTCATTATTCACGGCACAAATGCCTGTAGCATCTTCAGCGAAAATTACAGGTTCATTTGAAATGACAGAACCCGCACATTCAGCATTGTTTAACAGAAGAGTGGTAGGTGGTGAAATTATGATTGTGAATAAATACCTCATTAATGACTTTGAAAAAATGGGTATTTGGTCTGAGGATTTGAAGAATGAAATTATTATCAATGAGGGATCGATTCAAAACATTAACTTTAACAATTATTTAGATACTGAAGATAAACACTACAATAAGAAAGTTAAACGAATTGAGCATTTGATTCCAAAGTATAAAACAATTTGGGAGATTTCACAAAGAGAATTGATTGATATGGCGGCAGACAGAGCACCATTTATTGATCAATCACAATCAATGAATATCTATATGGCGAACCCAACATTGTCAAAGATTACATCATCACATTTCCACTCGTGGGAAAAAGGTTTGAAAACTCTTTGTTATTATGTTAGAACCAAGGCAATTTCCACAGGGGCAAAACACTTGGCGGTTGATATGTCAAAAGTAGAAAAACCAAAAGCAACACCATTTGTTCCCAAAGTGGACTATTCAAACATGAATCTACCACCAAAACCTGAAAATAGTGAATTTGATTGTTTTGGATGTTCATCCTAAAATATAATCCCGACTTATGTTGGGATTTTTTATTTATATAAAACTTCCCAACATTATATTTATTAGATATGGCAAATGGAGTAACATATGGAATAAATTTCCCCTTTCAAAATTCGTATGTGGGAAAGTATTTAGATTGTTCTGATACAACAGATGAAGAAGTGAGGAGTAATCTTATTCATTTACTTTTAACAAGAAAAGGTACTAGGTATTTTTTACCTGATTTTGGTACTAGACTATATGAATATATTTTTGAACCATTGGATGGACCTACATTTTCGGAAATAGAATCAGAGATTAGAGATTCGGTATCAACTTATATGCCAGGTTTAACTGTTACTAATGTTAAAATAACAGATGCCTCAATGGAAGAAGAAAATAAAGGAACATACATAAATGGTGAGGATAAAAGAGAATATACTGTCTCAAATATATCACAATTAGAACACACGGCAAAAATTAGAATTGATTATAAAACGACTAATACCGCTTTTGAATCAAGTGATTTTGTTATTATTAATATTTAATAGTATATGGCAAATAAAAAAATATCGTACACAACGAGAGATTTTCAGGGGATAAGAACTGAGTTAATAAATTTTACAAGAACTTATTATCCTGATTTAGTTCAGAATTTTAATGATGCTGGAATATTTTCGGTAATGTTAGACTTAAATGCCGCAGTAACCGACAACCTACATTTTAATATTGATAGAAGTATCCAAGAAACCGTATTACAATACGCACAACAAAAATCATCAATCTATAATATTGCAAGAACTTATGGTTTAAAAATACCTGGGTTGAGACCTTCAGTTGCATTGGTTGACTTCTCAATTACAGTTCCTGCGTTTGGGGATAGAGAAGATTTAAGATATTGTGGTATTTTGAGAAGAGGTTCACAAGTTAATGGTGCTGGACAACCTTTTGAAACTGTATATGATATTGATTTTGCATCGGCAATTAATGCTGAAGGATCACCAAATAGATTAAAAATACCTAATTTTGATGGTAGTGGTAAATTAGTTAACTATACAATTGTAAAAAGAGAAGTGGTAGTTAATGGAGTAACAAAAGTATTTAGAAGAGTTGTAACTCCAAATGATGTTAAACCATTCTTTGAACTTTTCTTACCTGAAAAAAATGTATTGGGAATCACAAGTGTATTATTAAAAGATGGTACACAATATTCTACGGTACCAAGTCCACAGGAGTTTTTAGGTTTAGAAAATAGATGGTATGAAGTACCTGCTTTAGTTGAGAATAGAGTGTTTATTGAAGACCCTACAAAGGTATCTGATCAACCAGGAGTTAAAGTCGGTAAATACATAACCACAGATAATAAATTAATTACTGAATATACACCTGAAGGGTTTATGAAATTAACTTTTGGTGGTGGTAATGTTTCTGCAGACGAACAATTAAGAGATTTTGCAAGAAATGGATATCAATTAGATTTAAGTAAATATATTAATAATTTAGCTTTGGGTGCGGCTTTAAAATCTAACTCAACACTATTCATACAATATAGAGTCGGTGGTGGACAAGGAACGAATTTAGGTGTTAATATTATAAATCAAATAGGTACCGTTTCATTTTATGTGAATGGACCGTCACAATCCGTAAATACTACTGTTATTAATTCATTATCATGTAATAATGTTACTGCGGCAATTGGAGGGGCAAATGCTCCATCAACAGAAGAAGTTAGACAATATGTGACATATAATTTTGCCGCACAAAATAGAGCGGTAACTATAAATGATTATGAATCCATTTTAAGAAATATGCCGTCACAATTTGGGGCACCTGGTAAAGTTGCAATTACGGAAGAAAACAACAAAATTAAAATTAAAATGTTATCTTACGACGCTGAAGGTAAATTAACTGAAGTAATATCAAATACATTAAAAAATAATGTCGCCAATTACCTTTCTAATTATAGAATGATAAATGACTATATCTCAATTGAAACTGCAAATGTTATTGACTTAAGTGTTAATGTTGATGTAGTATTAGATGCGAGTCAAAATCAAGGTGCGGTAGTTACTAAAATAATTGATATTATATCAAACTATTTTAGTCCATTACAAAGACAGATGGGTGAGAATGTTTATGTATCCGAAATAAGACGATTAATTCAAAATGAAAATGGGGTTATTAGTATTTCCGATATAAGTTTTATTAATAATGTTGGAGGACAATATTCATCATCACAAACATCACAACCTTACTCTGATTCGGCAACTAAAGAGATTGGATTAATTACTGACACTATATTTGCAGAACCAACTCAAATTTACCAAATTAGATATCCAAATAAAGATATTAATGTTAGAGTTCTTAATTTAAAAACGGTGAATTTCTCTTGATGATTTATTTTTAGAATAAAAGAATTATTTTTTGAAAATAGGAAATAAACTATTTATCAAAAAAAGAATTTAATGCCAAAATCATATAGAATTAGAACCGAGCCAGGTGTAGATAAATCCATAAAAATACAATTAGATCAGGATTTTGAATACTTGGAGATTTTATCTTTGAAGATATTTCAAAATGATATATACACTCGTATGTGTTCTGATTACGGTGTTGTTGTAGGTAGAGTATTAGTTAACGGAGGTTTTGGGGTACCAAACGCTAAAGTATCGGTGTTCATCCCAATAACTGACGAAGATGAACAAAACCCAATTATTTCTCAATTATATCCATATAAAAACATTGATGATTTAAATGACGATGGTTATAGATATAATTTATTACCTTATGAACCTTCATATCAAGGACATTCAGCAACAGGTACATTTCCAAGTAGAGAGGATGTTTTAACCGATGCAGCATTAGTTGAGGTATACGACAAATATTATAAGTTTACTGTAAAAACAAATGAAAGTGGTGACTATATGATATTTGGGGTACCAACTGGAGAACAAACAATATTTATGGATGTTGATTTATCCGATATTGGGTGTTTCTCATTATCACCACAAGATTTAATTAACTCAGGATTAGCAACAGAAACTCAAGTTGATGGGAACAAGTTCAAAACTTCAACCAACTTACGAGAATTACCACAAGTTAAAACATTAAATAAAATAGTTCAAGTACAACCATTATGGGGTGAACCTGAAATTTGTTTATTGGGTATCACAAGAGTTGATTTTGATTTAACGGCATCTGCTAATGTAAACATACAACCGACTTCTGTGTTTATGGGTTCAATGTTCTCAACAACAAATGAGGATGCGGTTAAGAAAAGTTGTAAACCAAAGATTAACACAGGAAATATGTGTGAACTAATTGCGGGTCCTGGACAAATATTGGCAATTAGACAAACAATTAATACTGATGATAATGGATATCCTGTTCTTGAACAATATAGATTAGAACAGGATGGTAAGATAATTGATGGTGAGGGTACTTGGTTGGTTAATTTACCAATGAATTTGGATTATGTAACAACAAATGAATTTGGTGAACAGGTATTATCTAACGATCCAAAAGTGGGAATACCAACCACTTCAAAGTACAGATTTAAAATTAAGTGGCAAAACGAAGAGGGTTTGCAAAATAACTTTATGAGAGGTAACTATTTGGTACCTAATATTAAAGAACACGGATGGAATAGTACTGATGAGAATAATGATCCATTTAAAAATTCTGATACATATACAAGTGAATATCAAGCGTCAATACCTGTTGGATCAACATCATTGTCTGTTGGACCAATACCTAGAGGGGGGTTCTTTCTTAATAGTGTGGTAAATACACAACAATTAACAATTGAAGTAAACGGAGTTCCATATTATGGTAGTTTGGATAGTGTACCATTACCCAATGTCAACAATATAATTACATTTAATGCAATACCAATAGATAATACACAACCTATTGATATTGTGTTCACAATATATGACGAACCACTATTTAACCTATTAAGATCTTACGCATTCAGTTTAGATTGGGATGATTATTATGATACTCAAGCGGCAATTGATTGTGAGGATAGTTTTTATAAATTTCATTACAATAAAGTTTATACCGTAAGTTCATTTATTGATAGGTATAAAAATGGTAGCAATAGAGCCAGACATCTTGGGATTAAAGAAATTACAAATAGAACTTGTCAGAGTGAAAATAACAAATTACCTGTTAATGATTTAGTTAGGAATTTTGACTTCATATTCTTCTTATTCACTTTGTTACTTGCAATAGTATCACCAATGATTGTTATTATAATAGTTGTAAATCACGTATTGGCATTAATATATCCAATAATAGTTGCAATAGCTAACTTTGTTATAAAATTAGTTAATGGTATTGTTTATAACATATGTAAAATTGTTAAAAATTTAGGAGGTAATGTTGAATGTAAAAAAGAAACATTAGAACCAATGAGTGAAGATAACCCATTCAAAAGGTTATCATTACCAATGATGACATATCCTGATTGTGAGGCTTGTTCTTGTCCTGATGAGAGTTTGGTAACATCAAGTTCTGTTGCGGGTTCTTGGAATGCCGCGGCGTTAGGTATTAATATATCAATATTAAGTGATTTAGGTACTTTAGGTAGTTATAGTACTTGGACATTGAATCCCACAAACAATCCTTGCGGATTAACCTTTTCCTCAACTCCGGACCAAACGGCTTGGGATCAAGGTTCTCAACAATTATTTGCTGGGGCAGTTAATCCCGCTAGAGTTTATTATAAAGTACCAATATGGGAGGAATTAGGTCCTGATGGTGCTAGTGCTAATTCGGGACAATTGTTTAAAAGATTTGGTGATGGTATGACATTGGCTCAATCAATGAACATGGCTAATCTTAGATCGAGATACTTTGATATTACCGCTAGAAACAGAATCACAGTAACACCAAACCCAACATTGGTTGGTACAACAACTTTAGGTGTTGGTGGTAATTCATATCAAGATTTATCAATGATAATGTTAGCGGATCAGGGCACAATTAGTCAGTTAGTGGGTAAAGTAATTTCTTTTACTAATCCGGTGAATACTAATGACTTTAATGTTACAGGTGGTACCGAAAATCAATTTGGGGGAAATGCAATAACAGGGACTACATTAGGGGTTGGCACATATACAGTACCTTTAACTTATATGAATGACTTAGGTGTTAATATAACATCAGATATAACTGTTGTTGGTACTGAAAGTGAAAAGGAATATTTATATAAATCAGGTATAGAGTATTTCCAAGTAGTTGCCGGATATACATGGGATGAACTTGTATCCACAGGTCCATTACAACCACAAGGTACCTATGTTGGATCAACAGTAACTAATTCAGGAGTGTTGTGGAAGTACTTCTTTCAAAATAAAATAAGCTATTTAAATCCAACGGCAAGTTCTCACACACCACCTTGGTTTTGGTTTAATGATTATCAACAACAAGAAATTTTAATATTAGTTAGAGGTGTTGATCCATATACTGAAAAACAAGAAATAAAATACGATTTATCTGAATTATTTGGACAACCATTGGGTACCACAACAGTTACGGGAGAATATTTTTTAAATATTCCGATACAACAAAATTCTGGTAACCCGACATATTATTATGATCAACAAACACCTGAATCACATAGTTTAGCAACATCAAACTCAAATACATTTTTATTTCATCAACCAATAGGATTTACGGTAGATACCTCGGCGTTTACTGCATTCACAACCGATTCACCACGATATTACATATCAACAGATAAATCAACAATATCTTATATTCACGGTTCGTATGATGCGGGGTATCCTATGTCAAACTGGATAGAGGCAAATGGTAGAGTTGAGAATGGTAATGGACTACCTCAAATTTTTAGATGGAAAAGTACTATTGGTGCAACAACAATATTAAGTGATTTTATAGGTAGAGTTGATGGTGGCTCATTTACGGTTACAAATGCAATTAACTATATTTGTTATGATGGAGGACTTGGACTTATTGGTCCACCGGTATTCTCAACAACCAGCCCATTAGCAAGATGTTACGCACCTGCATATCATGTGAGTGCAAATGGTAATATACCATTAACAACAAATATAACCCCAAGTCAAAATTTAATATTTAGATCAGATAGGTTACCTACATCTGACTCAACAGATACTGTTGGATATAACTCATTCCCATTACATCAAAATAATAACTTTACATTCTACGCAATTGATGAACAAGGACAGGTAACTAACTTTAACGCTTCAGGTGATGGAGTACAAGGATTAAATGATTTAGATGCGTTTAGTGAATTAGGAACAGGATCTACGTCAACAATTGTGGAAACATTTAGTTGTGAAGGAATGGTTCCATTAAAATGTTATTCAGGTGCGGGAATTAATTTTGGTGTTTCAGATCCTTGTACTTTTAATCAAACAGGAGAAAATGGTGTAAATAAAAGAGTTAATGGTGGATGTTATTATTTTGTTGATGACAAATTAGTGAAAACTATTAAAGATGACATTAAGTATTTAGCGGAATGGAGAACAAGATTTAGAATCATATTTGGAGCTTGTAGAGGAGTGTTTGGGCATATGTTCCAAAACAATTGGATTAACGGTACATTATATATGCCAACATTCAATAAACAAACAACGTATAATATAATAGGACAACCTAATTATAATTTCTGTGAAGATATTGTAATGTTTAATGATATTAGTAATAACTTCTATTATAGAAGTACTCCATATGCGGATAATATAGGTGAATTTATTGGTGGACCTCAACCAACCATAAGTAACTTCTTCACTAATTTGACAGGATATCAACCACAAGATGATTCACAAAATACAAGACAAATTCTATTCCCAACTACAATTATGGATTTAGGAAAAAGAGACGAATTTATATCAGAGATTTGTGGGGATCCGGACTTCAGTGGTAAATATTTAGCGAATACAATAAAAAGTACTTCATATCAAGATAGTTCAGATGTATTACAGTTAGCAATAATCTCAAGAATAGTAAACTCAACATTCTTAGAACAAGTACTATCTATCCAAAATGGTGGTATTGAACAATTCTTTAATCGACCTGGAGATAGAATTGATGGAGATATTGCACAATCCTTCTCAATAAATTCGGAATATCAAGTCAATCCGTTTATCGGTGGTAACTATCCTGATGATTATATATGGGTTGCACAAAATACAAATGGGGAACCTGTTTTTGGGATATTCTATAATACAAGTGAAAACGAATATAGAAATAGGAGAGCATTGTCACCTGGGTATAATATTTACAGTTTCCAAACCAATCCTCCATTACAAACATATATAGGATACCCTGATACACAAGAAGTTCCATTATATAAATGGAAAATTGACACAAGTAACGCCAATAGTATTTTTGGAAATCAAGACAATACATGGTATACCGATAGTAGTGGTGGTGGTTTTTATAAAAGAGGATATCAAGATTTAGACGCAGTATCGGACGATTATTTTAAGACTTCTGATATGTCTCAGACATTCCCTAACATTTATTATGGGTTTATTACAAATTTTGCGGTACCGCCAGCACCACCCGCAATACCACCCGCAGTACCACCCGCACAACCTAACCCATCTACCGTATTACCATCGGCTAATGGAGTTTTAGTTGGTTCACCAAACCATTTCTATTTTGGATTAAAAAACGGAAAAACCGCATTAAATAGATTTATAAAAATATATATAGATACAGAATTAGACTAATGGGTATTGATAACGAAACAAGAATTATTTTAGGATCTCTGAGAAATAAAGTTTCTCCTAATGTTGATATGCTATCTAATATAACATTAGAACAGACACAAAGAGAAAATATTGAATTTGATAGAACTGCGGATGTAAATTTACAACAACTTTATATTAATGAAAGGGAAGCGTCTCAAATTTTTAGACCTACTTGTAAATTTTCATTCATATTTAAAAATAATTATGTTGGATCTACAAACTATACTCCGTTTAAAAATAATATGTTTTATGCAAACGCAATACAAAATGCGGTTACCGCAACTGTAAACCCAAATTTACCTTGGGATGGTTATCCTCAGTATTTTGAATTTGATTTTATTAGAACGGATAATAATAATCCTGGATACACACAACCCCCAAATAATCATTTGACTTTTGTTAATAAAAGTGCGACTACATATAATTGGACTCATTACATGAGTTATGCTTATGATAATAACCCAAACAAACAATTAGAAGCGGTTGATCAACAAACAACAACATCTTGGTCGTGGGTGGCATCTGATGGTATCCCATTTATTATTGTTGTTGGAAGTAATGACAATACAAGAGTTATATCTTTTAGATGTGTTATGCCACATGGGTTAAATATAGGGGATTATGTTTATTTATCTTTTGATTATTTTGGAGATCAGTTGTTTTTAGTATCTAGTTTAGGTGATACGGGGTTTGGTAGTGAAGAGTACATTTTCAACATAGACAACATAGGTTATATCGGTACAACATTTAATCAGGGAGTTACTGGTACTTTTAAAAAAGTATTGGATGATGCGAATTCAGGGGAAACAATGTCAACTTATTATGTGAGAAGACATAAAATACTCACAAGTTCTGATAACGCAGTGTTGGTTAAAGCCGGATTTGAACAAAATATATTTACATCAAAAAGTAAGTTAGAACCTGCAGTTTTAACCCCAAATAATCTTGTAAGAACATCTGTTAAGGAAGGTAATCAATCTTACACATTAACATTTAATTCTGACATTGATATAACAGGATTAATTGATAATCAAAAACGACCTTTAAGTGAATTATACTTCACTACTATATGGAAAGGTTATTTTGGGTGGACAAACCCATTAAAGGAAGGATTTACATTCAACCTACCATTAGTTAATAATGAACCTTCACCTTGGTGGGATATAAATAATGTATCGTCAGATGCTAATTTACCAATAGGTATTTATTTTAGTCAAACTACACCACCTGTTGGACCTTTTGTTTATAATGAAAATTTACAAATAGGTGATATAGTTGACGGAGATTACTGTGAATTTAATGCATACAACCAAGAAGAAAGAGTAATATCAAATATTCTACACAAATTTACATTTAACCCAACATATTTTAATTTAACTGGTAATACTACATCTAATAATACAAATCAATTAGGATACTATTATCAACCACATAAAACTGTAGTAATCAGAAGATTTTCTGATTATATTGAAGAAGGTGATGCTCAATTAATCGTTGGGGTACCCGATTATTCGTTCTATTCAAATTTATCAAATAGTTTTAGATGGAGAGATTTATATCCTTTTGGATATATTGATGCAAGTGGTATTGGTGTTGACTTCCCATTTATTAATGGAAAACATTATCCGTTTGTTGAAAACATATTTAGATTAATACCTGAAGGTAGTCAAATTGGTAACCAATTCATAAACGAAATTGCAGAACCTACAATAGATGAGTGTGAATAAATATAAGATAGTAATCCCCGCAAATGACAAACAAATTGACATTCCAATTGAACTTAAGTGGGACTTTGGAGGAAGAGATGGTGGTATTGAAGATTATGAAAAAACCATTTTAGGTGAGATAGTTGGAATACCAAATGATTTTGAAGTTGATAGATTTTCACATGATAATTACGATATATTAAATGTTTTAAAAACTTCGTTAAATTATGAGTTTTATTTTTATAACGGGCTACCTCAAAATATACCATCGGCAAATATTTCTAACTATGTGAGTAGTTATACTACAGTTGGGTTTACTGAGAAAGAAATATACTATTATAGTAATCCGTTCACTAAATCATTTTTTAAATTAGATTTTTATGACACTGCGGATCCAATAAGTCAAAAAATATATTTTACCATAATTTTACCTGTACAACAAGGGTTTACAGAGTCGGTTTCAATATCTACATTATTACCAAATGTTGATGTTAAAAAACCAACAATGAGATTGGATTTTATTGGTGATAAGGAAGGGTTTTTTATATATTGGTTAAGAAAGAGAGACTTTATAGATTTAACAGAATTTTATATGTCGGCAAAGTTCTTTAATGGAAGAACAGGGACTTACGCAACTATGGTTAATCAACCACAGTTCCAAATACCAAATCCGTACACATTTAATGGTGATAATTATTTTTATTATAAAGTTAATTTAAATTATAACAATAAAACTTATCAGGTTTACCGACCTGATAATAATGTACAAAGAGTGGGGTTGGAAAATAACCCAATTATTTGGTTTGAATATGTAAATCCTGTATAAAATGGTTGAGCAAAAGTATTATTTTAAAATATCACCCGAAAATATAAAAGGGGATTTAATTACGGTAAATTATACTGGTGGTACTGATTATATTTATGATGTTGATCCTTGTTGCCCAATAACTGCAATAACTGAGAATACATTAACAGGATCAACAGGTGTTTATACGGGAATGACATATGTTCTGTCAGGAGCGTCTGGAGGAACATCAATTTTAACAGGATTAACTATACCGATTCTCTTAACTCAAACAGGAGTGGATTACGGTTATTATTCTGTTTTTGATGGTGCGATATTACAAAAAGAAGTTATCACCAACTTTATGTTCTCTGCAACGACAGGTAGTCCATACACCTATTACTTTTATAATACTTCAGATTTAGAGTTAAAAAAGTTTTTAGAATTAACAACATTTAAGGTAGATTGGGGTGATGGGTCAACAGTTCAGACAATAACAGGAACGGCACCATTATCACATAGTTACCCAATAGGTAATGGTCAGTACACAATAACGATGACTGCGACATCACCTTGGGGAATATCCCAAGTATCAAAAACAATAACTGTACCGTTTGTTTTTGTACCTAATTTAGATCCGTTTGGTGTCGCAACATTTACACCTGCGGGTGGTAATTGGTCGGCAACTTCATTTAATTATGATTATATATTTAGTGGTGATTCTAATACAAATATAGATGATTTCTATAGTTATAATTACACCACAGTACCATTCACAATCACAGGATATACCCAATCATCTATAAATGACTTAGCTCAGTATGGACCTAAATATTTATTAGCTGAAGGGAAGTTTAAACCTGGCATTCAAGTGACAGGAACATCAAATAGTGTTGGTACATATTGGGGTCCTGACCCAAGTGGAACTTATGTTTCATATACGATAGATGGTGTTGATTATTATGACTATCCTGATGGTACAACATTATATGTAATACAGTCTTCAGGTTTCACTCAAGATGATTTGGTATTGTCGGCATTAACAAAAAATGAGGCATTAATTAATGTCATTGATCAACCCGAAATACAGTCCAATATATTCATAGAAAGAGGTAAAATGTCTGCATTAGAATATATTGAAAGACTTGGTGAAGTTGATAATGTTGGTGACTTAACCAAATATGGATATGGGTTTTTTAATGTGGAAAAACAATGATTTTAAGTATTTATATTTAAAACGATAAACAATATAAAAGATATTAATAGTGGCAACAGGTAGTTACGGAACAATTAGACCGGCAGATGTTAGTCCTGATGATGTAGACATCATTTTGAATTACACTCCAAGTAGAGACGATACTGATAATTTCGTTTTAACAAAATTGGATGCAAAAACAATATTACGACCTTATTTTAATAATAACAATACTGGTGGTAATGCGGATGTTGAGATTTTAGGTGGATTATACAACTTAAAACTTCCTGCGGATGTATTCAATAAATTAGGGATATATACATTATATATTAGACCGGCAGAGATAAGAACTAGAATTACAGATTGTGGTATTTTATCGGCATTACCAAATGTTAAAGGGATTGTTATTGATGTTAATAATGTCCCAACACAATTTAGGAATAATTTTATTAATCAAGGTTTAATTGGATTTAGAGTTGAATATTTAAATTCTGATGGAACAAAGATACCGAACTTTTTTAGGATGATAACCTCATCTTTTTATTGTGAGCCAGTAATACAAAATCTTACAAATACATCACAAAAATCAATTAGATATAGATATACTGAAGGAACAACTAATTTAATTTTTTGTACGCTTTCACCATCATCATCACCAACTAATAAACCAAACGCAACACCATTCATTGGACAACCAAATCAAGATATTGTTATTAGTAATACATATTTTAATCCGGTAACCACTGAAATTGAGATTGTTGAGCACGATATATCAACATTGGCACTTGCTCTTTATGGGAATCAAACTAAGTCAATTGATGATGGTATTTACACTATTTACGACAGTGAAAATAATATATACAAACAATACAACTTATACGAAATTAGAGATCAGTTTAATGAACTTCTTTATGAAGTTAGACAAGACAGAGGTAATAATATTGATTTTACTAAAAACTTTACAAATATAACAGGATAATGGCAATTATTAAGTATACTTGCCCACCACAGGCTAGCGGAGAAGGAAGTTTTTCTGACAATCTTGTCGGATTTCAATTAGTTGACGGTGGAGGTTTTACTCAAGCAAATTTTGAGTTCACTACCAATGTGACCGAAAAAGTTAATAGAAATTTCTCAATTGGATCATTTTCCGATCCAATTTCTTTGGAATCAATGAATATTACCGATATTGAACAATCAAAATTATTGGTAAATAAAAATTTTCAAGTATACCCAAATTATGATTTAAGTGAAATTACTAATTTTACAATTTATGGTTCTTTGGCTAAAAGATTTTCAGTATCCATAACTAAAATTATTAATTACTTTCCTGCGGCGTTAGAGATATTTTCATCAACAACAAGATTTGTAACAGGACAAACAGTTACAACCTCATCGTATGATGTTATTGAAAATGAGACATATTTTGAAATTCCATTATATCTTATTCGTAATCCGTTTGACATTGATTTTAGTATTAATGCAACAAGAAACTTACAATTAAGAGAGATTACAGTATCTCCATTGAGAAATTTAACGGTGGAATACTCAAAATATACGGTTATTATTGATGGGGTAAATTACCCAATTAATACAGTAGTACCAACAACAGACACAGATACAACATTAAAATTGTATATTGAAGGAAACCCGTTTAATGGACAATCCGAGATTTTTAAAACAATAATAATAAGACCAACAGACTTCTATGTTAACAAAGTCTTCAATGAGGAGTTTGATCAAGTTGAAAACTTTTTATTAAATAGAGAAATTTCACCAAAATATAGTGCTTATTTTAATAAACCAATTGAAAATGATGATGGTACTTATACTATCACTCAAGAAGTTGTAATTTTCCCATTAAGTGGTATTTGGAATTTAAGTATTAGTGGTAATGATTTTAATAGTTATCTATTAAAATTAAGTAGTGTTGCGGAAAATTTAGATGAATATAGAACAAATTTAATTTCTAGATTTTTAACTACAGGTGCGATAAAAGAATTTGATACATCGGATCAAAAAGTAGAAAAAATATTACAAATATATGGTAGAAGTTTTGATGAAACAAAAAAATTCATAGGTGCTTTAGCGTATATGAATTCAGTTCATTATACCGTTAAAAATGATATCCCATCACAACTTTTAAAAAATTTAGCACAAACTTTAGGGTGGAAAGATAATATTTCACCAATCACTAACGAACAATTATTAGATTCTGTATTCTCAAGTGGGGAAAATACATTTACAGGACTTTCTAAAGGACAAACTCCTGAAGAAATTAATTATCAATATTATAGAAATTTAATATTAAATTCCGCATATCTATTTAAGTCAAAAGGAACAAGAAAATCAATTGAAATGTTGTTGAGATTGATTGGTGCTCCTGATGCCATTACCGAATTTAATGAATATGTGTATGTTGCTGATCAGAGAATAAATTTAACTCAATTTGGGGAACAATATACTCAAATATCGGGAGGTACATATGTACAGGATATACCTGTATTGGATACTACCGACATATATTCAATTATGGGTGTTCAGTATACGGGATTCACAACAAATACTGTAACTCAAGATATTACAGTAACCAAAGTTGATTACCCTATAGATAGTTTTGGTTATCCAAGTATGCCTGTAGACAGTGATAATTTCTTCTTCCAAATTGGGGGAGGATGGATAGAATCTACACCACAACATAGAATGCCGGCACAAGTTGATTTGACGACTAGTGTATTTACAGGTGCAAACCCAAATTATCAAACAACTTTACAACCATTCAATTACGGGGAAGAATATTTACAGAGATTTAAACAATTTCCATATATGGATTTAGGTTTTAAATTACGAAAAACTGCGGATAATAAAAAAAGTTGGGTGGTAAATAATGAAATTATTAGGAGAAGTACTGATGGTGGATTTACAGCTTATTACCCTACTGATGATGATAGATTAGTGTTGAATGTTAAAAATATTGACATTTTTATGAATCCAGCTCAGGGACTTGTTTACGATGTTTGGAATATGTCACGACAATATAATTACCCAATACCTGAAGAAGGATTGAATTATATTGCACCAACATACTGTAACCCAAATCCTAACACACCATACCCACAAAGAGGGGGAATAGATTGGACTGAAATTATACCAAAACCAAAACAAAAAACATTTTTTGAATTTGCTCAAAGTTTTTGGCATAACACAATTAATGTTAGAAATAGACAATTTATTACTGATGGAAAGACGGGAGGTTATCCGACACTTCAGTCAATTTATTGGAAATATCTTGAATCACTAGAATTGGCGGGAATTAAAAACGACAATTTTACTTATCAGACAATGATAGATTATGTAAATGGTATTGGGGATTATTGGATTAGATTAATTGAACAAATGGTTCCGGCAACAACAATATGGAATGCCGGTACAAAGTACGAAAATTCAATATTCCACAGGCAAAAATATGTGTGGAGAAGACAGATGGGTTGTCAATTAGTACTTGTACCTTGTAACCCATGTACATTAGTGGGGCAATTATTTACCTACGATTGTCCAATCCAAACGGTAAGTTGTTCAGTGTATCCTTGGGATACAAATCCTTATATTAATTCATTTGGTAATGTTCTTGGTGATATGTTAAATGGTTATCTATCATCAAACGGTTTAACATTTGGTGATTGTGATATGAATACGTTACAAACTACTTGGTATGTGAATGTTAAATTTAATGGAAATGATATTATTAACTACCCATTCTTCAATGGGGTTGGATATAATAACCCATTATCTGTACCAAGCGGACAAACTTGGGTTGATGCAATACAAACAAGTTTTGTTGATTTACAAACATATGGGTTAAGTTATTATTTAAATGATGATGAAACAAGTTTTACTGTATTTAATAGTACTTGTATCCCATTAAGCGTAGTTCAAAGTTTTGAACTTAATGTTGGAATAAATTTTAATTTACTATGTAACTAATGAGTTGTGGTTTACCATATGTGTATAATTATTTTGTAAGCGGAGATTGCTCTAATATAGGTGCTGGAGTAGTATCATTTGATATTACAGGAAGTACCGCTCCTCCATATTCTGTAATGGAATTAACCACATCAGGTTTGTTACCGACTTCTGCGTCTACTACTTCATATTATTTTAGTGGTTTAACTGGTGGTTCATATAGTTTGGAAATTACGGATTCTTGTTTAAGTCCAGGACCTTCATCCGCAATAATAAATTTTAATATATCTACAGGTAGTTGTTTATCAATATCGTCAACAACAAATACAACTTGTGGTAATAATAACGGATCTTTAACCTCAACATTCTCAGTTGATTATGGGGGTGGAGAAGTTTTTCTATATGAAACAACAAATGGGTATCAATCAAGTGGTGCAACAACCCTTGGTAGTTATACTTTTAATTCATTATCAGGTGGTACATATTATGTTATCGGAAATGATGGAGGTGGATGTACTGGGAAAAGTGAAAGTTGTATTGTAAAATCCTCAACAACGGTTGATTTTGGTGTTTATGTTATAAATGATGGTAGTTGTGTTGCACTTGATGGAAGTGGGAAGATAATTGTTACAGGACAGACGGGAACATCACCATATACATATAGTTGGAGTAGTAATGCGAATGGACAAACAGGTTCTACAGTTACAGGATTAACGAGCGGTGTTTATAGTGTGACTATGACGGATTCGTTAGGATGTTCAAAAACACTAACAAATATTACGGTGAACCAAGTGTTACCTGTTGGTATTGTTAATTTTACTATTGTGTCACCAAGTTGTTTCTCAAATGACGGGGAGGTTACAGTCCAACTTACAGGAGGGACATCACCTTTCTATTATTCAGGATCAAATGGTAGTGTCGCAATTTCATTCTCAGATAGTTATACATTTACGGGGTTATCTTCAGGTGATTTTACTGTTAATGTTACCGATGCTGGATTATGTACTAGCTCACAAACAACAACATTATTAACACCTAACGGATTCTCAATTCTTAATCTTAGTACGGTTAATTCAAATTGTAATAATAGTGACGGACAAATTTTTATTGAATTAAATGGTGGTTCTAATGTTGGTACATATGTTTACACTTTAATAAATTCTTTAGGTAATACTGTATCTACATCAACTGAAGGTAATAATTATCATTCGCCACCATTATCATCGGATACATATACTATTTTGATTAGTGGAGGTTCTTGTGTATTTACCGCAACAACAATAATAAATAATACTAATTTATATACAATTACCGCAAATACCACAGGTACAACTTGTGGTTTTAATAATGGGACAATACAGATTTTAGCGTCAAGTGGGGGTACACTACCATATACCTATCAAATCACCGGATTTCCACCTGGACCCGTATCAACATTTAGTAATTTATCTCCAGGATTTTATGATGTAACTGTAACGGATTCAGGAGGTTGTCAACAAATTGAAACGGTATATATTACAGGATCGTCTCCAGTGTATTTTGATTTTTTTGCTACACAACCTATAAGTGGGAATGATGGAGAACTTGATGTATTAATAACAAGTGGGGAGCCACCGTTTATTTTAAATTGGAGTTCTAATGTTAATGGACAAACAGGAACTACCGTGACTGGTTTAACTGCGGGAACATATTCATTAGAGGTAATTGATGATAATGGATGTGCATTAATTAAAACGATTGAATTATTTGGAACAGTACTATATAGTAGTTATCAAACATATAGAGTATGTTCTAATAATTTCCAAAATAGTGGTACTCTTGGTAGAAGAGGTATACAACAAATGTTAAATGAAGGTTTCTTTGATTTAACATCGGGAGATACTAATTGTATATTAAATTCTGCTATTTTTACGCTTGATGTGACAGTAAATGGTGTTAATTCTCAAACCGTATTTTATACATCAACAGGACTTGATGATTACCCAACAGATGAGGAATGGGTTAATGAAATTAAAACTTCTTTATATGGTTTTTCGGGAATTACTTCGGTTGAAACCAATATTGAAACTAATAAAATAATAATTAAGAGTGGTTGTTTAACTGGAGGCACAACTTGTCAACCTACGGTAACAACACAATTGGATGACACAAGAGTAATAATTAATTTGTTAATAGATTATGACATATCTTGTGTGGAATGTGGAGTATATCAAAAAGTTTTCCAAGACGACTTTGAGTTTGTATTCCAAGATGATAATAGTTATATATTCCAAGGACAGTAATGACACAATTGGTGATAAGTAATGTTACAGGATTAACAATACCATATCAAATATATGTTTGTGATGTTTATGGTAATAATTGTACAATAGTTGCAACTGTAAATACTGTAATTCCACCAATGGTTACAATTACATTACCATCACAATTTAATATGTCACCAGCAATAGGAGTATTAGTAAAAGATTTATATTGTGAAAGATTTATTGTTTTAAATTGCGTTAATTTACCACCTGTAGGAAAACAATTCCAAGACGGAGATTACTTCTTCTTTATGGATTATAGCATTTATCAGTTCCAATAATGAATTAAAGTGTATTTATATATAAAAAAGAATAATGGCATTTTTAACGGATCAAATACCAGCAACCGGGGTTAATTTAACTGATTTATTTCACATAGTGGATCCTAATGATTTATCACAAGGTAATCCTGCTGGATCATCATATAAAGCGTGTTTTCAGCAAGTACTTGGAGCATTAACGGGTGGAACATCTGTTATGATAGTTGGTTCTGGAATTGGTTCGGTTGAAAGATGTGGTAATAATAATGATGCAAGTGGGAACTACTCCACTGTAAGTGGTGGTAGAGTAAATACATCAAGTTGTAATTGGTCAACTGTAAGTGGGGGGTATTGTAACACATCAAGTGGGTGTTATTCGACAGTAGGTGGCGGACAACAAAATGGTTCAACATCTAATAATTCAACTGTAAGTGGCGGGTATTGTAATACAATCTTAACAGGAGCAACAAACTCAACTATAGGTGGAGGGAACTCCAATACAATACTAATAGGATCAACTTTAACAACGATTGGTGGTGGTGGTTTGAATACATCAAGCGGTTCTAGATCAACCGTAAGTGGTGGTGTTGGTAACACATCAAGTGGTGGTGGATCAACAGTTGGTGGTGGTCAAAGTAACGAATCAAATGGGGCTAACTCAACCGTAAGTGGAGGTTATTATAATACATCAAGTGGTGACTGGTCAACAATTGGCGGTGGTAGTGGGAATACATCAAGTAATTATTTTTCAACAATTGGCGGTGGTAGAAGTAACACATCAAGTGGGTGTTACTCAACCGTTGGTGGTGGTAAATGTAACACATCATCAGGTACTTATTACTCAACTATAAGTGGAGGATATCGTAATACATCAATTGGTAGTGAATCAACCATAGGTGGGGGGCGTTTTAATACCTCAAGCGGTTACTATTCAACTATAAGTGGAGGACGTTGTAACTCATCAATTGGTGCGGATTCAACCATAAGTGGTGGTCTTAGTAACAAAACAAATAGTGACACATCAACCATAGGTGGTGGGTGTAATAATACAATATTAACTGGTTCAACAAGTTCATCAATTGGTGGTGGTGAATGTAATACAATCTTAACAGGATCAACAAGTTCATCAATTGGTGGTGGTGAATGTAATACAATCTTAACAGGATCAACACATTCAACAATTGGAGGGGGTGTGAGTAATACTTCAAGCGATTATTATTCAACCGTAGGTGGTGGTGCAAACAACACTTCAAGTGGAGGTAGATCAACCATAAGTGGGGGAGCAAGTAGTACATCAAGTGGATATTATTCAACCGTAGGTGGTGGTAGATGTAATAGATCGTTAGGGGATTCTACAACCGTAGGTGGTGGTCAATTTAATAGGGCGTGTGGTCAAATATCAACAATAAGTGGGGGGCGAGCAAATATTTCGTGTGGAACATATAGTTCAGTCGGTGGTGGAAACGCTAATACGTCAAGTAGTTATGCATCAACTGTTGGAGGTGGATTCAGTAACACATCTTATGGTGTGTGTTCAACAGTAAGTGGTGGTCGTCAAAATACATCGGTTGGTGATACCTCAACGGTAAGTGGGGGTATAGGTAATACATCATTAGGAGCGTGCTCAGTAATTGGTGGGGGTGTTTGTAATACAAATATGTCTACGGGTGGTTTTATAGGATCAGGTTGTGGAAATACTTCGTGTGATGTTTATAGTTTAGTAGTTGGAGGTTATTTTAATAAAGTTAACGGTAAAGCTTCAACAGTTAGTGGAGGTTATTGTAATACAATATTAGCTGGAGCAACAAGTTCAACCATTGGTGGTGGACAACAAAATACAATATTAGCATCAGCAGCAAACTCAACCATTGGTGGAGGTAGTGGTAACACAATAAGTAGTTTTTCATCAGTCGTAGTAGGTGGATGTTTAAACACGTCAAGTGGGGGATACTCATTTATCGGTGGTGGTAGAAGAAATGTGTCAATCGGTTTTATATCAACCGTAAGTGGAGGTTATTGTAACACATCAATCGGAGATTGCTCAACCGTAGGTGGTGGTAGAGGTAACACATCAAGTGGGTGTTATTCAACCGTTGGTGGGGGAACGCAAAATAAAAGTAATGGTGTAGTATCAACAATAAGTGGGGGTAGAACTAATACCGCATCAAATTATTTTACATTTATTGGTGGAGGTAGAGGTAACACATCAAGTGGGTGTTATTCGACAATAGGTGGTGGATGTTTGAATCGATCTTTAGGTGTTGGATCAACAATAGGTGGTGGATTGCAAAATATAACAAGTGGTAATTGTTCGTCAATATTAGGAGGAATTAGTAATACATCAAATTGTAATGGATCAACCGTAGGTGGTGGTTGTCGTAATACTGCATCAAATTATTTTTCGTTTGTTGGTGGAGGACTACAAAATACAAATAATGGTGTTTGGGGTACCTTATCTGGAGGTATATGTAATAGACTTATAGGTAACGGAGCATCAATTGGTGGTGGTTCTAACAATACTGCTTGTGGAGATTATTCGGTAATAAGTGGTGGAATATCGGGAACTACAACGGCAAGTAATAATTTCATTGGTGGAGGAAGTAATAACACAACAACAGGAAACTACTCCTCAATTTTAGGTGGAGTATTTAACACCTCAATAGGAAATTATTCTTCAATTTTAGGAGGTTCAGGAAATACCGTAACACATAATTGTTCATCGGCTTTTGGTGTTGGTATTACATCGGTTTCAGCGTGTACATTCCATACAAATTATTTAACATTACAAAATACACCAGATACTGATCCGTCAAATACAAATTTCTTGGTGAGAGATACATCAACAGGTGTCGTTAAATCAAGAGATATTTCATTACCGTTGAATTATGCGACCTCCGCAATAACATCATCACAAACATTAACTTGGGATAAAAGTTATTGGGGGGTTAGTGGTTCATCAAATGTTGATTTAACATTACCGACAACAACATCGAAAGATGGTTATTATTTATTGATAAAAGATGAAGCAGGAACTTCTGGTTCATACAGAATAAGATTAACGCCAGCATCAGGATTGATTGATGGTAATTCATATGTTGATATGAATATAAACTATATGTCTCTTACTGTTATGGTGAGAAACGGAAATTGGTATATAATATGAGTTTTATTTTTAATAATCAAGTATCTTATAGTGACAGTGCAAATTTAGATGCATTTGGTAGGTTAAGAACTGCCGCAGTCCAAAATTTATTGGACATTAAACACGTATACGATAAAAATCCATTACAAGTAAATGAGGTTACCGCAGGAACTGCAACGTCAATTTTTAATCAACAATTTGCGAGAGTTAGAATGTCAACTGCGGCAAATAATGATTTAGTTATAAGACAATCAAAAACACACCCTATTTACCAACCAGGAAAAAGTCAATTATTCCAAGCAAGTTTCTCAAATTTTCAGTTAGAAACAAATGTCATAAAAAGGGTGGGAGGATTCACCTCAACAACGGCATCTACATATAATTCGGTTTTTGATGGGTTCTTTTTAGAAAGTAATGGGGTAACAAACGAAATAAGTTTTCAAATATGGAGATCGGGAACTACGGTTTATAGTGCGGCAACAACCGTATGGAACACTAATGAATTTAACCCAATAGGTTTAGATTGGTCTAACACTAATTTAATGTCAGTTGATTATCAATGGTTAGGTGTTGGTAGAATGAGATTTGGTTTGGATTTAGATGGAATATTAATTTATTTTACCGAACATAATTGTGCTAATAACGAACCAAATGTTTATATGTCATCACCAAATCAACCAATAAGGTATGAAATAAGACAAGTTGGTGTTGGTTCAGGAAGTTTTGATATGATATGTTCACAAGTATCAACCGAAGGAGCATTAAACGGACTATATTCCACTGTAGGAGTTATAAACTCAACCACTGCAGATTTAAATTCGTCAGGTACAAAATATCCATATATTGGTTATAGACTTAAACCAAGTTATAAATCAGTGACATCGCAATATAGTAGTTTGAGTATTTTAAATACCTCAAATGATAATTACTTAGTGACTATTGAATTTAATCCTACATTATCTGCAACTCCAAGTTGGACAGATATACCAAATTCACCATTTCAATATTCAATATATAATGGGACTGTTACAACAACGATAACATCACCAGGTCACATTATGTCGTCTTTAATTGGTGAATCAGGATCATCAGCACTTTCAACAATTAAAGTGGATGATAATCAAATTAGAGTTGGTTCTAATGTTGATGGAACACTTGATGAAATGTGGGTATGTATAACACCATTAAGTGCAAGTGCAACATTTTTGGGAACCGCAGAAGTATTATATTATTTATAAAATAAAAATAGATTAAAAAATGGCAAATCAAAAACTTACAGACAGAGTATTGGCAACGGGAGTCACATTAAATGATTTAATTCATATTGTAATTCCGACAGATATAACTGACGATCCTGCGGGTTCATCATATAAAGCAACCGTTAGTCAGATGATGGACACTATAAGTGGTTCCACAATTATGGTTTTGGATGCAGGAATTGGATCAACAATGAGATGTGATAATAATAATGAAGCGTCGGGAAGTTATTCAACAGTTAGTGGAGGTTATTGTAATACCTCAAGTGGAAATAAATCAACTGTAAGTGGTGGATACCTTAATACATCGAGTAGTTATTACTCAACAGTTGGTGGTGGAGCGGCTAACACATCTAGTTGTGTTTATTCGACGGTAAGTGGTGGTCGTAACAACACATCAAGCGGTATTTATTCATTTATTGGTGGAGGATCCTTCAATAATAATAGTTCTTGTGGAAGTGTTATATCGGGTGGTGCAAATAATTTAACAGGACCAACAGGTGTTATCTCAACTCTAAGTTCATATACTCCAAGTGCTGGATTAGGTCTTGCAGATGCGACTTACGGACCTTATTCTCAAACAACAACAAGTGGTTATGGTGTTGGTGCGGATTTTACATTTGATGTTAGTGGTAATACAATAACTGGAGTTACAATCACAAATGGAGGTTTTGGATATAGTAATGGTGACACTATTTTTATTACAGGAACAACTTTTCCTGGTGGTACATCATCAAATGATGTTACATTAACTATTAATAATGTTTTAAGTAGTTATTATTCAACCGTAAGTGGAGGACTAAATAATACATCAAGTGGAGATTGCTCAACCATAGGTGGAGGTAGAGGTAACACATCAAGTGGTAATGGTTCATTTGTTGGTGGCGGATCATTTAACAAATCAACTAATAATTTTTCAACAGTTGTAGGAGGTGCGGGTAACACATCAAGTTCTTATTATGTGACAATTGGTGGGGGAAAATACAACACATCAAGTGCTTGTTACTCAACCGTAAGTGGTGGATATAGAAATACAACATTAACGGGGTCAACATATTCAATAATAGGTGGTGGTCGTAGTAACACATCAAGTGCTTCGTATTCAACAATAAGTGGTGGGTATTGTAATACAATTTTAACAGGATCAACAAGTACAACAATTGGTGGTGGTTATCAAAATACAATATTAACAGGATCTACATATTCAACAATAAGTGGTGGTATATGTAACACATCAATTGGAATATCTTCGTCAATATTAGGTGGTTCTGGAAATACGGTTATACACGATTGTTCATTTATTGTTGGTAATGGAATAGCAACTTCTTGTCCTAATACGACATATATGAATTGTTTATCAATTATGGATTTACCAAATGAATCGTCATTACCATTACCTTCAGGTTCTGTTTATTATTGTACGACAGGTTGTGGTATTTACTATGTTCCATAATTCACTTTTTACAATACTATAATATCTTTATTTATAATTAATTTACTAAAAAATGGTAAGTTGATTATTTATAGTAAAAGAGAATATAAATGTCCAATTGTTATTGTTTAGAATTTAGTTTTGCAAAGGTTAATCAGTATGATTTAACCTATCAAGATTGTAGTGGAAACACTGTAACAGAAACATTCCAAAGTGGTACAACATACAATATATGTAGTGAAAATTTTGATCCAATAACAAATTGTTTAGATATTGATTTTGAAGTTAAAGGACTCTGTGTTAATGGAGTTTGCCCTGGTGGATTATTTAAATATCAAAATGAATGCGATGTAATAACAATATTCCCATTGGGAGTACAATGTTTAACTGAAAATCCAACAACAAGTAATAGTTTTGACGGTGTGGCATCTTTGTATATTACAGGAGGTACACCACCATATTTTATATCATGGGAAAATGGTAATTATTCTCAAACATTAACAAATTTGGGTTCAGGAGAATATGATGCGGTTGTTACCGATTTTTATGGTGACTTTACCGCAAGAACAACTTGTTATTTAACCGCACCAAGTCCGACACCAACACCAACTCCTACACCAACTCCTACACCGATACCGGCATTTAGTGGTTTATGTTTAATTGTTGAAGGTAGAATAGGTAAAGATCCTTATCTTGAATTAATTGATTTTGGTTATAATGGGTATTATAATGGAAAACCAACTTGGACATCAACACCTTCAGGTTATGATGTGGTATGGATGAGTGGTACAAGTCAGTGGGAAGTGTCAGGATGGACATACGGTAGTTTAGTTAATTTAAATCCAGCTACACCACCTATTGCTGGATGGCAATCTATTGGTTCAGTACCACCAAATCCGTCAATATTATCGGTACAAATGAGTGAAGGAACTTGTGCAAGTCAAGACATATTGAGATATGAATTAACAGTTAACCAACCTACTTGTGTTCGTAAAGATGGTTTAGGTGGATGTATTAGTGACGGAAGTATAATATTTAATATTATTGATGGAGTTCCACCATATGAGTATAGTATAGATGGATTCAACTTCTTCCCTAACCAACCTATCTTCCAAAGTCTATGTCCTGGGTTATACACAACAATTGTTACAGACTCTTCAGGACAAACATTTAGTCAAATTGTGAATTTAATACAACCGGCAGCACCTCAAATATATGCACTAACATTATCACTAAACGCCACGTCAACCGCATTTAATGTTACGGTTTCACCACAATTACCTGTAGGTACTACTCTTTCATTTGATTTAGTACATGAGAAATATTTTACAGAACAACCTCAATTTAATGCGTACACTTGGAATAATGTGGTTACAGTAAATAAAAATATGATTCCTGTTCCATATAGTACAACCACTAATAGTGGGTCATCAAATGCTTTACCTGATAAAGTGTGTATTGGAGGTGTTGTTGTTGAGTCACTTACAACATTTACTTGGGATAATATAACTATGGTACAGGGAGACACTGTTAGTGGTACAATTAGTAATCCAACACCAATATTGAATCTACCTTTAGAAACTCACTGTTTATCTGAAAAACATTCATATAATTTATATTTAAATGATGTAAAGTTAACTAACTGTCCTTGTTGTTCGGTAACCGTAATAAATAAACCGATAGGAAAAGTAGGGTAAAATAAAATATCAAACATAGTATTTATATAACAAATGGCATATATACTCAAAAATACATCTGGTTTAATCAATACAAGAGTTACTGATACAGGTAGACAAAAATTATCTGAAGGTAACTTTAACATTGCGTATTTCCAAGTTGGGGATAGTGAAGTATCGTACAATGCATTATCGTCAACATATAATCAACCATATAGTATGGTATTGGAACCACCATTTAATAGTCAAAATAGTGCTGGTTCACCACAATCAAATAGACAAAATGTTAAATACCCTTATTATGTAGATGGTTCTGCCGGTAATACATATGGAATTCCTTATATGGATTCGGTTATTGAACCTGTATTTAATAGAGCTCCTTTAAGAGGATTTTTTTCAGGAAATACTAGTGCAACCACAATTAGTTGGAGTGCTTTAACTAACAATAATTATGTAGTTAGCTCAAACTATGTTGTAAATATGTGTTCTTTAAGTGGAACAAACCAAGTTGAATTAATATATTCTGGTTCTAATTTAATTAATGAGGGAATACCTTCAGTTGGTGATTTTATTACAATATATTATGACGGTAAATGGGATATAAATAACACTTGTTATAATTTACCAACCCCAACACCATCAGCGTCCGTCGCATCAACACCGACACCAACCCCAACACCAAGTTCAACGTATACATTTGTGTGTTCGGCAACACCAACGCCAACACCAACTAAGACACCTTGTTTAACACCATCAAACACACCTGCGTGTCCTCCACCACCTATGGCGGATTGTTATATGTCAATTAATAGTTGTTATCCAATGATGACATATAGAATTATTGCGTACTGTAACAATGTTATTACTGTTGATAGGAATTTACCTGACTTTTCATCATTTTCTGGGTCATGTTATTCAAGAACATTAATCTATCCACCAAATATGACAACACTTTATGATAGTATAACACCGGCACCTCATTGGAGTAGTGATGTTATTAATTTTGAAACTGTTTGTGATATTGATGAGTTTGATGTTAAAATATGGAACATGAATATTCCTTGGAGTGAAAATCCTGCAGGTTTATATCCTGCAACATATGAGGGATATGAATATTTTGGATCAATAGATTATCTTGGGACAAAAGAATATTTTGGATACGCATCAAGTTTGGGACAAAAAGACACTAGTTCGGTATATTACTACAATTCATTTGATGAAAAGATTACGGTACAACCTGAAGAACAAAAAGCAATTGCAATAATACATTATACAAATCAAACCATTGACTTCTTCTATGGAGAGAAATTTGCGCTAGAACCATATGATTCCGCAAATCCTGATGATACAACAGGACAAGCAAGAAACTTTAAATTACATCTACCTTGGTTGATGTGGCATAAAAATCCTGCGTGTTGTTCGGGAGAAACATTTTGGGTTGATCCTGCGGGGTTTGAAGATAAAAATCTATTTGATGTCCAATACATACAATCAAATAAAAATTCAGGGATGAATCAACCTGGTATTAGATATTATCATCTTTGGGATACTCACGCAAATGCTGATGGATACCCAAGTAGAATTGGTAAAGTATTCCCTGATAGTAAGATAGTTATTATTGATGATGAGGAAATAATTGCGGCGATGTCATATAAGTCAAATAGAAACTGGACTTTACCAGCACCTCAAGTTTCCTTAGTAACCCCAAATACTTGTGGAACACCAACAACAACGGTAGATGGTATCTTAACAGGAAATAACGAAACTATGTATGTGACTTATAGATTCACAAATCAAACTGGTTTTACAGATTCACTACATTGTAATTATTACTCAAAAGTAATCGGTAATAATAATGATTGTAATCCTGACACATCTAAAAATGTTGCATTAAGATTTGGTGCGGAATTCGGATGTATGGTACAACCTTCATACAGTGCTGGAACACCTTGTATTACTTCTTGTAACTACTTACCTCAAGGATATTTTGGTACTAATTTTGAAATTCTGTGTCAAAAAGTTATAACAGGAAATAGACCTGACTCAACTCAATGGAGAATAATTGATTATACCGATGTTATTAGTGCGTCAACAATTAATGGATATTTAACTCAAGATGGTATTACAGGCACGACATTCGTAATTACACCTGAATTATACAACGCAGCACCATATTATAATTTAAATAATTACATATCCTTAACTACATTAGGATCCACAGGTGAAACATTAAATTTTGGTGATGAATTTTATTTTTATGGTGGTTTGGAAACAGATATCCAAGCAACAATATATGAAATGAAATATAAGATTAATTTGAGTAATGCTGAATTCTTAAACACATCAAATCCTACTTGGACTCAAGGAACTAAATCATATATTACTGAGATTGCATTATTGGATAGAAATAAAGATATATTAGTAATGTCCAAACTACAATCACCAGTTCTAAGACAAGGTATCCAACAGTTCGTAGTTAAGTTAGATTTCTAAAAACTTTAATTTTAATTAATAGTTGTTATATTATTAATAAATCATTTTTTATGACTAAAACTATTAAAAATTCACCAAAAGTCCTTGGACTAGATGTCTCAACAAGAACCATTGGGTGGGCATTATTTGATATTAAAGAACAAGAATTATTAGAATTAACTCACATCTCACCAAGACCAAAAGCAAAAGACTTTGGAGATAATAAAATGATGGAGTTGTTACTTAAATCTGAAATATTCAGAACAAAATTATCCGAATATAAAAATTTAGGGATTGTTAATGTAGTTATTGAGGAACCGTTGTTGAACTCAAATAATGTCTATACAATTCAAACTCTTTTAAGATTTAACACATTAATATGTAAAGAAATTTATGATGCGTTAGGTATAGTTCCCGAATTTATATCAACATATAACTCAAGAAAATTTGCATTCCCTGAATTAGTACAACCTAATGATAAAGGTAAGCATGTTTTATTTGGGGGACTTCCAAAAGACATAGATAAGAAACAAATTATTTGGGATTTAGTGGCAAAAAAAGAACCTCAAATCCAATGGTTGTACACTAAAAATAACACCTTAAAGAAAGAAAATTTTGATCAAACCGATGCTTATACCTGTGTATTAGGATATATGAACTCAAAAGAAATTTGGAAATAATATCGGTTAGATAAAGGATAATTTGAAATATCGTCTTTTTAGACGATATTTTTTTTTATGGTGAACTCGGAGTTGGTGTTGGTGTTTGAGTCAATGTCGGAGTTGGTGTCGGAGTTAATGTAACACAAGGACAATCAATAAAAACTATATTAATGTTATTACCTACAGGTATCTTATATGATTTTACAGTAATTGTTGAACCACCATTTATGTTTATTACTTGAGTCTCGTTATTACTACAGTTTTTAATATTAAAAGTATTTGCAGTATATAGTAAATTAGTTACTTTATACTCACAACAAACATCAGGAGTTTGAGTTGGTGTTAATGTAGGTGTAGGTGTTGGTGTAGGTGTTGGAGTTGAACTAACAGGTGGAATACAAACAAGACATCCTCCTTCAGAAACTAAACCATTCTCAGTGTTCAAGACTATAATATCAACACCACTAATATTATCCGCAGTACCAATGTACTCAATACAAACATCTATCTCATTCACTTCCGCCTCATATACCATACCAATTACTGGAGTACCACCTGTCGGGTTTAATATAACATCAGTGGTTGAATAAATAAATCCATTTAAACAATCTTTGAATTGTTTGCTATTTGGACATTTAATATAATCATCAAGAGTGTTAAATGTTACTAAACCTGTATAATTACATGGTCTGGTAATTTCAGGTGAAGGTGTTGGAGTTAATGTTGGAGTTGGTGTTGGAGTTGGTGTATATGTAATACCCGAAACATTAATACCGATCCCACCACAAGGGTTTGTTGAGGTTGGTGTCATTGTTGGGGTTAATGTCGGAGTTGGTGTCGGAGTTGGAGTTTGTGTTGTGGGTACATCACAATCAAAAATCGCATCAAAATCTATTGAACAAGCAGCACTTGGTGATGGAGTTGGTGTAGGGCAAATACCCGAACTAAAAAGTTCATCACATAAATCAGGACAAGAACTTACACAAGGTGATTTACCAAATAATAAACAATTTGGATCCCCTAAAGTTAATGCTAAACACCATTGAGTTTGTCCTGTTGAATAATAAATAGTATATGTATCTCCTGTGAAATAATCATAACCCGCATCGTAAGTACCTGCGGAAAAATATGTACCATCAAAAGATGATGAAGTACCACTTACACAATATTGACCAAAACAAGACATACTTAAACGGTTACGGTGTCAGTTACAACACAATTATTATCATCCACAATTTTAACTATAAAATCAGTTAAAGATGAGTACACTGGTGGAATCTCAAAGGTATATGGTAAGTCACCACTTACGATTGTTGATACATAAATACAACTTGTGTATCCTGTATCACATACATAAACATCAAATGGTGTTGAACCTGAAATATTATTTATTGTTATATCTGTTGGCATTTACTATTGTTATCTTAGATAAATATAAAGGAATGTAAAAACTTGTGAAGTTTGATTATTCCATAATTTATGTTTATATTATAATTTATGGATGAAAATGAATCTTTGGTTGAATTATTGGAGGATGTTTTGGGGGATCACGGATTACACTACCCAAATAGAGGACAAATATCCTTCAATTGCCCCGTATGTGACGACGATAGAAACAAATCCAACCTTGAGGTAAATTATTTTACAAATGTTTATAAATGTTGGTCTTGTTCTGAAAGTGAGGGTACGCACGGATCTTTGGGTAAACTTTTTGATAAATACGGGAATAAAAAACATAAAAAATTATATAACATCCTTAAACCTGAAACTGTTCAGGTGAAAGAAAAGAAAAAACCTAAAGTCCAACTACCAAAAGAGTATAAGTTATTTAAGGATGTTAATCCAAGATATCCAATTAGACAACAAGCAATAAATTACCTATATAATCGGGGAATTTCCGATTATATGATTGAAAAATACCAAATTGGGTTCTGTGATAATGGTAGTCATTCTGGTAGGATAATTATTCCATCTTATAGTGCAAAAGGAGAACTTAACTATTACATAGGTAGAAGTTGGGATCCGTATACTAAAGCTAAATACCGAAATCCCGAAGCCGAGAAAGAAAAAATTATTTTTTGGGAAAATTTAATTGATTGGAACAAAGATATATACCTTGTTGAAGGTGCTTTTGACGGGATTTTCTTAGAAAACTCAATACCAATGCTCGGAAAACATATGTCAGAATTATTGTTTGAATCAATATATAATAAAGCTAAAGGTGATATTATTATTTGTTTGGATGCTGATGCGTGGGTTAACGCAGTTAAACTTTATCACGAATTAAATGGTGGAGTTCTATGGGGTAGAATAAAAATTATCAAATTACCTGATGATAAGGATGTTTGTGATTTGAAGGGAGAAATAAATGATTATTATATTGAAATACGAGATTAATGGATTTAAAAGAAATTGCAAAGGAGATAAGAGAGATTATTGAAAACAAACAAAAGGAACTACAATTAACTTTTGAGGAAGATAGTCACACATACACAATGATTGATTCATCGGGTAACTTGAGAAGTGATTGGCCGTCAGTATCAAAAGTGATGAAGTTATTTTATACCGAATTTGACTCGGATGGAATTGCTGAAAAGAAGGCTAAAGGTGACCCTGAAGAAAAGGCTCGTTTATTGAAAGAATGGTCAGATGCGGGAACCTATTCTACAAATATGGGTTCTAGAGTCCACTTCTTTCTTGAACAAAAATCCTTAGAAATGTTTGGAATTGAAAAGGAGGTTAGACAACCAATATTTGATTGTGATTTCACACAAATATTAAAGGGAGATTCTATGATTCATGCGGGTACTGATTTTTTGGAATTGATGAAAGAAAGGGGAGCTGTATTATTGGATACTGAAATAGTATTAGGGTGTAATGAGATTGGATATGTTGGACAACCAGATAAATTTTGGTTAATAATGAATAGAGAAGGTACTGAATTTGGTTTAATTATTACCGATTGGAAGACAAACAAAAAGAAAAATTTTGAGGATAACATCTTTACCAAAAAAATGAAACCACCATTTCAAAGTTTGAGTGATAACGCCTTAGGGCACTACTTTACACAGTTACCGTTCTATTCAAAGTTAATATTGAAAATGTTAAAAGGTTCTAAGTATGAAAATACCAAATTATATGGTGGTATTATTGTTCATTTGAGTGATGAAGGTAAGTTTGAAGAATTTAGAGTACCTAAAGAAGTTATCAATACTATTTTGAATATGGATATGTCAAAATACTTGAAAAAATAAATTAATTTAATTATAATTAAATATGGAAAATTCAGTGGAATTAATATGGGTATATACAACATCGTGGGATCACGAGTTACCATATAAAATAAAAATTAATTATATTATAAAATGAAAATTAGAATGACAAGATCATATGAAATGTGGGAATCATATGAACCAATTGAAATTAACCCAGAAGATTATCCTGAATTGGAAGGAATGACAAATGAAGAAATCATTGATTATTTGAATGAAAATATGTATGAATTTGAAATTAAAGATGGTTCAGAAGGAAGTTTAGTTGATGAAATTCAGTTTGGACAAGAAATTATTAAAGATAAAATGGGTGATGAAACATTCACATTATATTTAGAAGATTAAAACTATGGAAGATAATATTATTAGACCTAAAATTGATTTAAAACAACAAGAAACCGTTGAGTGTGAAAAATGTAAATGTAAATTCTTTAAGGAGGTTGTTTTAATTAAAAAAGTGCCTAAATTAATGACAGGAAGTTCGGAAGATACATTAGTACCATTCCCAACATATATGTGTAATGATTGTGGTCATGTGAATATTGATTTTAAATTGTTTGATTAAAATGACACATAGAGAATTTTATATTTGGTTAGAAGGTTATCTTGCTGGTAAACTTGAAAATAAACATATAGATATTACACCTATTGTTGAAAAAATGGGTGAAGTTATTAGTGATGAACAAAAGTGGATTGATGACTTCAAAAGATATAGAGATATTAATCCATTACCAATAAAACCGAATCCGTATAACCCACCGTATGAAATTTATTGCGGTACAAAAGACACAGAATGATAAAAAAAATAATACACTTTTCTGATTTACACATTCGTCTTTATAAAGATCATGATTTGTATAAGTCAATAATGGAAGATGCGATTAACCAATGGAGAGAAATCAATCCTGATAGAATTGTATTCACTGGTGATTTGGTTCACTCTAAAAATCAAATGACTCCCGAACTTATTGAAATGGTTCGGTGGTTGCTTTTGGAATGTTCATTTATTGCACCAACAATCATTATACCTGGTAATCACGATTTCCTTGTAAACAATGTTGAAAGATTAGACGCACTTACACCAATCATTAATTCGTTAAATAATAAAAACATTTTCTATTATAGAGATAGAGGTGTGTATGAAGATGAGAATATTAGTTGGTGTGTGTACTCGCAATATCAAGGGAATATTCCTCCTGATTTGAATGTTGCAACAGGAATAAAAGTGGGATTGTTTCACGGACCAATTCAAGGAATGAAAACCGATTTGGGATTTGACTTTGGAGAGGAGGCGTATGATGTTGAAAAGTTCAATGGACTTGATGTTGTATTATGTGGTGATATCCATAAAAGACAAGAATTTAACTTTAAAACGGGTAAAGGTTATATGATAGGTAGCCCAATACAACAAAATATTGGTGAAAGTATTGGTAGACATGGATATGGAGTTTATAATTTAGAAACAAAAGAATATAACTATACGGACTTATTCAACCCCAAGCCATTTTTAAAGTTTGAAATTAAATCATTTGAGGATATTGAAAATGGAACCGAATTACTCAAAAATCTTTAATAAAAAAACAATGCAGACAGTGTCTGCATTTTGTGAATTAAACAAAATTGACGATATAGATAAATTCATCAAAAAATGTTTTACTGATGGATTTAATATTGAAAAATACGGACTTTTGGGAGAAACACTTAATGAAGGTGAAAAAGACTTAAAAACGGATGTTGTTGAGGAAAAACAATTAATAAAAGAAGTGATTGTTGAAAAACGGGTGGAAGTTCCTATTGAGGTTATCAAAGAGGTGGAGAAAATAGTTGAGGTGGTTAGAGAAGTACCCATTGAAATTATTAAGGAAGTCCCTGTTGAAAAAGTTGTCACAAAAATAGAATATATTAGTGACAAGTCTAGTGAGAACGAATTAACGGAAAAAATTTTCCACTTAAATGAGGAATTAGAAAAAGAAAGACAAAAATTTTCCACTAAAACCGAAGAAATGGAAAATTTTTTCCAAAATGAAATGTCTAAAAAGGATGAAGAATTAGACGAACTTAGACATAATTTAGACGAACTTTTAGACAAACCTCCTGTTGAAATTATCAAGGAGGTAGAGGTAATTAAAGAAGTTGAAAATAATGAAAAGTTAAAAATGATGGGAGAAACTTTACAGAAACTTAGAAAAGAACTATCATTAAAAGACAAAAAAATTGAAGAATTAGAAGAAATAAATAAACAATTAGAATCTATGAAGGTAAGCCAAGGTGCTGTATACCTCAAAGGTTCAAACTTAACACGAAGATTATGATGATATTAATTTGGTTATTAGCGGCATATGGAATGTCAAATATATTGGTTTACGGATCAATATTTCAAGGAATAAGAGATTGGTTTAAAAACACAGGTAATAGTGGAATACCAGTAATAAGTGACTTCTTTAAGTTCATATCTGATTTAGTGTCCTGCATGATGTGTACATCAACTTGGGTAGGATTTTTTATGTCATTGGTTGCGTATTCACCTTGGCATGAAATTATAGGATTAAATCAGTACGCATCTATATTTTTTGATGGTATGTTAGCATCAGGATTTGTATGGGCGTTTAATGGTATAGTAGAATGGTTTGAAGAAAATCGACCTAATAATAATGTTTTATAAATAAGTAAAAATGGGAAAAGCAAAGAAAGAACACAGAGCGAAAGTGGTAAAAAGAAATCAGAGAATTGCCGAAGAGAAAGGTAAAATGCAAAGAGCATTTAATAAACTTCTTCAAGAACAAATGGAAAAATTCCAAGAAAACGAGGAGTTGAATGTTCAAGTGGGTGATCAACCTGTTCAGTTTAGTGTGGTTGATCCTAATGAGGTAGAAAACACCATAGACATTGAAACTGTTGGTGAAGGAACCCTTATTAAAGAAACTACCACATTTGAAGACGAAGAACAATAATAAATGGATCTGTTTAATCCACCAAAAACATTTAATTATAAAATTATGATAAAAGATTTAGAGTTTTCTAAATTTGAAAACCCACCTATTCAAGTAGTATGGGAAGACATTTCAGAGAATTTCACACAAGATAAGATTAAGAGTGTTAAACATTACTTCCAAAAGAAGTACGGTTCCACTAATGTGAATGTTATCACAAAAGTTAAAAACATTCAGGAAGATACTATGCAAAGTGTTGATGTGTCTGTAAACATTATGGACACAAATTATCAAACTGATTTGTTGAAACAATTTCTTAAGTCTAAGGGGTATGAAAATCGTATTGATGAGGTTATGTCAATCAATAGAATGGTTGAGAATAAAATGTCTGAATCAGAAGATGAAACCTCATCATTTAAGAAATGGTATATCAAAAATATTGAATTCTCTAATTTCTTATCATATGGTGATAATCAGCGTATTGATTTTGATAAATGTAATGGTATTACAGTAGTTGAATCTAATCCACCTAACTTTGGTGGTAAGACAGTATTATCGGTGGATTTATTAATGTTCCTATTCTTTAATGAGACAACAAAAACATCAAAGGCGGAAGAAATCTTTAATCGATTTACCGATAAAAACTCGGTAGTTGTAAAGGGTGAAATTATTATTGATGGTGAAGAATATATTATTGTTAGAAACATCGAAAGAAAAATGTCTAAGAAAGGTGAATGGAATGTTAAAACCGAATTAGACTTCTTCAAAAAACTTTCCGACGGTAGTTTACAAAACTTTACTGGTGAACAAAGACGAGAAACCGAACAATTCATTAAAACATCAATCGGTTCTAAAGATGATTTCTTAATGACAATTTTAACCACCGCAACAAATCTTGAGGACCTTTTGGAATCAAAACCAACGGCAAGAGGACAGGTACTCTCAAGGTTTATGGGGTTGGAGTTTTTAAAGAAAAAAGAAGAATCTGCAAAACAAATTTATTCTGATTTTTCTAAATCAATGTTATCTAATGTTTATAATACTGAGCAATTAAAAAGTGATAATGAACAATATGAAACTGATATTGAAAATTTTAAAACTAGTATTGATACATTGAAAGACGAACTTAATCAAGTTGAAGTAAACTTAACAAAGGGTAAGGATTATCGTGACGATATGTTAAAAAAGAAACATACTGATATAGATAATGATATTGCTCAAACAAACCCTGATAAGGTACAAGATGAGATTAACTCATTTGAGTATCAAAAAGGTGACATCATTAAGAAGTCAAATGAATTACAGGTAGTTGAACCATCTTCTTTTTATTATGAGGATCAACACGATAAGGTTAAAGAAGAATATAACGAAGTATTCAAGGAAAAAATCCAAGTTGAGAGTAAGATTAAATCAATTGAGGAATTAAAGAGTTCCGTTGATGGTGGAATTAAATGCGAACACTGTGGTATTGATTTAATGATGGCATCAATCACCCAATCTAAAATTGCCGAACTTGATGGTTATAATAGGCAAAAAGAGGAAAAAGAGGGGTTAATGACGGTTTTATCAGGCAAAGAACAGGCATTTGTACAACTTAAAAAAGAGTTTGATGAGTATGAGAAAAACAAACTTATTAAAGAAAAATATGATTTGAGTATTGAGAGTTATAATCTTAAAATTGAAAATTTAAAACAAAAATTAGGAAGGTATAACGAATTGATTGAAAAAATTAAGGAAAATGAGAAGATTGAGGGTATGTTGTTAAAAGCAGGTATTAGAATTGAGGAACTTGAAAGAGAAAAGACTCAAAAACAAACACTAATCAATAATAATACTTACCAAATCACCTCGTTGGAAGATAAGATTAAAAATAATTTAAATACAATAATCAAAATTCAGGAGGAATCTGAAAAAGAAAAATTATATAAAATATATTTGGAGGCGTTCGGTAAAAATGGGATATCTAAAATCATAATGAAAACTATGATGCCGATAATAAACTCAGAACTTCAAAGACTAATGGAGGATAGTTCATACTTCAAACTTGAAGTTAGAATTAACGATAAGAATGAAGTTGAGTTTATGATGATTGACAACGGTACTGGTGTTGAGAAATTAATGACATCAGGTTCAGGTTATGAAAAAACAATTGCATCATTGGCATTGAGATCAGTATTAAGTAAGATTTGTTCGTTACCAAAACCAAATATAATTGTCTTTGATGAGGTGTTCGGAAAAATATCTAACGACAATTTGGAAATGGTTTCAGAATTCTTTATTAAAATTAAAGAATATTTTGAGAAAATATTTGTCATTACACACAACCCAATGGTTAATCAGTGGGCGGACACCATCGTTAAGATTAGAAAAGAAGATAATATTTCAAAGGTATATCAATAAGATAGATGACTAAGTGGATTTTTATTCTTATATTTAGGTAAATAAGTTTAAAATGAGAGATAAGAAAATTTTGGTTAGGGATTTAGTTATTCATTTAAAAAAATTAAAGTTTGCAAAATATTTAGTTGAGTATATTGATAACGAAATTCCTTTAACCATATTCCCTATTGCGAATAGGGAGGGGTTGACAATTAATGAATGGGTGAAAGATGTTGAAGATGATGTAAGACAACACACAGTTTTGACTACAACCAGATTATCATATGATGGTGTTAAATCATTTTTAGTTTACAAATTAAATACAATTCTCTCAACCTATAACGACGCAAATATTAAAGTACTTAAAATTACTGAGATTGTTAATACTGAAGAAATTGAGGGTAAATCTTTTGACGCTATATTTGAGTTTAACGGTGAAATTATTATAATTGAAATTAAAGTAACCCAAAGCGATACCGCATTTACAGGTGCAACACATACAACATCAAAAGCGGATATTTTTTTATTAATATCATTATCAATTAATCGTGATAAAAAAGTTAAGGAAAGTGAAAAATATGTTGATGGTATTTTCGGTATGTTAATTAACTTGGATAAAGATTTTTGGAAAGGTGAGGCTAAAAATAATAGTAGTTTTACTACACTTAAATTTTTATCAAATATTGACTATAGTGAAAATATTTTTTGTGGTAGTCTTAAAAACAATAAAGTATACCAAAAACTAATTTTTGAAAAAATATGAATGAAGTAATTTTAGGTAATGCGATTGAAGTATTACAAAGATATGAGGATAATACATTTGATTTAACTGTAACATCACCACCGTATGATAACTTAAGAACTTATAATGGAAAAATTAAGGATGAGGTTGTCTTTGAAGATGGATTTAGTTTCCCATTTGTGGAAATGGCTCGTGAGTTATATAGAGTAACCAAGAAGGGTGGTGTTGTTATTTGGGTGGTAAATGATCAAGTAAAAAATGGTGGAGAAACTGGTAGTTCATTCAGACAAGCACTTAAATTTAAGGAGATTGGATTTACATTGTACGATACGATGATTTATCATAAGAATGGAGCCCCATTTCCTGAAACAGGTAGATACTCACAAGTATTTGAATATATGTTCGTCCTTTCAAAAGGGAAACCAAAAACGGTTAATCTATTAAAAGATAAACCAAATAGATGGGCGGGACATAGTAATTTTGGTGATCCATCAAAAAGAGAAAAAGACGGAAACCTTAAAAAGGTTGACAAGTTTGTTGTATCTGAATTCGGTACAAGGTATAATGTATGGTATGTTAATAATGGTAAAGGGTTCTCATCCAAAGACGACATTGCATTCCAACATCCTGCAATATTTCCGGAATCATTGGCTGAGGATCATATTCTATCTTGGAGTAATGAAGGTGATATAGTATTAGATCCTATGTGTGGTAGTGGAACGACATTGAAGATGGCGAAACTTAATAACAGGAATTATTTGGGTATTGACATCAATGAAGAATATGTCGATTTATCAAATCTAAGAATACAAAATATTGAACCATACACTAATGAAACACCTAATCCAAAGGTTAAATTCCTTTTATCTAAAGAAGATGCTTTATTGAAAAGAAAAAATAATAAAGAATCTAAAAATTTGTTGGATTAATAATTATTTGTATATTTGTAAAAAAAACAATATGAGATATCTAATGTTTGTGTACGGTGAAAGTGAAACTATGGATAGTGAAGCCTTAACCACTAAAATTGGTAAAGAAATCCAACCCATTGTAATTTCAGAACAGATAAAATACATTTATGGTGATGGTAACGCAATTTTTCATTTTGAATCTGAGTTAAAATATGAAGAAATGTCTATGTATGTTGAGATGGTTTTTGAAGAATTAGAAGACATTATGTTTACCTTAATACCATTTAATGGTAAGATGGCAACAAATATGGGTAAGGATAGAAAAAATCACCTATTGTCTATTGATGAGGAGGATAAGATTGAGATTAATACTTTCACTGTTAGTTCTGAAGATATTAGTAATGATGGTGCGATTTTTGATATGTTTATGGATATGATTAATCAAGGTAGTCCATTTATTATCAATAAAACAAATGAAGATGTGTGTAATATGTCATTGGACGAACTTTTAGATAAAATCAATGACAAGGGAATAAATTCACTCACAAAGGCGGAGAAATTAAAATTGGAACAATACTCAAAATAAAATATATGAAGGAAAAAGGAACAGGAATGCCCATTAATCAGGATGAAATCTCTCACTACCTAAAGGATATTAGGAAGATTAAAGTTATGACACCTGAAAGGGAAAAAGAATTATCTAAACTTATGATGTCGGATACTTTAACTGACAAACAACGAAAACAAGTTGAACAGGAGTTGTTAACAGGTAATTTACGATTTGTTATTACCGTTGCAAAACAATATCAAAATCAAGGTTTGGATTTTCCTGATTTGGTTGCTGAGGGTAACTTAGGGTTATTGAAAGCAATTAAAAACTTTGATTGGAGTAAAAATTTGAGATTTATTTCATATGCCGTTTGGTGGGTTAAACAATCTATTATTCAGTCTTTAAATGACAATGCGAGAACAATTAGACTTCCTGTAAATGTTGTTCAGGAACTTCATAAAGCTAAAAAAGAAATTGAGAATAATGGAGGAAAACTATCGGATAAATTCTCATCTTTACCATCAATGATTGACTTAGATATGAATATCAATGATGAGGGAGATACATTCCTTGATATGATACCAAATATGGATGCAGACGCTCCTGATGCGGCTTTTAATACTGCGGACATTCTTAAAGAAAAATTAATCAATACACTTAGTGTTTTAGATGAAAGAGAACGAGTAATTATTGAGGATTATTTTGGACTTAGTGGAACACCAAGAACTTTGGAAGATATTGGAGGTGATTTTGGTTTAACTAAAGAACGAGTAAGACAGATTAAAGAAAGAGCTTTGAGAAGGTTACGAAATGAGAGTTCTGAATTATTTGATTATATCTAAATAATTTTCTATACTTTTTGTTTGGTGGTTTAAAAAAGATCATTACATTTGTAATGTATCTAAAACGAAATATTATGACAAACGACATCATCAAAGTAAACGAAGGAACATTATCAGGAGACGTATTCTACGGATCATTCAACACCACAGTAAAAGGTAAAAGAATTTCAGTTTCGGTTTCAAACCACCTTAAAGATGCGGACAAAGAATACGAATTCCGTATCGCAAATAAATGTCAGGCAGGATTCATCAATATCCACGACACTAAAGGAACTGCGGCGAGTGTTATTCGTGGATACCAAAAAAACTCATTGGTTAATATCCAAGCAAAAAATGAGTACGGACAGTGGATGAATGTTTACACAATTAAAGGTGGTAAGTGGTACTCAATCGACAAAGGGTTCTTGGATGTGTTAACTGTTGGGACAATGAGAGAGTCATTCCCTGATATGTGTGACATGGAACTTTGGGGTAGAATGGGAGCAAAAACTTGGGCAGACAAATCATTTAAACAAAACTAAAAAAATGGGGGGGTATAACCCCCCACATACACAAAAACAACCTTATTGGGAAATTAAAAAATAATATGGGAAGCGTAATTGATTATATTGAATGTACAAATTGTAAACACGAAGCGTTTAGTGACTTCTATTACAAAACAGGGGAACAATATGTAAGTTGTAATAACTGTGGGTATCACTACTCACAAACATTCCAAAGGGACGGTACCGGAAGGTTCATCACCAAAGACGGAAGTGATGATTATCATTTTGAAAATCTGATTATGAATGTTTCGGAACTTAAAAATCCTTATGGTGCGTACAGAATAAAGACATATCATTCACCAGCAACACAGTGTGGTTCTTTTGAGAATGAAGAACAGTGTAACGAGTTTAAGAAAAGTATTATGGATGATGTTGAAATTGAATTTGCGTCGGTATCCAGGTTTATTAACGAGGAAATTGTTGTTGAGACAATAATTGATAATGGACCTGAAGTTGATTCTTCTGGATTTACAATTGAGGATCGTTAATTTAAAATAACAGCCCTATCATATATGAACCCCCACCTAAAATGGGGGTTTTTCTTTATCTTTTATATTTATTAGGTATAGTTTAATAATATGAAAGAAAAATTTTTACCTTGGTTTTTATTATTTTGTGCGATAGGTTTATCGGGAACTGCTGCCTATTATAGTGTTGTTGGATTATCAATTGTTTTTATTGGCGTTGCAATACCAGTAATAATAATGGGTTCATTTTTGGAGATATCAAAAATTGCTATTGCAACATATCTTCATGACAAATGGAAGGAAACATATGGCGCGTTGAAGATATACATGACGATTGCATTGGTGACTTTATCAATTATAACCTCTTTAGGGATTTATGGATTATTGAGTACAGGGTTTCAGGGAAACATTGCAAAACTTGAAATAAATGAGAAAAAAGTCAAAAATGTTGAAGTTAAAAAGAAACGATTTGAAGAAATAAAAGACGAACTCTCTAAAGAAAAAACAATTCTTAATGGGGATATAACAAAGTTGAGAGACGGACTTTCAAATAACACCACCACACAATCTGTGGACGGTAGAACTGGACAAGTAGTTACAAGAGCAAATAATGCGAATAGACGATCATTTGAGACACAACTATCACAAGCACAAGTTAGAAGAGACACTATCGCAAAACGAATTGATTCAATGAATGATAGTATTACTAAACTTGACATTGAAATTTTAGATATGGAATCTCAAGAAATATCTGGTAGTGAACTTGGGGCTATTAAGTATGTAAGTGAACTTCTTGATTGGGAAATTAAAAGGACTGCAAATTTATTTATTTTAATTTTAATATTTGTATTCGATCCTTTAGCAATCACATTGGTTATTGCAACAAACCAAGCATTTAAGTCAAGAAGAAAAGAAGAAGACACCCCCCAAGTACCCATTAACTACCCTCCAAGTACCCCCCAAGTTAATGATACCGATGAACTACCGATGAACTACCGATCAACTACCGATCAAGTCAATGAGTATAGTTTTATTGATTATGATATATCCAAGGAGTTATCAGATGATATTGAAAATGATACGCCAAAACCATCATCCCCTGATTTAGTTGTTGATGAATTGTTTGATACAATTGATAAATATGAATTAGATATTAATGAAGTAAAAAATAAAAAAAGATTAGTATATAAAAAAGAATGATTGATGTTGTAAAATACGGAGAATTTAAACCGACGGGAAAACAAAAGAAGAAAAAACAAATAATTTTATCTCATACATCTAGAGATGTTAAAAACTATTTAATGTCTTTAAAGTACCGATATAACGGAAAATACGACAAAGTTCCAAATTATATTGTTAACCGAGAAGGTAAAATTTTAAAACTTCTAAATGATAATGAACACTCTAATTATTTTTCAGAACCCAATATAAATAGGAACTCAATCATAGTATGTTTAGAGAATTTAGGATGGATGGAAAAAGAACCATTAAAAAATTCACACATTAATTGGATTGGTAATATTTATAAGGAGAAGATATATGAAAAAAAGTGGAGAGATTACTTTTTTTGGCAACCATATACTGAAATTCAGATAGAAAAAACTGCCGAATTATGTAATCATTTAATGAAAGAACTCTCTATAACAAAAGAATGTATCGGACATAATACTAAAATAAATGGTGTTGAAAGATATGAAGGTATTGTGACTAAAAGTAATTTTGATAGTGAATTTACTGATGTTAGTCCGGCTTTTAATTTTGAACAATTTATAAAGCTAATTGAAAATGAATAATTACGAGGAACTAAAAAAATTATTAGAATCATCAAGAAGATTACTTGGGGGGGATTTATTAAACGAAGAGTCTAATAGAATTAGAAAAAGTTATGGTATGATAACTGAACAGTCTAACCCAACAACTGATATAACAAAAAAAATTAATCCATTAGGGGACTCAGAAGAAGAAATTGAATATGAGACTGCTGATAGCGGTGAAGAAGAAACAGAGAGTAAACCTGAAAAGAAAAAAGCATATAGAATTTCGGGCGGAATTTTAGTTCTTCATGGAACAGATAGTACTGATATACAATTAACAACCGATGATAAAATCGCATTCCAAGAAAGTATGGATGAGTTTGTTGCGGAAGTGGCGGAAATTGTGGACTTCAATAAACTAAATGTTTATGAAAATAATGTAGAATGGTCAGGTAAAATTACAGAATTGGATCTTGAGTTCTTCTTCTCAATTGGTGAAACTAAAGGGGTATACATAAATGGTACTATGATTAAGTTGGATGATGAATTCTTAGAATTTGTTAATAAACTACAAACATACTACGAGAAATTTAAATCTAAGTGGTCTAAAGTGATTGCATCAAAAAAGAAAACACCTGAAAAATGAAACAATTCTTAAATACCAATTTTAAATACATCCTATTTGTTGGGGTTGGATTATTTGTTATGTACTTTATGGTTTATTTATTTACACCAAAACCTGAAATGTCAGAATTAGATAAATATAAATTAGAACAATTAGATAAAGACATTGACTCAATTTTAAAAAAACAACAACTGCTTGATAAAAGAATCTTAGAATATAAGACAGAACTAAGTAAGATTGACTCAACAATTGCACAAGTCAGAAACCAAAAAACTATAATAAAAGAATATTATAAAGAAAAAGGTGAAGAAATAACAGGAATGAAACCATCTCAAATTGACAGTTTATTCCATAAAAGATATAAGTATTAAGATGAAAAATTTATTAATTACATTATTGTTATTCGTTCCATTGTTATCATTTGGACAAGTTAAAAAGGACACAACACAGATTTGTTTCCCATATAGTGTTGGAAAACAAATTGCGTTAGATTTAAATAAATTAGATCAGTTAACTGAAGTACTTAAATTAACTGAAACAGAACTTAAAGAAACTCAAAACAAAGTAAGTGTTCAAAACGATATTATCACTACAATGGAACTTAAAGAAGATAATTATGAGTTACAAATTCAAAAGGAACAAGAAAAATTTGGAATTGTTGAAGAACAAAATGAAGGATTAAGAAAAGATATTAAAAAAATTAAAACCAAAAATACAGTTATTGAAATTGTTGGAGGGGCGATAATTGGTGCATTAACCTATATACTTATTTTTAAATAATGGCACTATCACAAACAGATAAAAGAGAAATTGAAACATTGGTTAGAAAAGAGATTAAAGATTTCTTAGGATCAACTACTGTGAAACAGTTTGAAGATAAACTGTTAGATAGAATTTCCAAAGAAATGAAGAGAGGTAAACTAGAAAAAGATGTAAAAGACTTAATAATAAAATCATTCAGAGAATTCTATACGATAATGTATCAACAAAGAAGTTTCTGGGAATCAAAATTCAGAAGTGCGTAATGGAAAACCTAACCGACTTATTTAAAAAACAATTCAACCAAGAAGCCAATATGATTGGATTGACAGGTATTGATCAAGCAAAAGCGAGAAAAGAATTTACTGAAAATAAAAAGTCGGAAGATGATGATATTAGAAATAAATCAAAAGATTATCTTAAAGATGGTGTTGATTTATCCGACATTATGAAATTAGTTAAAAATAAAAAATTAACTAATAATAAAATCAAAGGTGAAATAAGAAAATTATTAAAGAAACCTGAAGAACTTAAAGATTTCTTAAAATCTTTAATTAGTAAAGATAAGACTGAAACTAAAGAGGCAACAGGAACTGGAAGTTCGGGATCTGATATAACAACACCATTGTTTTCAGGTGAAGAACCCAAAAAAGTTGAAGCCACAGAAACCGCGTCTTCAGGTTATGGAGTTGGTGCGTATGAAGGACCTAGTATTTGGGCAAAAACCACAAGTAAGAAGAATTGGAAACCATCAAGGAAGACACAGATACCAGGAGGAAAATTCGTTCAGGTTAAAAAAAAATGTAAACGATTTCCCTATTGTAATCAGGGAGATATTAAGGCTCTTAATATATTTGAAAACGAAACTGTTAAAAATGTTATTGAGAAAGTAAGTAACACCTATAACTTACACGAGGAACATATAAAAGACATTATTTTATATGAGTTAAGAAAAACAAACAAATAACGATATTTATTATAAAAACACAATTATGAAAAGTAACACTTATTACGATAATTTATTTAGAAAAGTTCTAACCGAAACTTTAGAAGGAAAGGCTGATGAGATAATGGAAAAATTAAAATTTAATCCTCCAGGGAAATCGTTTGACTATGTCCAAGAAGGAGAAACTTGTGAATGTGGAGGTGAAATGAAAGAAGGTGAATGTATGGAATGTGGATACATGAATGAAGAGATGAAAGAAAGTAGGTATGTTACATCCAAAGGAGGTAAATTCCCTAACGAAAAAAAGGAATTATCAAGACAAGATTCTGAATGGACTATGCCAGGATTTGATATGGAAGAATACTGTGCTCAATATTACGATATGGATCCTGAAAGATGTCAATCATATTATGATCAAAAAGAATATAATGATAATAGAGGTGAAATCGATGAAAGACTTCATGGTAAACAATCTCGTTTGGATAAAAACAAAAATGGAAGAATAGATTCGGAAGATTTTAGATTACTTAGAAAAAAAGGAAAAAATACGGAAATGGAAGAAGGCAACGCATTTTCAGGAGCTCTTGCCAATGCTAAAAAAGAAGGTAAATCTCATTTTTCTGTTGATGGTAAAAAATATACTGTTAAAGAAAGTAAAAGACAAAATGATAATGGTGTTTTATATAAATTAGAATACATTAATGAAACCGCATTGTTTACTGAAGATGAAATAATAGATATTATTGAGGGTATTATTAAAGAAGAAAGTAAAACAAAAAATACGATTAAAACAGGTAAAACACCTGCAGGGTATATGGCATATGAAAAGTCACATAAAGGTTCGGGAAAAGAAGAAGATGACTATATGAAAAGTTTTGAGAAGAAAATGAAAGATTATCTTAAAGACGGATCTAAAGGTAAGTATGAAATGAATCCTAAACATTTTCCTATGGGTAATGGTGAAATTGAAAAAATGGAAAAAATGGCTTATGTACCATCAAATGCTGTACAGGATTATGTAGATAACTTTACCGCCGCAGCATTAGAAAACTTAGACTTCAATGATGGGATAGCTCCAAATGAGGATTGGATGACAGATAACATTGAAGGTTCATCTAGAACGGGTAATAACCCTGAATGGGCAAATGCGGTTGAAACACCAACAAACAAGAAAAGAAACAAAATAAGAAAAGATAATTTACTTGGTAAACTAAAAAGAAAGGCATATAATAAATCTGTACAACCAGTAGTTTCAGATAAAACAGGTAATGAAACAGATAAAGCAAGTAAAGTTATGATGAAACTTGAATCAGTTGAAAACAAAAAAATTGAAAAACTTAATGAGGAGTTCGATAGAATGAAGTCGTTGATTGGTTATCAAGATAAGACACAATAATTTACATAAAAAATATCTTTGTTATTATTCTCCATAGATACTTGTCTATGGAGAATTTTTTTAATTATATAGCAAAACCAATGGATCCCGATGATGTGGACATATGGTTTAGAGTTAATAATATAATACCTGAAAAAATGGATTTATATTATGACTTTAGTTTTTCATTATACTATTTGATTTTAGACACATATTTGGGTGACGACAAAAATAGTGAAACCAAAATAGTATTATCTGATGAAGATAATTTAAAACATTTTGAATGGTGTTGGAATAAAACAATTGAGAACTTTCAAAAAGAAGAAATTACTTTTAATAAAAAAGGGGATCATTATGAGTATTTCTTATCATTCTTCACTGACATATTCTATAATCAAAAGGAGAACAAAATAAAAAGTTCAATAGGAACATTCTTTAACGACTTATTCGACAGGAAAAAACCTTTTACAAAATCTGATTTGGATATGATATCAAGTATATATAAATCATTAGATAAAAATATGTCAGTATAATATTGACATTAGAGTTAACTAATTTAGATTTATGATAATATAAATAAACTTTTTTTAATTAACAAAATGGAAACATTAGAAAAAATTAAAGCACTTACAGAGGAACTTAGTGTTGATGTAACGAAGTTCAACAGTGGTAATAAAAGTGCGGGAACTAGAGCAAGAAAGACTTCCCAAGAATTAAAATCTTTATTACAACAATTAAGAGGTGAAATTCTAGAATCTAAAAAAGCTGCGTAATATGACTAACATAAATACTATATATCTTTTTGTATTTGTGTTCTCACTAATTGCAGTATTTAGAATTGTTTTTAGATTTACTGTTTCCCTACTACAATCTGAACCGAAAAAATTTGTGATGAGTAGTAGGGAAACTATTTATTTAGGTTTATTCATATCTTACATCATAACATATTTAATACAATCAAATTAATGGGATTATTTGAAGAATTCAGTATACTATTTCCTTACTTACAATCAGTTAGGAAAATTAAAAATTATTTATCTTTTGACATTGAATTTCCTGAAACATGGAAGTTACCTAAAAAATATGTTAATGAGAAATCTGTAATGGAGAATGAAAAAACAACAACAGGTTATAGGTTCTTCTCATTTGTTGCTGAGTTTAATGAAACCTCAACAAACCAATTAATTGATAGTATTAAAAATGTCATCTCTTACAATAAAGAAAGAGAAGAAAAAGACAGGTTATTCCAACACAAGGTAAATGAGTTGAAAGCGATTTTTGAAAAACAAAATTTAAATAGTCTACAAGCTTTGAAATTTGACATAAATGATCCTAAAATTGAATTAGAAGATGACGAAGAAACCACTGAGCCAACTGGAAGGGATGCAGGATTGGTTGAAGAACGAGATTAATAAAGATAAGAAAGAACTTGAACTTGAAAAAATAAAATTTCTAAATGAGATTAAAAATTTTAAAAAAGAAGACATAGTTCAAAAAAATACGAATAAAGTTAAACTAACAATATGGCAGAAACTGAAAAAAATGTTAATGGGATAATGGAAAAATTAGCATTAATAACTGATGCCACTCAATCAATGTTCCCAAAAGGTAAATCCGTAATAGTTTTTGAATTGAATGAGGGAGACTTCAAAGAAGTATTAGGAAATTTTAGACAACTCGATCAAGGACATAAAAAATTTAAAATTGATATATCAGGAGTTGAGGTTGTTTTTATTTTGGAGGGTCAATACGACGACTCAAAAATAAATGTAGCACCTGTAAAAAGGAGTTTTATTGGGAGACTATTCCCTTTTATAAGTCGTAAATCGTCTATATAAAACCGATTTAGGAATACCATTACTGGATAATAAATCATAAAGGTATTTCTTTTGTTGTGGTGATGAATCTTTAACAATAATAGTATCAATTCTACCTTTATTAATCATATAATTAGACACACCATCAACAAATCTATCACAATCATCTTCACTCTTTAATGAAAATAGATTTATATCACTGTCATGTTGGATAACAATTTTGTTATTAATTTTCGATAAAAGTTTAACCCCAATTTTAGGTAGATGTTTCCTCATAAACTTATCAACACCTATCTTAGTTTTATTTTTAATATCGTATAGTTGTTCCTCTTTTCTATATGGAGTAATTTCAACTATAGTATAGTTTGGATCTTCAAGTTCAATTTTTATTGTTCTACCAAAATCATCTCTAACAAAATATGGTGATGACTCATCCATCTTTGAAACTAATGCAAGTTCGTAGACGCATTTTTTACCATTCTCAGTCTCAACACCAAAAAATACATTTTTATTTTCTTCTATTAAGTTTTTATAATATTTTGTAGCATTAACTTTAGTTTTAAACTTCTTTATAATTTTCTTTTTTACCTTATTTTTGAATAATACAATTGTGAAATTGTCCATTTTTTCATATCTTTGTAATTAAATATAATTAAAATACTATATAAATGAATATTCCGAATTATTACGACATATTAGGTGTTCCTGAAACTGCAACCCAAGATGAGATAAAAAAAGTATATCGTAAACTGGCAAAAGAAAATCACCCTGATGCTGGTGGTGATGAGGAAAAGTTTAAGCAAATTGCTGAAGCATATGATACTATTGGTGACGATAACAAACGACAAGAGTATGATATGAGAAGAAAGAACCCATTTGCAGGAATGGGAGGAGGTGACGATATATTCCAACAGATGTTTAATCAGGCATTTGGTAATCGTAGACAAAAAAATGTGGTACATGATTTAGTTATTGATACTGAATTAAAAGTTACTGAATCATATTTGGGTGCGAATAAAGAAATCACATATCGTAGGAAATTAAAATGTGATCCATGTAATGGTAGTGGGGGTGAGAAGAAAATTTGTCCCGAATGTAATGGACAAGGTTCTGTAGTGAGACAGATGGGGTCTGGTATGTTTATACAAATGGTACAAGTTGCTTGTAACACTTGTTCAGGACATGGACGAGTTATTACAAATCCTTGTCATATTTGTAATGGTAGTGGGACTAAAGATGAGATGAAAACTGTTGAAGTTAAATTACCTAATGGTATTGATGATGGACAATTCATCCGATTACAAGGTGTTGGGGATTTTAGAAACGGTGTTTATGGTAACTTAGTTGTTAGAGTTAAATTGGTTTCTGATAATAATTTTGAAAAGTACGGACCTCACTTAATTTATAATGCTTATTTCACATTGGATGATTTGAAGAAGAGTGATTTTGAAATACCTCATCCTGACGGTACGGTAAGGTTAAGATTCCCAAAGACATTTGATACAACAAAACCCTTAAGAGTTAAATCAAAAGGGTTTAAAGGTGAAGTGATAGGTGACTTGTTGGTTAACCAGCATGTCCGATTTGAAAGGGATTAAAATAAAGAAATTACATCTTTAATTATTTGGATGGTACCGTAAATTCCGGCACCAAACATATATAATGAGAATATTAATAATCCCCATTGTGTTTTACTCATACCTTTTTTACATTGACTACATCCTGTAACTTGTGTTGCTTCTTTTTTTGATTGTTCTACTTCTTGTTTCATAATGTTATTTTTGATAATAAATAATTATATCACCAATTATTTTATAAGTGAATGATTGGTTAATAATTGATTCTCTTATCACAATATCATCATTTCTTGTTATTATAATCTCTCTAGTGTTAACATTATTGAATAATTTTTTTGGGTGACGGATTGAGGTATTTATTGTTATTTTAAGATTATTATTTTTTATGTTGTAATGAGTAAATAATTGATAATCAAAACCTAAACGGTAATCACGAATCAATAATGCACATTTATGTTTACAGGTATTAAATAAAATAAATGATTGATTAATTAAAACATCGTATATGTCCGACATTGAGTCCATGATTTCATCCGTTGGGACTCTAATAAATTCACCACTACCGGTAATAGCTCGGAAAGATTCATAAGTTTGAACGATACTCAATGGTTGACCATTAATGGTAACATTTTTAATAGGAACACTCTCAACAATTATACTCTTAAGTAATGGTAATAAATTCATATATAATATAAATACAAGAAACCCCACCTTTTTAGAGATGGGGTTACAATTATTTCATTCCTAAAATTGAGGTAATCAACCCAGACCGATTCACCCAGTCATTAGCGGTCAGTTTGTTTAATAGGATTCTGACAACCTGTTGATAATATTGATTACTCAACCACATCAACAATACAAAGATAGTGAAGTTTTTGGTTCTGCCAAAACTTTTGTAATCTTTTTTAAAAAAAATATTCATTGACTGATTATCATAAATATCTTATACTTTACCTATGTTAAGTTATATCGGAGGTAAGAGTAAAATTGGAAAGTGGATAGTCCCTTTCTATGATAATAATATGGAAACATATGTTGAAACATTCGGAGGGATGTTTTGGTGTTTCTTCAACATGGACTTAAAACAGTTCCCAAACCTAAAGAAAGTTGTTTATAACGACTTTAATCCACTTAATTACAATCTGTTTAAATGTATTCAGAACCCAACTGAATTATTGAATGCAATTAACGCAATTGATTGTCAGAAATTTGGTGTAGAAGTAACTCCACCAATTTATAAAGAACAGTTTATCAGGTTTCAGGCTGAAATTTTTAGTGAAGGTTTCAGTGTAGAACCTGGTAATTATGAAGTTGCTGCTAAATACGCTTATGTCCTTACACAGGTTTTTAGTGGTTCTAAACCTGAGACAAGTTCATTCATTGACTTGAAAGGTAAATACAAATCAAAGTATCTTACATTTAGAGATAAATTATCTAAACCTGATTGGGTAGAACATTTCTTGAAAATTACGGATGTTGAAAATATGGATTTTGAGGATGTCATTAAAAAGTATGATTCACCAACAACATATTTTTATGTTGATCCACCATATTGGAAAACTGAAAATTACTATTCAAATCACGATTTTGACAGAGAAGATCATGAAAGACTTGCAAATATATTAAAAGGAATGGAAGGTAAATTTAGTTTGTCGTATTATGACTTCCCGTTGTTATCGGAATGGTTCCCTAAAGAACAATATAGTTGGGAGAAAAAAGAATTCGCTAAGGCGGCGGCAGCCAAAAAAGGTACCAAACAAAATATGGGTGAAGAATTACTTATACTGAATTATTAATTAATTTATTCATTTTTATTTATCGTAATATTTATAGTAAAAACATCAAATGAAATTAGTAAAAATTTTATCATCGGTAATCGTAGAAAATGTTGATCCTAAATTTAGATTAACAGAAATATCAAATAAATTAATGAATCAACTTGTCCTTAAATTTAGTAACGAAACTAAAGATTCTGAGGATGATATTAAAAGTTATATTGGTGATTTTGATAAATATAAAAACGGATTACCTGCCGACAAACGAGACATTACAAAATATACATATGATCAACTTAAGTCTGTGATTTTATCAAAAAGAGTTAAGAAGGAAGAAGGTGATATATTTAAAACCTATATGAAGGGTCCTGGTAAAGGTTCTGATCAAAGACAAGTTAAGTCTATGATTAAGAAATTCTTAGAGATAAGAAATTATCTACCTGAACCTAATAGGGATATTATGAGATACCCTTATTTGAAGTTGGTTGAATTGATACAAAATAAATTTGGTGGAATTATTACCAAGGCGGCATTTGAAAAATATAAGAAAGAAAGAAACGATTTAACAAACGAGCAAATACTTTCTTACATTGAAAGATATGTTGATTTGTATGATAGATTGGAAGCAAATACGCCACCGATTATGTTAATGTCATTTGATGAGTTGGAGGCGGCATTGGATCATTTACCTGACGGAGATGATACACCAAAGAAAAAAGGTGACGACTTTAAAGATATTGAAACAATCTACGATAAAGATAATTTGTATATCTTCAAACCAAACGGTAAAGAACAATGTATTAGATTAGCACATGGAAGACCTTGGTGTACATCAAGAATTGGTGGTGGTAACTTATATTACAACTATCGTTTGGAAAATAACTTAACACTTTACTATGTTATTGACAGAGATACCCCATTTGATGATTTGAACTTCGCGGTTGTTATCTTGGTTGATGAGTATGGAAGAAAAAGAATTGCCGATGGTAAAAACATGGCTGGTGGATATTCAGGACACAGAACAGAGACTTGGGATACAATCTCATCTAAAGTTCCGAAGTTAAAAGACAAAGAATACTTATTTACTCCAGATCCACTTACTGATAGAGAAAAAGGATTATTAAGAAAATACAAACATATTAATGTTCAAGACGATGCAGTTAAAGAACTTGGTTCGGTTGAAGATGCTGAGTTTTGGTTAGAAATTGCAAGTCCAAACCTAACAAACAAACCAAGAGTTTATATTAATTTACCTTCAGAACTTAAAAAGAAATATATTTCTTTGGGTATGGATTTAACAGGTGATATGATTACAAGTTCAGAACCTGATGTTGTTAAATATTATTTGGCAAGAAAGATTGATTCGTTGAGAACCAAAACTTTAAATAATCTTACCACCGCGGATATTGCTTTGATTAATATGCCGGGAATGAAAAATCTTAAGGAAGAACTTAAGGTTAAATATGCCGGACAGTTGGCAACAGAAGGTGACAACATTGTTAAGATTACATACCCGAATGATGCGTCATCAAAATATATTGCATTGTTTGGTTTTGATGAATTATTTGAAAATTTACCTGAAAGTATTACATATTTAACAATATCAAATAAATCAAACGATTCTCTTGATTTGGATATACCGGCAAGCATTGGTAAGTTTACAAATATAATAGCATTGGTACTTGAGAATTGTGTAAAATCACTACCTGAAGAATTAGGAAGAATGGAAGGATTAACATTCCTAACATTACAGAATAATAAAAATCTTCAAAGTCTACCTGAGTCTTTAGCGGATTTAGAGTATTTGGATCTTATTGCGTTATCGGGATCAAATCCAAGTGTTGTAATACCTGAAAGATTAAAGAATATGATGGTTGAAGAAGGTGATGGTTTTTACTATATTTCAAGAGACTAATTTAAATCCGAATATATGAGTAATGTTGATATTGAAATTTATGTATCACAATTAATTAATTTCTTTGAGAGTAATCCAAACGATTTAATTGAATTGATAGGTAATCTTCAGAAAGAAGAGTTCTATCATAAATTGAGAGAGAAGTGTGAAGAGAACTATAAGAAAGGTGAAGATATTGTTTTGACAAAAAATCAAATTATTGATATTGTGGTGGAACTTAAAATACCTGAACTATCGGATAAATTAAATCCTAAACAAGTTGTGGAAGGGTTTATCCAAAAAACAAAGTTTGGGGATATTATTTTAAATTAATTTCATTTCGTATTTGGCAATTACAAATTAATTACTATCTTTGTGATGTAATTAAAACCAAAACATTATGATTTATACACCAGAACTTATCAAATCCGTAGCCCCTTCAGTATTCGCAACATCAGCATCAAGCAAGTTGTCTGACAAGTATGTCTTTGTACCAACCGATCAAGTCATTGAATTTTTCGATCGTGAAGGTTGGGAAATTTCAGATGTTAAACAAACAGGTAAAGGAATTCACGCAACCCATCAAATTAGATTCCGTAATGGAGAACTTCCTTCAGTTGGAGACACATTGGTTGAAGCAATTGTTCGTAACTCACACAATGGTATGTCAACATTCTCAGTCAGTGCTGGACTTCACCGATTGGTATGTTCTAACGGACTTACAGTACCTACATCAGTTGCCGACAAATTTAATGTTAGACACAGTGGGTTTGAACTTGACGATGTGAAACGATTGATGGACGGTTTTGCAAAGAAACTACCAACAATCCAAGGATCTGTTGGACGAATGATGGAACGAGAACTTACCATTGACGAACAAATTCAATATGTTCAGAAAGCGTCAAAAATCCGATGGGCTGAAGGATCAATCCCAACTGACAACCAACTTGTTGACATCCTTACACCAAATCGTGTGGAAGATAGTAATAACGACTTGTGGACAACCTTCAATGTAGTACAAGAGAAGTTTGTACGAGGAGGGTTTGACTACCGAACTAAAACAGGACGAAAGTCAAAACTACGAGATCTTAAAAGTATCTTGGCGGTAAACAACATCAACACAAAACTTTGGGAACTTGCCGAAGAAATGATTTAAAAACAACGGAGGGTTAATCACCCTCCTTTTCTATTATGGAGAATAGTGAAATAAAATATTTTAAAAAGATTGATGACTTTATTACTTCTTTATTGGAGAAAACGAATAAAGTGTACAGTGTTATTGAGTGTATGGATTATATTCCGATTACACCTGAACTTTTATTAACTAAACGATTTACAATTGAGTATCTTGATAGTAAATCTTATGGAGGTTCTTTAATCCATACTGAAGGTATTTTTAGAAATAATGCTGGTATCTATTTGTATTTATCTAAAATGGAGGTTGAGACTACTTATAAAATAAAAGTAATATACGACATATCACAACTTGATGAAGTTGTGTTATTCATAAAAAATTTAACAAGATTAAAATAAAATGGAAATTACAGGAAATCAATTACAAGAAAAAATAAATAATGGTGAGAAAGTAATCGTTGAATTATGGGCAACTTGGTGTGGACCCTGCAAAATGATGAAACCAATTTTTGAAAGAGTTGCAACTGAAAATACTACTAATGTACAGATGTATACGATGGATGTTGATCAAAACAGAGAAGTTGCAATGGCATTAGGGGTTAGGAGCGTACCGACAATTAAAGTATTTAATGGTGGGAATGTAACTAACACAAGAGTTGGGGTTCTCCAAGAAAATGAAATAAAAGGTTTAGTTCAAGAATTAATCAATGGATAAGGTAGTAGTATTATTCACAATGGAAGGATGTCCTTTTTGTGTTGAGATGAAAGATATGTTAGTTAAAGAAGGGATTGATTTTGTTGATCGCGACATTGACGAATATGAAGAGGAATATAATATGTTTGTTGAGATAACAGAGAATGAATTTGTTCCGGCATTTATGTTAATTGAAAATCCTGAGACAGAACCGATTAGTCAATTATTTGCACCTGATAGAGATTATCAAGATTTAGAAGACGGTGTCAAGATAATTAGAGAATGGATTGAGAAATAAAAAATAAACCCCACCTTTTAGGATGGGGTTTTTTGTTAGAATAGAATTATATGTTCTAATAAATCTTGTTTAAGGTACGGTTTTTCACCATCAGGATTCAGGACATCATCAATTAAATTATAATCCGACAAACGCTCTCTAAATGAGTCCATATTAAAATCAAATACATCAAGAATAAGTGACTTAATTGATTTCTTGTCAATTTTTGAGTCGGATATAATTTTAATTTTTAAATCTTCATTATTATCTTCCTCAGTGGTGAAATAAAATGATACTTCATTGACACCTAATAAATTAAACATATGGTTCATTATGTAATGTGAGTAATATGTGTTTAACCTTCCACAATCTAAACTATAACCATATGGGAATTCTGATGAAATTGATATTTCTGAAATATCAGGTTCAGGTTCCTCAACAAAAATATCTTTCTTTACCATAACCCAACCCTTATGAATTGTGTTTATATCCTGATTATATCTAACAACATCAATGGTATTAATATCTGACATTTCCAGCTCCTTCAGGGTATCACCAAAAGATTCCTTGAACTCATTTTTAATTTCGTTTATGTCTAAATACTCATTTGATGTTGTTAAACCATTAACAACCATAAATGCACCACAATCTGTGACTTGGATAATTGATTTTTCTGTTTTGTTGATTTTTGAGAGAATAAAGTCGGCAAATAAATTTACGATTCCTCTTTTTGAATTTTTGTTAATTAATCTCATAACTATTAAATTTTTATAATGTGTATGAAATTAAAACAACATTATAAATAGTTTAGTAATAAAGACGATCAGGTAACCCGTCATTGATATTCTCAACAACTTTTCTATTATCTGGATAGTCAGGAACCCTGATTCTTAAAAAATCATCACTATCGCCCATGTAATGGCGTAACATTGATGAGTAATCACCATATTCAAATAAAGTATCCTCATATCCAGCAAATGAATTTAAAAAATTCTCAATATCACTTTTAATGTTTTTAATTTTAATATAAGGTATATATACGGTTTTTAAACCGTTTTTGTTTTCAACCCAACTGTGCTTACCCTCAAAGTAAGTTGATAACTCATCAAATACCTCCGAGTACACTTCATCATTATATGCCTGATTGTAAGCCTCATCACCCAACCAACGAAAACTATTCATCAAATCATTTAAATCACCTTTAAATAATGAATTCATAGAGTCCTCATCCTCAACAACAGACATCACATTTGATTCAGTAATGATAAATCTACCATCGTCATCCGACATATCTCTAAACAATTCACTTTTATAATCATCTAAAGATAATTCTTGATTACCAACCAATTCTAAAACTCTCTCGGCTAATAATTTCATATTCTTTTCGTTAAGTTCTTCAACAATATCTTTATAAACATCGTAAACGGTATCACTATAAGGTTCCCACCAATCCTCATCTAAAACATTTTTTACAATATCTCTATCGTTATATTCTCTTGAATACTGGTTGTCCTTAAAAAAATCGGATAACTCAGATAAGTCACTCAACATTAAATAATAACCATCACCACGAATTTCAACATCACTTAAAAAACCCTGAACAATCTCGTTTAGATATGAAGGATCGTTTTGTAGGCGATATAACATCAACTCATTTACAAACCGTTCATCTTCGTAGTGTATACTATCTAAATCAAAATAATTTAAAAATCCTGCGCGTTTTACATAGGAATAAAATCTTTTTACATCACCTCCGAATACATCAGAGATATCATCCCATTCACCATTATTGAATTTATTTACTAAATCTAAAACTTTTGACATACCTATAAATATAAAAAAAGGTGGAAACTTCCGTAACCACCCATTAATTTCTTTGGTAGAAATAAATTACCTCTTGTTATAATACTTCTCAACGATTTTTTTAACTGACTCTTGAACAGTGGCATTTTTTACTTGCTGTGGCTGTCCTTGAGCCGGTGCTTGTTGAGTAGCGGGAGTTCCACCATTGTTCTTATTTTTGCATCCACACCCCATAGCTGATTGTTTTTATTAGGTTTATTTTCTTATAAATATCTTAATAGAATGTATTTTGTAAATAATTTTGGTATATCAATAATATTTATAAAATATGAAAAAAGTAATTAGACTTACCGAATCAGATTTAATTAAAATAATTAAAACTAAACTCAACGAAGAAGAATCTGAATTTATTGAAATTCCCGCAAATGAATATGAACAGTTATTATCTGTAACTGGATATAATGGTGCGGCTCTTGAAAAGACAAGAAGGTTTAGAGGTAAGAAAATAAAAGTAAACGGTAGGTTAGATATATCAGGTAAACCAGTTACAAATCTTGGAACAATATATCTACAAGGATCATTAGAGGCAACTAGATCAAAGTTAGAAACTTTAAATGGTGTGACAATTACGGGGTCTAAATGGTACTATAATACACCATTGGAGTCTAAAGAAAAGATAAGGAAACGAAGAAAAGAATTGGATGATGCCCAAGAAAGAAGAGAAAATGGTGTGTGGGACTTAGATTATCCGAACATTGATGATGAGGGATTAAAAGCAAATGCTGCGTTTCAGTACCTTGTTGAAAATGGTGAGATAGAAGAAATAACATCAGAAGAAAAAAGAGAATTAAAAAATTTAGAACAAAGACAACTTAATATTTCTGATAGAATGGAAGCGGAAAATGATGAGGAACTTTTATCTGAATTGCAAAGTGAATACGATGAATTACAAGAAGACATTGATGATTTATTAAGAAAGGAAAATAATGATGTTTATGGATTGATACCCAAAAGTTTTGGACATTATAATATGTTATCTTTTATGACAACATATGATGATTTTAATGATGTGACAATTGCCGTTGGAACCGAATATGAAGCGGATGAATCAAAAAAAGAATGGGTTGAACAATTATTGGATGATGGAGGATATAGACACTTTAATCAATATACGGTTGAAAGACATATTGATGGTGATGAGGTTGCCGACTATTTTGAAGATGTTATTAGAGAATGGATATATGATGATCCTGATAATTATGACGTTGTAAAAGATTTAAGTAGAAGTCAAAAAGATGAACTTTGGGTTCTTAAAATGGAGAAATGGGTTTATGAAAATGAAGGAGTCAGGTTTCCAATAAAGTACCCAACAAAAGAAGAAAATGGAACTGTATTTGATTTTTGGGATGAAGATGAAGAACACGAATTTCAATTAAAATATGAAGGAAATAAGTGGGTATTATATAAAGACGGATCGATAGTTCAACCAGGTCAACTATATGATGATGAAGACACTGACGATCACCAAGATGATCGTGAAAGTAGAATTTCTGATATTGAATATGAAATACAAGAAATTGAAGAAAATCCTGATGGTGATTTGGATGAAGATTCGGTTGAAGAAAGGGTTGAAGATAAAAAATACGAAATTTCTAATGACCCTATAAGTTGGTTGAGAAATTACGACATGGATGTTGATAATTTTATTGATGAAAAGGCATTTATTGAAGATGTTGCTGGTGATGAGGATTATGGTATTTTGAATGGTTACGACTCAACATATGATATTATTAATTTGGGTAACCAAAGTTATGTTGTAATGATAACCGATAAATAATTTACAGATGACAAAACCTTTATTATACTTGAATAAATGGCAAGAAAAAAGAAAAATAAAGGAATTGAATTTATAATGGAAACAGATTGGTTATTTGAAAAACCAATTGATCAAGAACACAAAGAATATAAATTATTAAGTTACTTCCAAAAAATGGGAGAGAAACTTGATAATATGGAACTATATCCTGGTTTCATAGAGTTGTCATTGCATTTGGCAAGTATTCAAACCCTAATTAAAGATAAAAAATTAATTTATACTGATAAGAAGTTTGATACGATTGATGATGAACTCCTTGTTAAGGATTTGAAAATCAAACAAATTCCTGACATGACACAGGAAGAAACTCAAGAGTTTATTAGTATATTAAAATTTTCCGCACCAAGACTAATGGAGTACTTCAATGTTGCAAAGTCCGTGTGGTCAGTCGTGTTTGAAACAATTGAAGTTAAAATTAAAAAGAACAAAAAAAATCTATCGTTAAACAAAGGATACTTTTACTACAATGAGAATAAAACAAATAGTTTATATGTTTGGGAGTACAACATAACACCAGCATCAAGAGGTTCCATTGAGAAAAAAACACTTGTAAATTTAATTCATTCCGAACCAAAAGATAAGTTGACTATACCAAAAATAATTAATACATTTTCTCAATGGAGTTCTGATGAAGAAAAACCATCATTACCTGTGTTTGAAATGAAATGTAGTGATATATTCCCAATCAATGAAACATTACTACCATTATTCAAAAGAAAACTGATTTCATATATTAATCAAGAAATGTATGGGAAAGAAAAAAAAGTGATACAAATTAAAGTTAAGTAATATGGATATAATAGAAATTTTTGAAAAGTTGGTTAAGGAAAATCCAAACGATAGTGATTTGGGTAAAAAAGTTAGAGAAATGTATCACAAATTAAAGAGTGAAAATAATGGGATTCAACAAGAGGATACTCAGAAAAGATAATATTATTAATAATCTTGATAACCTATCAAGATATCTATCAGCCGATGCAATTATTATTAGTGACGACTTTTCAAATGAAGTGTTCAAAATGTTCTGCGAAGGAAAAACTGAGGATGAAATCATAAAATATATAAATAAAAACAAATGAAGATTAAACTTGAATATCTGTGGTTAGACGGATATATGCCGGAACCAAATTTAAGAAGTAAGGTAAAAATTGTTAATTACGATGACATAAAAAATTCATTTATAACGGGTAGATTTCCTGAATGGAACTTTGACGGATCATCAACAAACCAAGCAGAAACTGGGACTTCAGACTGTATTTTAAAACCTGTAAGACATTATTTGGATGATAAATTTGGTAGTGTGTATGTTCTTTGTGAGGTTATGAATTCAGACGGAACACCACATCAATCAAATACCAGATCATTACTTGGTAATGAACAAGAGGATTTGTGGTTTGGTTTTGAACAAGAATACTTTATCTATGATAGAAAAAATAAATGTATTTTAGGCCACGATGAAAACAACTTGGAACCACAAGGTAAATATTATTGTGGTGTTGGAGAATATGTTGCGGGTAGAGAATTTGTTGAAGAACATATGAATTTATGTTTAAGGTATGGGATTAACATAACAGGAATAAATGCCGAGGTTGCACTTGGACAATGGGAGTATCAAGTATTCTCTCAAGGTAAATTGAAATCAGGAGATGATTTATGGATGTCTAGATACCTATTACATAAGTTGTCCGAAAAATATAATTATGGGATTGAACTACACCCAAAACCAATCCAAAAAGGTGAATGGAATGGATCTGGACTTCACACAAACTTCTCAAATTATAAAATGAGGGAAGAAGGTGGTGAAAATCATTTTAAATCAATTTTCTCAAGTTTTGCCACAAGACACCAAGAACATATTGAAAATTATGGTTCATCAAATGAATTAAGATTGACGGGTAAATTTGAAACCCAATCAATTAATAAGTTTAGTTGGGGTATTTCAGATAGAGGTGCATCAATTAGAGTTCCACAATCAACCGCAAAAGAATGGAAGGGATATGTTGAAGATAGACGACCATCATCTAATGCTGATCCATATAAAATCATTTATCAAATATGTGAATCATTAAGAAACGCTGAAGAGATTGACGACATCAAACATAAAATGAATTATAAACTTGATATGGACAACCTTAAGATGGATTATAAAACAATCCCAACCGATGAACTATTAAAAGAATACTTCAATGATGAAGAATTTGAATTGGATGGTAAAACAATGGATGGAAGTAATATCCCTACAAAAGAAATTAAATTTGATTTAAATGGAAAATAATATATTTAACAAATTACCCGGAATGATGTTTGGTAAGGGTGAGGGTAACATTAGTTGGTACCCAGAAAGGATTCATACCCTACAAGATTTGGTATACCAAATTAAACCAAGAAATATTATTGAAATAGGATTCAATGAAGGACATTCAATGGTTTTAATATGTGAGACATTATTGAAAATAATTAATGAAGATCCTGATTTTAATAGGAAACCAATAATTGTTTTTGTATTTGATGACTGTAAATATGAGAGTACTGTTAACAATCACTCAATACTTGCCAAGCATTACAGGAAGTGGAACATACATTTGAGTTTATTTCCTGGTAACTCCCTTGAGGTTGTTCCAAGAGTTTTAGACACATCAAAAACAAAATTTGATTTTATTGAGATTGATGGGTGCCACTTTGAGGAATGCGTTAGAGGTGATATTAATAATGTGATTAATTTTATTAATGATGATGGTATTGTATATTTGGATGATTATAAGTCCTCAAAAGATCCTACTGAAGGTGTTAATAATGTAATTGAATCATTTGACTGGCAAGGATTTAATACCTATCATATTGATGGAGTATTTTGGGCTCACAAAAAGAAAAAAGAAATGGAAGAAAAAAAGGAACAAGTAAATCACCCTAACCACTATGGGGGAGAGTCAAACCCATATGAAGCAATCAAGGTGATTGATGCTTGGGACTTAGGATTCTCCCTTGGTAATACTGTGAAGTATATCTCAAGAGCGGGTAAGAAAGAGTTAGATAAAGAATTACAGGATCTTAAAAAAGCATTGTGGTATTTGCAACACCACATTGAAACATTGGAGAAAAAATGATAGAAACAGGAAAAATAATAACAGGAGATTGTATTGAGGTGATGAAAACATTACCTGAAGGGTCTGTGGATTTAATCGTCACATCACCACCCTACGGAGTCGGGATTGCGTATGATACCCACGATGATGATGTGGAGTTTGAGGAGTATTTGGTATTTGCCAAAAATTGGTTAACTGAAGCATATAATGTTTTGAAAGATGATGGACGAATCGCGTTGAATATTCCATATGAAATCAATAGACAAAAGAAAGGGGGAAGAATTTTCTTTGTTTCTGAAATGTATCAATTAATGAAACAAATTGGGTTTGGTTTCTTCGGTATCGTGGATTTAGAAGAAGATTCACCTCATCGTAGTAAAACAACTGCTTGGGGATCTTGGATGAGTCCGTCAAGTCCGTATATTTATAATCCAAAGGAGTGTGTAATACTTGCATACAAAAAACACCACATTAAAAAGGTTAAGGGAGAACCTCAGTGGAAAGGGACACCTACTGAAATTGAACAGGAGGATGGAACCATAAAAAAGAAAGTTGTATATGAAGAACAAGATAAGAAGGAGTTTATGGAACTTGTTTTT